CACTGACGCCACGCAGCGTTCCGCCGCCGTATATTTTATGTGGATGCCAAGTATTGTCATACCAATTAGTTAGCGGCACTATACGCTCAAATTCGTATTCCACACGAATCAAGCCATCTTCCACACCAATGCCACGATGCTGCTCTATATTGGCGGTACGTTCAATGAACTTGAATCTATTGCCTTCGCTGAGATTACCGTTCTTGATAAATCGCTCAAGATCCAGTGTTTGATTACCATTCAATACCAAACCACCTGGTGCAACATCGGTGCCGTCAATTGTAATATTCACTAATGCACGTACTGTATTAAGGTTTTTGAGGTAGACCGTGTATTCAGATCCAAATGGGATCATTACTGTATCTTTGAACTCTCTGAGGATTTTGCCGTTTGATTTTATGGCGGCGCATAATTTTTCGCTGTACATCATTACTTTCTCCTTTTACGGCACATGGTCTAAGTGCCTAAATTAAAGACCATTGGTTGCAGGACCACCCTGCAATTTTATTTATATGGGCAGTTTCCCGCCCATATAATTTTACTGTGCTTGCTTTAAATATTCAAGGACCTTTTCCGGACTGGATTCGCCATAGGGATCGCTGGCATAATTATCCTCACGACCTTCTTCAACGAATAACTTGTCACGTACACAATCAGTCAAAATTGCAGCATAACGATGACTGCGCATACCAAAGCCCAGTTGACTCTTGCTGACCAACATACCCATTAGGCGTGTAAAGTCACCATTGCCATCAGGTAACATCTTGACCTTGGTGATACCCAACTGTCGTGCCCATTCATTCATTACGAATGCGTCGTTTACACTGACACAATAGATCTCGTCAATGCCCAGAGATTTAAATTCATCATATTTTTCTTCAAAGCCTGGCAATTGATAAGTTGAGCAAGTGGGAGTAAATGCGCCCGGCAAGCTGAAAATAATTACACGTTTTCCAGCAAATAGTTCATGGCTAGTTTTGTTTACAAAAACGCCACCAATTGGGCAACCACCTTGTGATGGTTCTTCATCTCCCTCGCGAAATGCGAATGTTACGTTTGGTGCATAATACGGCATATTCATGTCTCCTTTGTTATATCCTAGTATAACATAAGACAACATAAATGTCTGAGTTATTTGGTGATATTGGCGCGATTGAGAGGATTCGAACCTCCATGTGTCCATTAGCTTTCTCCACGTTAGGACCGTGGCGGCATACAATCGCATAATGAGTGGAGCCCCCGACCCGAATCGAGCGGGCGTCTACTGTTTACGAAACAGTTGTTCTACCATTGAACTACAGGGGCATATTTTGGTACGCGGAGAGAATTTCGAAATCTCGACCTTCTGCATGTCGTGCAGATGCTGCTGCCTCTGAGCTACCCGCGCTATTTCTTCAACTCGCCCGACTGAATTTCTAACAACGCAGTCATGGGTGAGTTACAATTGTCGGCGTCACTGCGTTCTGTCATTAATTGCCGTGCTCGTGCTGCTGCTAATAATACTAGATCAAATTGATTGCCACCAGCTTCAGCTACACATTTTTGACGATCTAAATCCGTACCACGACTTGGTTTGCGCATTGCTTCTCCTTTGATATAATTTGGTGCCCCAGGTGGGACTCGAACCCACAGAATTCAGATTTTGAGTCTGACACGTATGCCAATTCCGTCACCAGGGCATTGCTTAACTATCGACGACGTTTCCGCCAGTGATAATCCGCTTGATCCATTACTACTGCACCCGGTAAACTGGTGCAGTTGGGATCTTCTGCTATCACAGTGACAAATCGTGCTAAGCCACTGTTTCGCAATTCTTGTGTTCTTTGTAATGCTGCGGTTAATTCCGCTATCTCTTGACCGTGCACCGCGCCGGTGTTCGTGGTCCAATAAACTTTAAACAATTTTTATTTCCTTTAATTTGGCGGAGAGTGTGAGATTCGAACTCACGGAACCTTGCGGTTCTCCGGTTTTCAAGACCGGTGTAATCGGCCGCTCTACCAACTCTCCATATTTGTGGTGCCCCCAAGAGGTAACGCTCCTCTGTCTCAGCTTTACCAAAGCCGTGTAATGCTTTTATACTATGGGGGCTGCTAAAACTCTCGGGCAGCTTCCCGACTGCCCTTCCCTGTGCCAGCATCGGGAAGTCTGGCGCCAGGAGTACTCCTAAATCACCGGGAGACAGCCAAGTCCGGCCTTCCAGCCGCCTCAGCCGGGACTCGAACCCGCACACCCTCTCCGTTGTTTTTACTGTGCAGTGAAACTTGGTGGTGATAGTTGGTAACGATCCAACCTGGCAGGCTTATGAGACCCGTGCCCATCCATCTAGGCCATATCACCCAAAACTTGGTGCTTCAAAAACTTTTACCTTCTGCGTAACGAACGCGCCTAAAGTGTCTCCCTTTGCCTTTGTTTTTATTTTTATAGGTATCCGTTTGACTATGGCAGTTAGGGCAGATTAAACAAAGATTGTTTTCTAAATTATTTTCACTGTTGCCATCTTTATGTTCAATTTCAAAAACAATACTTTTACTATTCCAGGTATTAATTCCGCAAACGGAACATTTATGTCCATCTCGCTCAGTTATATGCTGCCTCGCCCAATCGGGAACCCGTCTGTTATTTTTCCAATCGATTCCTTCATTTAACCACTGTGCTATTCTTTCTTTTCTTTGGAATTTTCTTTGGCATGCATTATCGCAAAACATTCCAGTTTTCCATGGTAGTGTTTCATGCGTAGTCCCACACTCTAAACATTGCCATTTTCTGTAATTTACTTTTTTCATACCACAAGCACCTTTTATTTTATTTATGCCTGTGTTTAAGTTGGTGCCCCGAGTCTGGATTGAACAGACGACCTACCGCTTACAAGGCGGTTGCTCTACCACTGAGCTATCGGGGCATAATTTGGTGCGTCCTGTTGGGATTGAACCAACGACCTCCGCCTTGTAAGGGCGATGCTACTACCGCTGCGCTAAGGACGCATATATCTATTTAACTGTGGCCTGCCTGGAGGGATTCGAACCCCCGACCCCAAGCTTAGAAGGCTCGTGCTCTGTCCAACTGAGCTACAGGCAGATTAATTCTGGTACTCCCGGTAGGATTCGAACCTACATCATCCCCTCATCTAGAGGCATCGCCAAGGTATAAGCTTGGAGCATTGACCATTATGCTACAGGAGCAAATTCATTTGTTACCATATTGAAACATACTCTGGGAATCGAACCCAACGTGTCAGATATCTGAACCCTGCTGCCAGCTGGACTGTGGCCACAGTCTTTGAATACGTTTCAATATGGTGCCTGGGGAGGGATTCGAACCCTCAAGCCCGTAAAGGCGACGGATTTTAAGTCCGTTGTGTATACCGTTCCACCACCCAGGCAAATAATCGGGAGTCCACGCTGTTTTGGGTAGCAGTGAACTACCCTAGGCAACGTGTTGAGGCCACTACCCTCGACTCATGTTCTGGAGCGGGTGGGGAGAGTTGAACTCCGCGATCTGCGGATTGGAAATCCGCTGGACGCCCCTTGTCCTGTCCACCCGCATAATTCTGTCACCATATTAAATCACACTGCTGGGGATCGAACCCAGGGAACCAAGTTGGATCGCGCCAACTACAAAGACGGCCGTCTCTGCGGTAACTCACCTCAATGTGATTTAATATGGTGACAGCAAATTGGAATCGAACCAATATCTTTGGCTCAAGAGGCTCATGACTTCCTCTTTTGAGCCAACGCATGTCCGGGCTCTTATCTCGAGAATCGAACCACGCTCATGCTGTTGCCATCGCCATATTGAAACACACTAACCGTTATACCAAGTCTTCGGTATGACACGGAATAATCAATTGAATGATTACTGCTTGCCCGTTAAATTGTCATTAATGTGTTTCAATATAGTCACAGCATTATTCAACTGCACACTCACAGGACTTGAACCTGCCAACCTTGCTCCAATCACGGGGCAAAGCTAGATCCCACCTCTATCTGCGTGGCCTACGCATTTGTGTGCATGTGAATAACGCCGTATTGTTAAAGAGCATTTGCACCACAGTTATTTCTACTAGAAATCGCAATCCCTAGTTTTCTTATTACCTGCTTCCCGGAAGACACCGGGCGATCCCAAATACAACGCGATGGGTATCGGCGCAAATTTTTAAAGAGCTCAGCAGCTGACTGGATTCGAAACCAGTGCGAACTTTGAAGTTATCTCGTTCTGTGTCCTGACTAGGCTTTACTTCACCACCACCTAGCTGCATTAACTACATGTTCAATATTATACACTAATTTATCAGGCTGTCAACAGTTATTTTTAGAAACAGTAACTCATTGATTCTTGTAATTTATTTTTCCAAATAATATGTTTGAGATGTTTGAATTCGTAAATTTTTATTAGACAACCAATCAGATCCTATTGATCGTATTGTTGTATAAATTGATTGTTTGAACTTTTGAGATTCTATTAAATTGCTATTAAAGAACCAAGAATCGCGTTTACTCATCATCACACTTTCACTTTTGCCATCACAAAAAATATTATTGTTCCAGTAAGGATAAATCAATGTCTTAACTGTTTCTACTTTAATATATTGCTGTAAAATTTGATTAAACCCATAATAACTAGGATTATCTTGATAACAATTGGGATCATGACATGTACGTAAAAAATTTTTTAACACATGAGCAGCTTTAATTGGCAATAACGGGAAATCTGGAGACCAGTAAAATAATTCATCATACCAACCATTAAAAAATCTATTTTGCACATAAGGATTTATAGAACCGCCATCTATTGCATCAGAGAAATTAAATACATAACGATTTGATAATAAAGACACACAAGGCTTTTCTATACCCCAAACAAAACACATTTTCTTTCCGCTGTCAATTATTCTCTTATAATCGTCTATTTTATCTCGCAACAAACTTTTGGCCGCACTATTTACAGACATGGACCTGTTTACATAATAGACAAAATTATATCCAAATTCATTTACAGTATCCAAACTTAGTTGGCTAATATCTATTAGCCTAAATTTGAAATCATATCCCTGTTTTTTTAATTCCTCAATATCAGGTAAAACGACCCTATCAACTTCAGCATTGTAATGACTTTGTCTTGTTTTTGAACCTTTATAATTCCAAGTAACTGCTATCTCATCTATCTTGCAATCAGCTGCTAACCAGGAATGCAAAATATTGTGACTGTCACTGCCACCACTATACCACAAAACTACATAGTCATAGGCCTCACGTATTTGCCTAGCACGTTGTTTATATAATTCCCACAAATCAATATTGGGCTCAACGGTCCAGTCATAACTGCCAAATACTTCGTCATTAAAATGCCAAGTAGATTCTTTTTTTAATCTTCTGGATAGCTCTATAGCCTCGATTTTACTATATGTTTTGAAATCGCCAACACGATAGAATCCAAACTTGTCTGGGTGCTGAATCATACTGTATTTACGGCACCGCGTTGCAGACAAAAATTATTGGTGCCCTGGGGGAGACTCGAACTCCCAAGCCTTGCGGCAACAGTCCCTCAAACTGTCGTGTATACCATTCCACCACCGGGGCAAAAGATTTCAACACTCCATAGCCAGGATTCTGTTTTATCTCCACATTCATCTATGCACCTACCCGAATGTATAATCCAAGAGTTATCACATTCTGTTTGGCTTGCAAGCTATATCACGCTGGTGTTAATGATCAGGGCCGCGTTGTCTGTTATCGGCTAGCATGCCTATCGGCTGTGCTGCCCACCCCAATCTCCCATACGCTCCTGGCGCTTGTCCTGAACTTCCTCAGATTGCTTGCAGCAACCCGCGTGGAGTCAAGTGTTGAAAATTGGTCTCGGTGGTAGGATTCGAACCTACGTAGTGCCTGCTCCCAAAGCAGGTGGAATGAGCCTGGCTATCCGACACCGAGTTATATCTATTTAAGCATTTTGGCGCCGCACGGTCAAATATTATCTTACCATAACTTGTCAAATTGACCACGCATCACAGCACTGACCTGCGCACGACGCCCCGTTCTATGATCCTGTACCACATCATCCTGAAAACGATATGTGCGAATCATTTATGGCATAAATAATGCAAAGGAGAGCATTATGTTATGCGAGCATGGATGCGGCAAAGAAGCAAAATTCTATTCTAAAAATACCAAAAAATGGAGGTGTTCTAAGCACGCCAACAATTGCCCAGAAAAGTCAAAGAAAACCGGTTTATCAATTAAAAATGCTTTTAAAAAAATAGACCCGATTACTGGCAAAACATCAAATGAACTCAGACTCGAAAAAATTAGATTAACTAGGACAACCAAAATTGATGCACAAACCGGATTACCATTAGATGTAGCCAGAGCATATAAAGCACACGATACCAAGAAAAATACTTTAACACCAAATGGTAGAACTATCGCCGAAAATACTGCTAATAAAATATCAAAAACAAAACGAAATGATTCACTTTCAAGCGACGCCGCAAAACGTGGAGGTCAGACAAAGAAAAATACAATGAATGCAGAAACCGGTTTAACAATCCACGAAACATCAATTCGCCGACGATTAGAAACTATGAATAAAATAGATAGAAACGGGTTGACAAAATTTGAGACTGCATTGCGAAAAGGTATGTTTCGCGGATATAAAATGTGCAAATACAAAAATACATCATTGTATTATCAAGGGTCTCTTGAATTAAGCTTCTTGCATAAACAATACGATATTTTCAACAGCGAAATTGAAAATCATGTTCGTCGCGGCAAAGGATTCTGGTATTTTGATGTAACTCGGCAACAAGATAGAATGTGTTTCCCTGATTTTATCATAGATGATATAAATATTTTTGAAATTAAATCTAACTGGACCTGGAATAATAACAAGCCTGGATCAGACATCGAAAAAAGAAATACCTGTAAGTTAAATTCATTGAAAAATTTAGGATATAATGTATTCTTGGTATTAGAGAATAAAGAAATAAAATGGTAATCTTACCATAATTTATTGATGTTACCTTTCATAAAATCATCAAATCTCATTTCTTTATTTGTTGCATGATCCTTTACAGAATTATATCTAACCATATACGTCCTAATCTTGTCGCCACGCATACCAGATCCCACTTGCTGACGTCTATCCTCGGCTTGCTCAGTGTTGACACGATTCTGCGCCGCCGCAGTTACACGCTGCACAATAGAGCTTCGTGCTTCAGTTAAACTATTTTCACGACTGCGACATTGCGCGGTGGCCATGATACCTGTGGGTAAGTGAGTAATCCTGCAACTGTTTTGGTGCTTGTTTCGATGTTGCCCGCCCGCACCAGTACCACTGTACCATTCAATACGTAGATCACGATCCAGTATCGTGGTCTGTGGCCTGTCGGGATCTAATATGGCTACGGTAACGGTGCTGGTATGCACTCGTCCGCGTCGTTCTGTTGGTGGTATTCGTTGTATTCTGTGACCACCGGGTTCATTATCTAAGCCTGCTAAATCAGCGCCAGAGATCTGCATTGTGCAAATTCCCGAACGTTGGTCCAGCAGGCGGGCAGTTCAGCCAGCTCGCTGTGCTAGACGCAGATAAGCCTGCGCCAAATCGTTGACAAACAATTTACTATCTTCACCGCCTTCGGCGGCACGTATTTCCAGCATGCGCAACATAACTGCCTCCTTTATTAAATTTGGTGCCCTAGGTGGGAGTCGAACCCACAAAATCATGATCCTAAGTCATGCACGTATGCCAGTTCCGTCACCAGGGCAAATCTTGGAGCGGGTAGAGAGAATCGAACTCTCGCATCAACCTTGGCAAGGTTATAGGCTACCATTACATCATACCCGCATAATACTATTTACATTTAAATCTACAGGATGGGTTTTTTCACATTTACAAGGTGTGTTTTTAATTTGCTGTAGCCATCCTAAATTTGGTTGCGGTCGCCGGAAATGCTCACGGTCCTCCAGGTTATGAGCCTGACGTGCTCTGTACACTACCCCGCAATTGTTCCTTTGTTACTGAATTCTGGTGGAGCCACGGGAGCTCGAATCCCGCCTTCAAGAATGCAAATCTTGTGTGCCCCCAACAACACTTTGGCCCCATTTATTCTTTATGTAACTATCTACTGCCTATTTCTTACATACTATTTACACAGTCTAACATGCTATGACGTTTATGTCAAATCTAAGTAGTTCAAAACTTCAATTCAAATTCACCGTCTTGTGGATTATTTGGCATATCTAATTCATGTGGTAATCGTAATTGTGTTTTATATAATACGTTCAATCCTGCGCTGAAACTAAGTTCAAAAATATCCGGAATAGGTCCAGTATCGGTTTTGTAGTAAAAATAATTGTTCACATGTGTATGTACCAACCGCAGTGGTATCTTTGCAATAAAGTTCAATAATGAATTGTAATTTTCCGGTCTATTGCAATCATGAAACTCTATGACCATGCCAGTAAATTTATGTGCATGTTGGATAAGTTCATCCAAGATACTGTATTCTGCGCCTTCTATGTCGCATTTTAAAAATATGTGGTCGGTAGCTAACATACTATACAGTGTGCCAGCAGTTATCTCCTGCTGACACAGTTGACGACCGCCTGTAAAATATTCCAGTGTAGCTGCATCAATATTGTGTAATTCTTTATCACAGGCTTTTACATCACAATTGTTAAGGTCTGTGAAATCACGTTCAAAACTGATATCAGTACCAACTCCTAAACTCACTAATAGTAATGCGGCAGTTATATCCTGTTTGTTGGCTAGATAACCGCCATCATAATCTTTGCCCAATCTAATAAGATCGGGACAATAGAATGGTTGAAAGATTCGGGGTACTTTAGCAGTGTGCATTACCATTCTCCAGTCCAGTGTTTAACATTGTAGTCTGCATATAAATTGCGTTTTAACTGTTCCCAGTCCATACAATCACTGGAGCCACGCCAAGTTTCCTGTACATGTTCATATATAACAGTATGCCAGGGCGGTAATTCGGTGCTAGTACCTATAAAGTTCATCATTGCCAATTGTTGTCGAATTTCAGCAAATACTTCTGACCCAGGATCTGTGTTGATAATTTCACCACATACTTCTTTAGTTACTGCATGCATATAGGTTTGCGCACCCAAAAAATATGTATTAGTATGACCCTGACGTCTACGTTCAAGGTTCATAATCAATGCAGTTAGATATATGGGATTCTGTGGTTCGCTGGCCATAAAATCCTGACTAAAGTCGTAATCATTCATTATGGGTAAAATACATTTTTTCTCGCCAATTACCACATCTAAATTTTTATTACAGAAACGATCTATATCTACATACAAACCGCCTTCGCGATATAGTTTAAGCAATCTCCAAACATCTGAACGTGCTACTATGTGACTGTCTTTGACCAAATCATAGTCACTGTTTTCTAATTCCTGTTTAAGATATAGGTCTATATCATTATCGTTATGGATAGTTATAGTCCAAGTAGGATTAAGATCTATCAAATTACGTATCCCGTTCAGAACAAGTGGTGATGTATTGTTTACTATATTTTTGTCATGCCAGCAAACATGTACTTGTCTTGGTATATTGTGCATTGAATATTTAATATCTACCACTTATATGTTTATGTTTTTCCCACAAATCATTGAACAATTCAATATTAGCAATTTTGCTTTCGTGATTAATATTTTGTTTAACGTAGTTATTAGGTATAAGTTTGCGATGTTCTTCGGTCAAACCCAATACTGGCTGCAATGCTACAAATAAATTGTTAAGATCATTTTCAAAATCTTCGTAATTTAGTTCTAGTATTACTTGTGATGATATACGAGATTTCATGTTATCAAAATCCCGTACGGATGCCAATTGCTTAAAAATTACTTGAAAAAATTCTTCCTTGCTCAACATCAAATCACTAATTGTATTCGTGCTGGCTCCGTTAAACTTATTAGTTTTGGCTGCAATAGCATGTGATAATGTTTGTTTTTTGATGTCTTTTCTATTTAATAAAATTACTTTTCTAGTAGTCATCAAATTACATAAGGCTGCATCATATGGGAAAACTTTTACTACGAATGGTCTGTACTTTTCGATAATAAGCAACTTTTCGTACGTTGAAAGTTTTTCATAATTTTCTTTAGTCCAAAATTTTCCAGTTGAAGTGGTGAGAAGTTTAAGTTTATCATTTCTGTCGGGTTCCAAACCATGATAATGTCCAGGTAAAAATGCCCGTAACCAATCACATAATAAAGTTGATCCTGATCTTGGTGTGGTGAAAACAATCAGTGATTCTGTCAACACTTAAGTTAATCCCAGATCTTTGCGTATCTCTGTAGCACTGATACTAGTAATAGACTCGTCAAACTGTTCCTCGCCTGAAGTATATCCAACACCGCGCCCCCAACCTATATGAACAATATTGGGTACTACTTGTATTTCATACTGACCTTGATATTTTGGATCAAGATCACGACGTATAAAGCTCTTTACCTGTTCCAGGGCAAATGGATTACTGCCATTCCAGCCCTGGCAATCACGTATTTGAATTACTACTTGTCCAGTACGCTTCAACAGTCGTTCAAACAACGCTTTATGACCCTGATGCCAGGGTTGCCAACGGCCTAGCATTTGCACGGTAGGCTTGCGCCAGTCAAAGGTTGGTCTACGTTGGTTGCGTAAAATGTGGTCACCAATAAATGCGGCCCAGTGATCTGCGTTCTTTTCTGTTACCCTGAAGTCATAGACTGTGGGATTAACAAATGCTTTGTTAGTATCACTATATCTGCTGGCCTCTATGGTATCTACCCATACTGTCCAGTCAGCTTTAAAATTGTTACGCATTTCCTGCAACGGGCAAACGAAATCGCAAATAACAAAATCTCCGGTACAGGCCACTGCAAACTGAAACATGCGTAGACTTTGCCGTATTCTTCCTTCACTACTGAAATCCCAGTCGTTGAATTTACGTCTGACATCATCAGCGTTAAACCAGTCCACCTTAGCATGCCAAACACTGGGTATACCGTCGGCAAACATCAGTTGTTCTAACCGCATGTGGTTAGGATTGCTATTAGTTTCAATATATTCTTTTAGTGCCGCAGCCAGTGTGGTTTTACCAGCACCGGGCAGGCCCATGATTAAAATTCGTTCTGTCATAAACATGCATTGTATGACTAATATTTATATTAGTCAAATGTAATTGGCACGCCTGGAGGGATTCGAACCCCCAACCTTCGGCTTCGTAGACCAACGCTCTTTCCAGTTGAGCTACAGGCGTATTGTTTAAAAACCATAGTAGAGGCCGCTGTGGCTGGGACTCGAACCCAGCATCTAACGCACCACTGCGTGGGCTGTACCGTTTAGCATACACAACGGGCTCTATTATGGTTGGTCGCCACGGTAACGATCCGTGTTCTGTAGGGTAAGAGCCTACTGCTTCACCATTAAAGCTTGCGACCAGTTAATGGTGAGGGCGGTGGGAATCAAACCCACGTCTATTCGGATTAAAGGTCCGATGCAAAGTCAACATTTGCTACACCCCCATCGTTGTCGTTTAAAATTGATTTACCGTGCCAACTTTAAACCCAACGACGGGACTTAAAGTGACACTATGGTTTACTCGCTTTCATAATGTTACTCCTTGTTAGTTTCTTTGCGAAGCTGTTCCTTAAGCTGGGCACGAACAGCGGTGCCATCCTTCTTGTGATACTTGCTGGAGTTTTGAGTGCGATCGTTGATCTTGCGATACGTTGCCTTCATTGTGTTACTCCTGATAAATTAAATTTCTATGTTTCATTTTGCGGGCCCAACGACGCGCAGTTTTACGAATCCTACGCTGCCGTTGAGTCCACGCCGCCATTGTCACTGCTGATTTCAAAATACACCTACTGAGTCAATGTTTACTGAATCCAAACTGTCAAAGTATCCGGACCAGGGTGCGAAGCCTGAAGTAAATTCCTGACCATCCGGAGTTTTAAAGTGATACGAATGCTGCTCATCCCACTTTTTAGCCTTATCGTTACGACGCCAGGATTCAATCTGCTGACGCAAAGATTCTGCAGACTTCATATCACGGAACAGCCCAATGATCTCAGTGCAACCACGATCAGAGTGACCAAAACTATCACCCGTGCTCCATTCAACCCATACCACCAATGCCGCTTGTCCAGGTTCAATTTTGTGAATGGAAACCACATCAGGATATTCGTCATCGTGTGTGGCAATGGAGCTCAAGTGGTTGCTGTAGCTTTCGCGCCACTCGCCGTATTGTTTGCCACTGTGATATGAATCTTCGCAGTGTCTTTCCACAGCTATCTTGTAGCCATATTGCTTTACCTGAGGCTTATCTGCCTTGCGTCGCGCCATATCAAACTCCTCGTTGAATAAATGGTGCCCCAGAGGAGACTCGAACTCCTAGGCCTTGTGGGCACAAGCTTCTGAAACTTGCGTGTCTTCCAATTCCACCACTGGGGCATTTTTAACCTTCATAATTTCCTACGATGTCTACATTTACACCTTCGCCGTAATAGCCATTGCTGCTGCCGTACCAACGAACTGTAACAGCACCACGACGCGTTGCGAATCTGTAAAAAGTCCAGGTATAGGATTCATCATGAGTTTCTGGGCCTGTATAACCGTAAACTTCCTCAGCTTCGGTCAAAGGTTCTCCCACTAAATCTGTCAAATCACCGCAGATATCTTCAATCTCAACAGTTTCACAACAATCCTGCGCGTGATAAAATCGCACATAATGAGTATCAGTTAGATACAAGTGTAGTTCTTGTCCATTTTCCCAAACACGATATAACGTGCGTCCCAGTAGATCTTCAAATTTGTTCACTGGTCCGCGCAAGGCGTTATATGTTTTAATCATTTCCATGATAAATTTACCTTTGCATTCTATTGTATACATTTGACATACAAAGTCAAGCGTCATTCAATTTTGGCGTTCCCAACCGGATTTGAACCGGTGTTGTCCGCGTGAAAGGCGGGTGTCCTAAGCCAGACTAGACGATGGGAACATATAATACAGGATCCTGTTTTGAGACCGCTGCCTAACCACTTGGCTACTGCTGTTGCCAGCAGGTTGGATTCGAACCAACGTATCGCGGTTTGGATTTTAGTTGCTGGAAGGATCCTAAAAACTTTGGCACCCCTGGAAGGATTCGAACCTCCGTCTCCCTCGTTCGAAGCGAGGTAGTCTAGTCCACTGACGTACAGGGGCATAAATTTTTGACTAACTATTTTTAATATAAGACTTAATACTGGGATGTGAATTAAAATAACTCACGATTTTATCTTTTATGTCCGGGCGTTTTTTGATTAAGTCTTCAATTTGCTTAATCATGTCATTCCAAGCAATTTTCCTACCGGCATAATCCTGTATAAGTTTATCTATGATAGGTTTTACCAATTGAGGTTGCACCGTATTTTGTGTATTTTGCTGTGTGTTTTGGCCCTGTATTTTAGCAATTGTATCCGTAATATTTTTTGACACATCTTCTGGAGAATCGTAAGTCAAGGGGTTTAAATCTTTGTTTACCATATCCAATAATGTTGTAGAGTTTATTAGTGGAAATACGTTGGTGTATGGTCTCAAATCTCCAGTAATTTGATCCAACTGCTGCGATACCTTTTTTAACATTGGGCTGTTATAATACGCGACAATATCTTGCTCAGAAGATTTGTTGAGCCAGCCATCTGCTCCTATTCCAAAAAATGGATACCATTTACCAGCAGGAACATTTTTCTTACCGCCTTCTCCAGAACTCAAATAAAAAGGCATGTTTACAGTGCCCAGCTTTACAAGAGCAAAGAATCTTTGTGACCAATAAACTATAGGTGATACACTATTATCACGCAGCCTAAAAGGCACCATCTGTAGTCCAGATTGATTAATCCGTGCAAGTATTTGCTTTTTTAGTCCTGCTTCGTCTATTTCATAAAGGCGCATGCAGTATTTAGTATCCATTTTAATATAAACACAGGATGCACGTTACGGTGCTTTACCATTAAGCTACACTCTCCATAGAGATTATTGGGGAGAGCGGAGGGAATCGAACCCCCGTCCACGGCTTAGAAGGCAATTTGATTGCTGTAGGCATCCTAAAACTGTTTCCTTTCCTTCGCCACTGAGCTCCGCATTACACGGATTTGGACCTGCCCCATGCTGCTCAGCTATTGAGTGTTTGCCGGTAGAGTTTGGGCCATTAACCTGAGCGAAGTACTTTGTCGCAGGTGTTCAGCCTGCCTAGGAAATTCTTGGGGTGGCTAGAGAGGATTGAACTCTCACTAGAACGTTCACAGCGTTCGGTGCAGACCACTACACTATAGTCACCATTGATTAAATTGGTCGGTATAGAAAGATTTGAACTTTCGACCCCAGGCCCCCCAGACCTGTGCGCTTACCGGGCTGCGCTATATACCGAAGAGATTACTGTTCTAACAGTCTGCGAGCAATCGCTACACAGTTATGTTCCAGCCACAATCGAGCAAATGCACGTATGAGATCATCAGGTTCATTAGCCGCTAGTTCAAGACAACGTGCTATGTGAGCATTGTCACTGGGCAAACCTGCTGTGATTTCGTTTAATAAGTCTTCGCGATCCATACTGATATTTATGTGCGCTGCAACATTTTAATTGGTGGATCAGGTAGGATTCGAACCTGACTAAATAATTTAGTGCCAGTCACGATGCGTCAACATCTACTGGCCCTAGACATCAACACAATTCGAAAGGAACGAATCATGTCCAGCAACCATATTTATTTTTCAGCACTTTGCTCTTGCGTAATTTGTAAAGATGTAAGATCTGCAAAAGGAATTCACTCACATTATCTAGCGTCACATACAAAAGATGGCTTTAATAGGGTTAAACGTTCATTAGGATCTCAAAAATCCATATTAAATCGTAAGAACCAATTAGAAAAATCTCAAACACAAAGGATTAACGATTATAGCAGATCTCCAAAAAAATGCGAAAATTGTTGTGAGGTTTTAATCTACTCAAAAAGAAAAAATCGATTTTGCTCACATAAGTGTGCTGCCAAAATATCCAATAAAAAACGTATAGAGAACGGGTATAATGTAACCCAAACAACCAAAAGTAAGATTTCTCAAACCTTAAAATCTAAATCCAATAAGAAAACTAAAACGTTCAAATGCAGGAAATGTAAATCATTACATCTAAATAGAAAAGATGCGAAACTTTGTTGCGCCGACAAACATAGAAGAAGTAGAATCAAAAGAATCAATGTAAATCCATCTGGTCCATTTTCCAAAATTTGTTATTGCTCTTGTAAAAACTGCAAGGGATTATTCATAGCCAGAACGCAGTTGCAATTTTGTAACCCATGCCGGAAATTCCATTCAAATAAACGATCGCAATATAGATTTTGCTTTAACGTTTATGATTATCCAGATTTATTCGACATAGAGCTCTTAAAAAGGGTAGGATTTTATGCTCCAGGGGGCAAAACTGGCAGATGGAATCTTGATGGATTATCAAGGGATCACAAAGTATCTATATCAGACGCCATCAAATATAATTATGATCCTTATTATATCTCACATCCATGCAATTGTGAATTAATGCCCCACAGGCTCAACGGAGTAAAAAAATCTAAATCATCAATTAAATATGAAGATTTAATCTCTATGGTAAATCAATACGACTCAGTGAAGGGTGTTTGATTCGAACAAACTACGGTTCTTAAGTAACGGTTTTACAGACCGCCGCGACACTCACCATCTTCGCCGACCCTTCACTGAATCGTATCGCACTATTTAATTTGGTGGAGACCAAGGGTAACGCTCCCTTGTAGACAATCTGCTTGCAAGGCAGATCCGCGACCTTTCGCTGTCCCCGTATTGTATAAGGCGGGCGATATTGGAGTTGAACCAATTAGTTGGTTTGCTGTAAATATCCTTACTCCAGGATACTCGCCCGCGCCCGCAGGCAGTATCGCCCTTAATATTGGCGTCCCTACACGGCGACGATCCGTGTCTTCCGGCTTGAAGGGCCAGCGATCTAACCAACGTAATCTATAGGGACAAAAATGTAATGGTGCTGCGAGTCTGAGTTGAACAGACATATCCGGTTCTTCAGACCGGCGCAATAGGACCGCCTCTGCCATCGCAGCATTTAAATTGGTGCCTCTTCTTGGATTTGAACCAAGGACCCCCGCGTTATCAACACGACGCTCTAGAACCAGACTGAGCTAAAGAGGCATTATAATTGGAGCCGGCACGTGGAGTTACACGCGAAACCGCCGGCATTGAAAGTTGGGCGCCCAGCTATCCCTCGCTAAGGGGACTCACTGGATTGTCTCGCGCAGAGGAGGCATCTTCACTCAGTGTGCAACCATAATTCTTTACCTCGGACACACGTCGCGTACTCAACTCTGGCGTCTAGCCCTGTTGGGGGCGGGGCTGAGTCCCAAGAGCCTTCAACTCCCATCCCACTGGGTGGCTCACGTTCTCTCTTGGCGCTGACCGCTATTCCGTAGCCATTTGGCTTAATTTTTATGTCGCAAGTTTTGCCCCGCCGATCGTTTTAGGACGCTTTTCATTTGTTAGCCATTACTGGCAACAGGGTATTGCGACAATGGTCGCTCTTTGGAGTTAGACCCGAATGGTCGACGGGCGCATCACGCCCAGGACACTTTCTCCAGCAGTCCCTCCGTCTGTGTGCTTGCGCACGATCACTGAGCCGATATTTAACTGGTATAAATACTTGAGTAGGTAAGATTTGTTGCTAGAACAACAAATCAATTCAGGGGAAACTCTGAACTGTCCCTACAGCACTATTTAAGGGAAACAAACATGAACAAATATATTCAAGCCATCTGCCCCAAATGCAATATCGTATTCAATAGTTACAGTAAATGGGGTAACAAAAAATTCTGTTCTCGTCGCTGTGCCAACAGTCGTGTTATTACCGACGACCACCTAGCAAAACTCAAATATACCATCGGTAAAAAAACTACTATCAAAAACCAATTTGGAGAGCACCAACGACGCAATCCGCAAGAACGAGTTAAATCCAAAATTGCCTTTGTTGAACCATTTACAAAAATTTACCTTTGTACCTGCAAGATTTCAGGTAAGCAGTGGTATTCACCAACTGTAAAAACTATTCATCCTTCTGTGCAGGAAACAAAAAATCAATACGGATATCAATGCCGATTTAATTTTTCAATATCCCAATATCCAAATTGGTTTATTGGGGCATCCGAAATGATTAAAGAGTTTGGTTGGTATTCCACTCCTGGATCTAGATCCGGAATTAAAAATACTAACGGTATCTCACGTGATCATCTTTATTCGGTAAGCGATGGGTTCAAAAATAAAATTGATCCAAAACTACTCGCACATCCCGCGAACTGTAAATTAGTTCGACATAAAGAAAATCAAAAAAAGCGAGCCAAATCGTCAATCACGTTAAGTGACCTACATCAACGAATAAAGTTATTTGACTCAATGTATGGCGACGGGTGAGAGACTCGAACTCCCGTGGATGGTATATTCATCGGTGGTTTTGGAGACCACTGCAATCGCCGCTATGCGAACCCGCCATTGTTTGGAGTATCGGAGGAATTCTGCCATCCCATAAATCCGCTTTGCAGGCGGATGCCTAACTTTTCAGCCACCGATACATATTGTTTAACACACTCCGCCACGGACATTTCACTCCCATTTGGTTCCAGAATGTGTGTAATAAAGTAGATTCTGTCGCCGTTTTTGCCAGGCTGGTAACGGCCAGACCTTAAAGAATCTACTTTATTACGCTTGGGTTTTACTAATGCGTTATCGCCGCACGTTGATCACCAAGGCCGCCCGTTTAGTGGATGTTTATAGTGCCCACTGCGCCCTCGTTGCGCCACACTAACTACAATGAAAAACCCCGAAGTCTTTGGGATCTTCGGGGTCTTTGCATATTAAATCTGTTTGATGCTACATCTGCAAAAACTCCCTGAATCCACATTCACCGCGTCCAATCACGAGCCAATATGAGGCCGGTGCGGTCATCGCTGGTTTCAATGTAAACTCTATATGTGTTCTTAAGTGTTGCATCTTTGTTTCCGTTTAAAAGTTAAATTCCTATGTTGCTACTATACTTTTATTTATACCTGCGGTCAAGCATTTTTTATTTCTTTTGGTTAAATTTATTTATGTCAACCAAATCAAAACTTTATGGCGGAGAGTGAGAGATTCGAACTCTCGATACAGGTTTATGCCCGTATGCCTTCTTAGCAGGAAGGTGCCTTCGACCACTCGGCCAACTCTCCATGTTCCTATAATACATATATCTAAAATAAATGTCAACTGTTAACGTATTCGTAATTGACTGTTTCGGGATTTTCCCTAAACACTACTGCACCATTACGTATGTGAAAACGTCGTGCCATATCTGTTTTGGGACTGAGCGTGACAAATCTATGTATATTGGGTCGTGTTTCCTGTATATGCCGCACTGCTTCAAATATCAGCGTTCTACCTGCACCAGCAACGTAACTCCAGATTGTATAGAAAAGACAAATAGATGGGGAATCAGATGTTTGTAGCAAGTCATCCAATCTCTGTGGGACCGAATCATGAAAACTTACACAGCACATTGCTCGTACCTTAATATCTAAATCATCTTGATCCACCAAAGCTAACACAATTCTATTATCAGTTACTCGAAACTCAGTAGATAAATTTGGTCTGACGGGATCGTCCTTAATGTATCTCAATAGGGGGTCGGAAATTGAATTAATCATTATCAGCATAAATAAGTGTGGTCCACAGAAGTATCAATTCTCGACCACTCTAATGCTTGAAAGGAGCACCAGCATGTGTATTTATTGCGGAACCAAAAAATATCGTAAAATTTACCAAAATCACTTTGGTAAAATCCCGAAAGATCACACCGGTAGAAGTTATGAGATCCATCATTTAGATGGCAATCATGATAACAATGACCCAAATAATTTGAAATGCGTCACAATTCAAAAACATTATGACATACATTTCTCCCAGGGAGATTGGGGAGCATGTTTTCGGATTAATAATAGGATGAGTAAGACTCACGAAGAAATTAGCAATGATGCCAAGGATTTGGCAAGGCGATTGGTAAACGAAGGATCTCATCATTTACTCAGAAGAGCCGACGGCACTAGCCATGCAAGTGATGCGGTTAAAGCCGGAACACACCATTTTTTGGGTGGACGCATCCAAGGAGAAACCAGTAGAAGGCGTGTAGAGGAGGGAACTCATAATTTTTTAGATGGCACACTTTCAAGGGCTGTGCAGAACGAACTTGTTTCAAGAAATAAACATCACTTTCAAAATAAAATCAAAAAACAATGCCCACATTGCAGCAAAATTGTTGATGCTGGAAATTATAGTCGGTGGCATGGTGACAAATGTCTTTCCATTACTCATAGAAAGAGAACAGTACCAAAGATTCAATGCCCGCATTGTGGTTTTTTGGGCGGAAATACCATTATGAATCGTTGGCACTTTGATCGATGCAAAAGAAACAAGGAGTAAATTATGGCGGAGAGTATAGGATTTGAACCTATGATACCTTGCGGTATGTCTGATTTCGAATCAGGTGCAATAAACCGGGCTCTGCCAACTCTCCAAATGGATTAGTTAATTTACTACCCTAGCCACATTAGCCAACTCCGTCGGCGTCAGTTTAGGCTTGAGACCCTGCGGATCTAATACTTCTTTTTTGTAGATGTCAAAGAGTTCGTGAGTATATTCTGGGTCCGAAGGGGTGTCAGCTGTTCTATAAGCAACCAATGCTTCTTCCTGACGTCGATCCAATACTTTTTTATTCTTGAGTGCATAAATCAATAACTTTAGTGCTGAAATATTGCGTGGCGACATCTCATTAAAATCAAAACCCCTTAATTCGGGGTGTGTTTTTGCGAAATCTTGGTATGGCTTTAGTTTTTTTCTATACTCCTTGGACGCGATCCAAGCGGTAGCATCAAAATCACGAATAGGATAAGAACCGTTAGCTGGTGATTTATGCACCTCAAATTGTTTCATAGTGTCAATATATTTTGGGCTTAATATAACATATTCTTTGGCGCTTGATACTCGGTTTCCGGGCAATCTTCTTTGTACAAACCCATATCCCAATCTTTGAAGATAGTGGTTTACCTGCGCCGCGGTGATCTTCCAATTTTTTGAGCCAGGAGGATCTGCACTTTGAGATTTCAACTTTTCGATTATTTGTTCGTAATGTTCCGCGTCGAGAAACTTTGTGTCAGATTTTACAGTTAGCACGGTAACAAAGGGAAAAGAGCCGCCAAACCCTGTCAGACCATGTTTTTTCATCCACGAAAGATAATCGATTGCTCTATAAGTATAGATTCCCTGTGGTTCTATGGTACCAGCATAAGTTATTGGCTTAGTTGGTTTCAATCCAATTTTGGGAATCTCCGATGCGTGAACAAACATGTTTTGTAATTGGCTTTGATCAAAACTTCTCAAATAATCAAAAAGTTCCTGCAATTCGGGTTTACGCTCGAATCTATCAGCGTGGCGTCGTAGCTCAGTTATGATTTCATGTATTTTCATAACGTCTCCGTCCTCGTTCATCATATTCGTAGTTATAGTTGGGATTTGTGTACGATATTATGGTGCTGGGGACTATCATCCTAGTACCATCGGCCAATTGTATTTCATAAGGGTCCATATCGGAATAGAATTCTTGGTCCTCTTCACTGTCATTTTCATCATCAACATAGTATTCCCCTGCATATCGATTCAACAACGTTGCATTTTTGTGGTTGTAGTTCATGAGTTTGATGATGTCTTCTTTTGGCGTTTTACCATCGCCGTATTTCGCGTAATCCCCCACATCCGGAGAGTTGATTATGTACTGCTTGAGTTGACCCAGCGACATATTGTATAGGCTGGGATTTTTCCGGGCCTGATCCCAGAGATAAAATCTCACCAGCGAACGCACATTTAGGTTTATTGGTACATAGCCTTGTGTCCAACCTGAGGCGGGTCTTTGTCGTTCATTCCAATTTATTTGTACTGGGTTTTTCTCCAGATAAGATTGTGCGTTGTCATAGACATGTACTGCGTAGGTCATGGCCTTGCGCCGATAGTTTTTATAGAGCGCTTGATCTCGAGCATCACCACTTTGCAAAGATGTTATCCGATCACCGAACCAATTGAATGCCTTGTCAACGGTTCGAATCAAATTACTAGAACGAGTTTCTTTCCTTGGGTTTCCGTACGCTTGATCGAAGATTAACTGTTCATAGATACTATGCAAAACTTCTGTGAATATCGCATCAAGCTCGAGATCACTGGACCAAGTGTTTTCTGGGTCTCGTTTTCTCTGTCTATTTCCTTTATAGATGTACAAAGATATGCTATCTAACACATGCCTTAATTCATGTGCAAATGTTTTTTCTCTTATTCTGTCTTTATCACGTAAAACTATTTCACTAGAGCTGGCATAGGCGCCGGCTCGCCGCCCCTCCCAGTCATAGTAGGGGTCACCAATATAAATTCTGGTATTAAATAGTTCTGGTATATTGGGATTATCGCCCTGATAAGGGGTCGTGACCAAATCTTTTACTTTGCCAACCAATACCTTTTTTTTTGAATCTATCTTGCCGTGTATCACCCACCATTTGAAGACCGCCTGTTTTAGGTCCCGGGCCAGATGCAGCAGGTACATATCATCACTGATGTTTTCGTTTAAAAATTCGTAGGATCTCATGTCAGTATTTAGCTTGAATCACTGGGCGGGGGCGGTTGGGCTCGAACCAACTCCATCCTGCTTCAGAGGCAGGTGTGACTCCCAGTCTCACCCCAATTGTTCGCTGACACCTGTTATGGTTTCTTTCCCGGCTTGACGGTTGCACCGGAGACTAAAATCCGGTATTTCCAGACCCCGCAGTGCCATCGGAGTCGCAGCTATCATACCTACAGCGTCCTGTAGGCGGAGATTCTTAATTTGGTACATCAACCAAAGTAAATAACGATATGTCCAAAACAAAAGAACGAATCCCCGTTAACCTGCGTCGCATGGTAATTGAACGCGATGGGTTACGTTGCGTTTATTGTGGTGTGGACTTGGATAAATCTGAAGTACACTTGGACCACGTTGTTCCTGAATCACAGGGTGGTGCCACATCATATGCTAATCTGCAAGTTACCTGCAGAAAATGTAACACGGAAAAAGGTGTATTAACTGAAAGCCAGTTTGAAACTAAACTGCGCAATAGAGCTATTAATATCCTTAATCGTATTGGTTACAAATAATTTGGCGGAGAGTGCGAGATTCGAACTCGCGGGCACGTAAACGCACCTCCGCACTTCCAATGCGGTACAATAAGCCGGGCTCTGCCAACTCTCCAATTATTTACTTCTGAATACGATTTCGCTGGGCTGCACTGAAGTATAGTATGGAGTTGGTTTCATCCATAACTCTTTTTCGTCCCAGCCACCACTGCGACCTTTGCTGTTAGCAAATGCACTGAAATTCAGTATCAAATCTTTGGGATGGAATTGCTTGGCCACAACAATATATTTGTTTGCAATGTCCAGTGAATGATAAAACTCATGAGCCATGCGCTGATCCATGGTATAAACTGCCACCTTTGAATTCTTCTTTTGACCACGTATCTTACCATCCCGTGTCAAAACATAACAGCGATAAATGGTGTCGGCATTAGCTGTTTTAAAATCCTTTGCTTCAGGAGCAGATAAGATTATGGGTATCTGTTTACTGGGTTGCCACATCTCAAACCAACTCTCCATGGCCTCACCAACTTTATCTTCCTGATCTTCTATTTCTGTAATGTGCATCACGTATTTATATTTGAGGTGGGATTGAGGGATTCGAACCCCCTGCACCCACTTTCTGGCCTATCATCAAAAGAAGCAATGTAGATTGACGTCGGCTCGCCCACACGCACCAGACACTCCCATCCGACCTCCACAGGAGTGAGCGTTCATACCGCTGTGCTCAAAATCTGCCAAGCGAAGCCACTTGCTATCTCCGCTCTTGTAAACTGACAATAATTGATATGCCTAAAATACGGTTCCTGATCCGGATACACGGGCGTTTCAATTTTGCTTAAATCTGTATTGCCTAACACACTAGCAGCATTCATGGGATCAACAAATGCCGGCACACCCTGCGCAATTGCTTCCCAGACCGCACTGCTTTGAAATGCCACCACTGCCCAAGCATCAGCTAAATCCTGCTGTAAACTACGTGTCGTAGCATCCTGTCTTGTTATAGCGCCAGCATTTACCATGTAACCATTTTCCCAGCCTATTTTCGTTTCGTTGGGCTTGTAACGTACAATGATCTGCCTATCGGTGTATTGCTTTAATTCATTTACTGTATCCTGCACCCAGGTTTGCTTGCCAAACAATTGAGCAAAGCTTTCTGTTGGCGGCAAAATCACAATATGTGAACCACTGCGACGCCAACTTTTAATTTTGACTGGGTTATTACTGAGCCTATCACCGTGGCGTTGGATAAACTTAGTGTTTTGCAGTCCGTTTCGTGTTATACGTAAAAAATCCGTGTTACCGTAATAACAATTATCCGCATAGTAAAATTCATGCCCTGTTGCTAGGCATTGTTTGAGTATTAAATCACTGCCACGCAAACATCCCCAGAGAAAAACCGGAGTACTTGGTAGCAGTCGCGTCTGTATGTAGTCTGTGGTGCGAGCTAAAGTGCCAGCACACCCACCAGCAAAGAGTCTAACAATATTGTCACCCTTACTTGTGCCCTGCAAATAACAGCTAACTGTCATTGTTTAGTGTAAACTGTTTCTTTATTTCTATTGCCACGTAACACATAACCAAACTGCTGTAACCATTGGGTGATAGAATTCTTTTCTGCAATCTCCTCAGGTGTTCGTGTGGCTAATTCCATAACTAAAGCTGGACTTTGCATCCTCAATAATTCCGTGGCACCTTTCAACACACCAAACTCGTGCCCTTGCACATCAATCTTGATAAAATCAACTTCGCTAAAGTTAAAACTATCTAAGGTTCGTACTTCAACTTCAATAGTTTTGATATGTTCCATTGAAGGCTTGCTGATATCTGGAGTAGGGCCCTGCAATACTCCTGTTAGGTTTAAACTTATATTACCGCAGCTAGTATCATGTATATAGAGTGGAAAACGACCAGCGCGTTCACTTAGCGCATAGGGATATAGAGTGTAGTTTTTAACTGCTTCCATGTTGCGCTGAAAACATTCACGATTCTCTGGATGCGGCTCAAATGCATGAACTTCTGCAAATATCTTACTAAGTGGATGACTCCACGTACCTACATTGCCGCCTACATCTATTATTTTTCGATGTTTCTTTACAAATTGTAATGCAAAATCTCTTTGTGCCTTTTGATAGGGGCAGGGAATTTCTTTACATTGTTTAGAAAAGCTTTTGAAATAATCTTGAAAATGTTGTTCCCAGTCAGGAAACCACCAGCCATAAACTTGCTTCATTGAATGTTCCTTGTTAATGCTGTATTTATTGCGATATTGGCGGAGACGACAGGGTTCGAACCTGCGCAACCTTTCGGTCTTCGGAGTAGCAATCCGACGCTTTTACCAATTCAGCCACGTCTCCAAATTTTGGCACCGTAGACGGGACTCGAACCCGCCGCGACCTGATAGACAGTCAGGTATCACCACCCGGTGGACTCTACGGTATAAATGTTATTTGCTCCGGAGGCTGGGCTCGAACCAGCGATGGCGCTTCCGCGCAACAGATTAACAGTCTGCCCCCTGCTACCAACTCGGGTACTCCGGAACAAATAACACTTAACATTTTGGCGGGGGTGGAGGGATTCGAACCCACTAAGACCCAACTTCAAAGGCTGGTATGCTTCCCGTCGCATCTCACCCCTACAAAATATTACGCTGGTATTTTTCGTCCCACAAGAGGGAGTTCATCCACCAGGCCGCCCTTTTTACAGATGTTTAATGTGCCTGCCGCGCCCGCGTTGCGCCACACATACAGCAATGAAAAACCCCAGTCGCTTTGGGCTTCTGGGGTCTTTGTTGGAATCTGTTGTTACTTATTCATCCCATCCTTCACCCAAAAGCCGTGCGCTATCAGAGTTATTATCACTCTGATTTTGCTGATTGCTTTGGTTGTTGAAATAGGTTTTCATGTTCATCTCTTTGTTTAACTGTGCATCTAATATAACTTTATTTATACCTGCGGTCAAGCATTTTTTATTATTTTGATGAAATATTTTCTAACCGCTTGATTTTACAGATCATCGTCGTAGGGAACAGGGAACCATCCCAAGCGTTTTAGATCATCACGTATTTCATCAGTAACTACTCCCTCGCCTACATATCCCTGTGTAAGTTTATCATCGCCAATACCACTGCAATACCACGTGAGGTAATCACCTTCTTCGCGCAAATCAGCTATCAAACCACCGGCACTGCGCCAAGTATAGCCACATAATTCGCCCTTTAATATGGGCCAAGCTTCGGCTCGTTGCCACCGCATATTACAAAGAGATGCATAAAGATTCTGCGCATAGGTTTCGCTGGTCTTCACTTTGTTAACCAACCACTGGCATTTTGCCAGATCATCACCTAAATTATATGTCTCCATCTTTACGATTCTCACTGTTATATACGTTAAAGGAACCACCGGGATAACGCGCTTCCAGTTTGCGCACATTTTCTGCAATGACATCATTGGGGTCAAGATTTAATGCACGGCAAGCATTGACCCAATACCAAAGAAGGTCGCCCAATTCACGTTTCATATGGAATACGTTTTCTTCGTTGAGTGGTTTACCCTGAAAGAAGATCTTTTTGGGAATTTCAATGAACTCGCCGGATTCTGCTGCAAGACCCAGGCATGCGGTAAGCAATAATGGAACATTGATATTCGGTCCATGCTGACCATTGTCATAGTTAGCATCCAGTTCGTCACAGCGATTCATAAAAGCTGTTAGGTTATTACTGGGCTCGCTAGTTACTGCCTCCACAAACTCTTTGTATTTTTCTAGATCAATCTGCACTGCATTCTCCTTTTAGTAATTCTATTAGGTCATATACCAAAAAATGCCAACGTCCATATCCACCTGCGGTTATTTCTACATTTTTATAATACCGTTGTAAAAACTCTCGAACATTATCATACCCACCCAACAGCGGATTACCATCCTTTGTAATCACAGTTACATAGACACGTGAACCGCGTCGGCGCCAACTGATCTTCCAATTCATGGCGTCAGCTAACTCGCGTATTTCTTTTACTCTTGGTTCGTATTTGCTCATTCTAACCAATAGGGCTGACTAATGCAACCCTTTATTCCTTTATCAATAGTGCCATTTAACCAATATTTTGGTAAAATATCGGATAGTTTTTTGATACCATTCATATAATTTGTGGCACTAATTAAATGATGCGGGTTTTTTAAAAACCAAAAATCTCTCTTACTGAAAACTACGCTGGGAGATTTGTAAATATTGCGATTCATAAAACCATATAAGATTTGATGAACACCATGAGCTGTGAGATAATATATTTTACCGTCTATTTCGGTTGTGCCAAAGTTACCATACACCGGGGTGTCACTAAAATAAATAGGATCAACTTTCGCTGACTTTAGAAAGTTGATAACTAGATGTGCTTGTTTAATAATTAGTTGCGGCAGGTCTGGTGACCAATAAAAAAGTTCGTTATTTTCCCAGGATCTATTTAGTCTTTGTGTTCTTGGACTAACCACACTATCGATTAAATCTAAAAATTTAAGACAATATTTGCCTGATTGTTTATAAATCCTGGGTTTTTCGCTGCCATATAAAAAACACATCTTTTTGCCACTATCAATAATATCTTTAAATTCAGGTGTTAATTCCCTAATAAAGCTTCTGGCATAGTTATTAGGGCTAAACATTCCGTTCATGTCATATAAAAAATCAAATTTTATATTCTTGTCATTATAAAGTTTATCTATAATATATGTCAAATCAACTAATCGATGCTTAACTGTAGGATCTTTTTTTAAAATTGACTGTACTTGGGGGATTGCATCATGATAAATCTCTCGATTAAAAAAGGTGTCATAACTACCATCACCATCCTTAGCCCATAAACTTAAAATTTCATCCAAATGAATATCATTTTGTATAAAGGTATTCAGTACGTTTTGACTGTCTGCACCGCTACTGTAAAACAAAACTATGTAGTCGTATTTTTCACGGATTTGCTGTGCTCTAATTTTGTACAACTCGGGTAGCGATAGATCGGGCTCTTTAGTCCAATCGTATGACCTAAAAACTTCATCGTTAAAATGCCAAGACGGGTGTATTCCAGTTTTGGTGTGTAACTCAATGGCTTCTAATTTGCTATAGGTTTTGTAACCACCTACCGTATAATATCCAAAGATATCAGGGTTATTTAACGGCATTGAGGACATTTTGCCATCTACTGTGAATTCGACTTACTGCATTTTGACATTGTTCTAAGTCATAACTTGTGTGTTTAACAGAAATTTGTTCTAACTGCGCAGTCATTGTATTAGATGCCATTATTTGATTTAATTTCTGATTTAACTCTAGTTTTCTTTGGACCGACATTTTCGTATTGCCGAAAACAAATATCGTGGGAGTTACCACGACATTTTTATATCCTAGTTCATGAAATGTTGGCGCAGTTGGAAAGTCACTTTGACGTTTAAGAGAAGTCACTGCAACAACATCTATTGTTCCTCGATTAACATGTTCCTTTCCAATTGGAGCAAATTCCATTAAAAAATTAGTATCTCCGGCCAAGAATCCAACCAATGCGGGGGCAGCACCTCTATAATTTATGTGTGTGACGTTTACATATTGTTTTAATAAAGTGCTTGCAAGATTAGCAGTAGAACCAAAGCCACCATCAGCAATGGTCAAAATTTCGTTGTTTTTTGGTGGGAAATTTGCTTTTTTAGATTTATAAAGAACTAAGTAAGTTTCACCTATTTCAGCAATGCACGAAAAGTCTTGCGGAAATGTGTAGAATTTTTCGGTAGCAAGCATTGGTGCAATCATAATAGCGTCACTGTGTAACACTACCATATTTTCTAATTTATTTGTTTTAGCTACTGCATTTGCCCCCACAAGCCCACCAGCACCTGTGATATTTTCCACGATAACATTGGGTATTTGCAATGCTAGCAGTCTTGCCAACCTGTCGTTGAGACCACCAGCAGCGAATGGTACCACAATTTGTAGGTTATTTTGTGCATGCAACGGCGCGATAAAACCAATAAATAAAATTAAACCAAAAATACTTCTCACTTGCTATCCTTTTTGATACCAAATTTTGCGTAGACCTTTTGCACTGCGATGCTTTGATAATAACAGTCAGCCAGTGCATTGTGCGCTTCAGTTCGCATCTCTCGTCGCGGATCCCAGCCAAGGCCAAACAGTGTTCTACTGTCACGTATTTGATAATACTGCCAGGGATAGGGCCGCTTCAATTGACTTAGTAGATTCTCCAGCATAGCTATATCAAACACCGGGCCCTGCGCCCATATATTGTCAACACCTACTAGGAATTTGCATAACTCATCCAATGCTTGATTTATGTCTGTGCGATCCTGTTCCTGCATAGCCTCATCACGAATGTGGTCGGGCTGTTGCCGCCACCACTTTAGTGTGGCATCATCCACAGTTCTGCCCAGAGCTAACTGCTGGTCTACATTAAATCTCACATAATAACCAGGGCCCGGCTCACGACTGCTATAGGGGTCAAACTTGATAGCACCCAGCGTCAATACAACTGACGTGGGCCTAAAGTCCAGAGTTTCTAAATCGATTGTTACATCCATCGTGTATTATACGACGTTTTCTGGATCTACGTCAAAATCAATTTGATCAGTTGCGTTTTTGAAAAACTCAGCTTGATATACTCTGCGCCTAAGATCACTGCTGCTGAAACTATGATCTCTTTTGTTGTAATAAAGATCAATATTTCTATGTTCGCAGATCTTTTTACCTGTAAAGTCCTTATCCTGATACTCTACACCCAGGATCCTTATATCTATGGGCAAAGTCAGTAATAGGTCTTCTAGTTCTTTTTCCGTGTTGTAAACCCAAATTTCATCCACATACCTGCAGGCTTTAAGCTGGATTTGTCGTTCAACTACACTTTGCACTGGGCGATTCTTTGTGGGTCTATCCGCAGTGGGATCGTTTTGTAAGCCACAGATCAAATAATCGCATTGTTGTTTGGCTTCATGTAACATGCTTATATGCCCAGCATGAAGCAAATCAAAGGCGCTGGCCGTAAAGCCAACACGCTGTTCCTTGCCGTTTTGAATAATCATGTATTGGGTTCTAATTTGATGGACAAAGGAAATCCATTGTTGCGAGCAAGCATAGTAACTTCTACACCTTTTTGCTCTGCTATCTCATAAGGCAATGTTGCAACAACCGCACGACCTTCAGTGTGCACACGCATAGTTAATTCTTCTGCATGAGGTTGATCATGGTTAAAAATTAATACTAACGTTTCTACAACAAAATCCTGAGTAGTTACTTCGTCATTTTCGTAAATTACGTTAAAATCTACAGGAGGGGTAACGGTTGTATCGACTTTAATCACTTCTTTAATTTCTACGCTCATAGCCTTTCTGCCATTTTAGTGTGGGGGATTTTACTCCCCCACTGTATTTACACCGCTTATTTTGTTTCAATAGTGATCTTGCGAGGTTTCAAGCCTTCTGGCACTAAACGTTCTAGTTTAATGCTCAGTATGCCGTCAACTAACTGCGCGGTCACTACTTCAACATAATCCCCTAGTTGGAAGGTGCGTATAAAACTACGTACCCCAATACCACGATGTATGTATTCGCCAGATTCCTCAGTTTCAGCACGATCTGCCTTGACGATTAACTGACCATCTTTTACACTGACATCGATCTCGGTACTTTTAAAACCAGCTAAAGCCAACTGAACTTCATAGTGATCATCATCATTTTTGATCAAGTTATAGGGAGGGTAACCTGCATTGACGTTGTTGTCACCACGGTTCAACATGGTATCAAACAGTCGATCCAGTCCAACGGAATTGCGATAAAAGGGGGATAAATCAAGAGTAGTTAGTTTGTTCATAATTGTCTCCTTAAAATTAAGCGAACATTTTACTGTAACAAACCCCACCATGGGCATTTGTTACAATAGTATTTATACAGGATATACCCGTAATTGTCAATAATTTTTGGCTGGAAGCTGTTGGCTTTGTAACCATTTTTGCCAACGACGACGTGCCAGATTTTTAAGACGTTTGCGTTTCACCGTGGGTTTTTCATAAGCTTCGCGCTCACGTAAATCATTCATTAATCCACTTTCCTGTACCTTTTTCTTCCATTTACGTACAGCCTTTTCAAAGTTATCATTTTTAACTTCTACTGTGGAACCCTTACACATCCTGTTATCTTCACGTTGAAAGTTCATTTAGTATTTCCTCATAGTTTCGATATTTAGCGAATCCAATATGATCGCATAATTTTGCACTGTATGCGGCTACATCATATGCTAATATTTTAGACATCTTTGGTAAGACTGTATCCAGCCAAGCATCATCTAAATTATTGCACAAATATAGGTTTAAAGCAAGATCATGATCCCATAAATCATTAATTAATTTAGTCAAATTTTCCATGGTTATGTTAATTAGCAATACATTACACCCACTATCATTGATAGAATCTGGAGGTGTTATTAATTTGATTTTGCTAGCCACGACTTTCTCTACGCAGCAATGCTTTTATTTGTGCCTGCTCGGTTTCGTTGATATGGTCCAACTCTATTTCCCCACGTGCTAGCATATCCACCAAATGTCGTACGTATTCATCATTAAAAATGTATGTGTCAGTTGAATTTTTGTCTACTTCTATCCACTTGTTACCATTGAATTTAAATACTTTATGTGGCAACATATCTACTCGCACAAACATGTCTGACTTGCGTGGATTGTTGGGGAAATCTGAACCAAAACCTGCTTCGCTAGGTTGGTTTTTTTGATTAAGGTCTACTCCTTCTGGTTCTCCACGCATCTGCTCAACTAACTTGTAAAGTCCACGTAATTGTTCTAAATCATCTATATGTTTTTGTAGGTCAGCAATCTTTGTTTGCTGCTGGTTTATTGTTTCTTTTAATAAAAAGATTTCCGACTCTTTTTGTAATGTTTGAGCATCTGTTTCAGCAGTCTGCGGTGTTGAAGACAAGTATTCTGTTAATTTATCAGCTATTTCTGATAGTTCCTGTTCTTTTTGTAGTAACTGCTCTTGCGCATTGTTTAACTCTTGCTGCTTATTATCCAACGCAATTTGTAATTGATCCGCTCTAGTTAACTCCGCGCTATGTGCCACAAATAATCTATCTCGCTCCACCTGCAGATCGCTATGGGCTGTTTCCTGTACAGTACTAGCAATAGCCTCCGCTTCGGCGTCAACCTGCTGCGGAATAGCACCTAACTTTTGATTTATATCTTCTAGATCATTACCATCCGCTTCTATTTTAGGTTCCGTGTTTGATTCTTTACTTTGCTGTGGTGCTTCTTGTTGCCAACGCATACTACTGTTTGCTGCTAATATAAGAGCTACCGCTAAAGGATCAAACACCAAAACTAATATAATGATAACCCAACGCACTGCCTTTTCTAATAGGTTTTGATCAGGATTGTCACCGTAGATCAATGCAGCTACGTATTTGATGGGACCAACTTCTGCTTCAACTTTGCGCAATTGGCTGGCCACCGGAGCACGTTCTTCATTCAACTTAGCTATAGCCTTTTGTGCGGTGGCGATCTCATTCTGCAATGCACCACGTTCTCGCTGTTGGCTACGACGTAGATTAGCTGCGTTGGTGGCTCCTTGCTCTGTGCTACTGCGACTGATAGTTTGATCAACAGTTGCATCCATTTGTGCCAGTGCTTTGCGGTTAGCTTCGATATTATCACGCTGTGTCTTAATCTTTTCGTCAATCAAACTGACCTGTGCGGCGATATCCCCAGAAGGTACTCCTTGATCCATGTGGGCTTTGCTAAGAAAGCCAAATATACCCATACTTGTTATGAGCATTAAAATAGATACTGCGAAAGTCAAATAGGTTTTTAACTGCCAACTTGTTTTGTGCCAAAACTTCTTAAGCCAAACACTAGTAACAATTTTTCCAGCTTCCAACACGCTGCCCATAATAACAATAGGCCAAAACGCCGCAGCGAAGATGGCGGTTAAGCCAATTATACTGTAATAGGCCGCTACTCCACTTATTGTGAGTGCGGTGATTAATGTTAAGAAATTAAACCACATCTATTATTTAAGAGTTATTTACGAAGTATAAACTATAAATTTATTGATTGCAACTACTTCCACTCCATTTGAGCGCAAATAACACTGCGTCTTCTCCGCTTTCAAAAACAAATTCAACCACATTATTATCCCCTGGCACTCCAAAACATTGCACCTTGCTTCTGCAATTCGACTCAGTCCAATGAATCATTTCAGTTAAATGATCTTCTATGAACAGAGTGGTTTTATGTCACGTGCTGTTAAGATTATGTTGTATTACGACAGAGTTATTCATTATAGATCCACAGTATTTACCTAGAATCTATAATGAAAAAGCCCTGATTTCTCAGGGCTTAATCAATACCGCCTTCCCATTCCGAGTGGGTAACGTATTTATTACATTATGGTCTTGGGCATGTAGCCTTTGCTACCTTCATGAGGCCAATAACCACGCGGATTGCATACTAATCTGCAGGTTCCAATGTAATGATCAAAAGGTTCATGCGTATGACCAAAAGCCCAATGTGTGATGTTGGTGTGATCCAAAATGAACTCACTCAATTCCGTGTGATAGCCACCATTCATGAGCTTATCATTGGCGTATTTGGCTGCACAGTTAATGAAGCTGGGCGTGTGATGCGTGGCCACAAAGATCTTGCGATCAGCGTTTTGCTCAACTACGGTTTTGATATAGCTAAAGTCACGATTGTGTAAATCAATCATATCATGAGTGGTAAAACGTTTTTCCTTATACTTAATCACATGGAAATCGTTCATGCAGCGTTTTAGGTGATAGTGAGTGTACCAGTCGCCATTGTTGCAGTTGGTCCATAGTGTAGCACCCACAAACAGAACGTCGCCAGCGTCATAGACTGAACGATCAAGTATTCGCACGTTGTCAGGCAATACGCCAGACTGCATACGCTGTGACACGGACTCAATCTCCGATCCATAAAACTCGTGATTGCCCGGCAAGTAGAGAACAGTTTGATACTTGGCGCACTCTACTTCAAAGAAACGTAGGAATCTATCTGTAGGTTCTCCCAGCGACCTAGTAGAGTGAAAGGCCTGCAGATAATTCCTAAACTCCATAGCGTCCCCGGCGATGACCAAAATATCACCGCCGGGCAACGTGAGTTCCTTGCATTCAAGATGCAGGTCTGAAACGAGATCTACCTTAGGCATACTGCTCAAGGTCCAGCGTGTCAGCTTCCAACACCGCATCCTCATAGGATTCGGCATCAAGCTCAATTACTTGACCGTCAGCCAGTGCAGCACGATAGTTGAAATTTTGTTGATCGTAGTCGATACCAATGACAAAGTTTTCCATGCCAGACTCCTAAGTTAAAAAGCAATTATACTACCAAATTACTGCTGTGTCAACAACCGCTAAATTCTTGATTTATTACTAAAAGTTTGGCTCTGATTCCATGTTGGGATCACGTATGATGTCAAACAATGTTGGGAATAACCGCGCTTCAGTCATAATCTTTTCGCGATCTTCATTGCTCAATTCCATCCAAGCTCGCATTTTCTTTGCGGTGCCGTAACATGCAAGTGGCAGGTTCATGGCCACAAAGTTAGCCACAAATGCCAAGCGTTTTTTATTTTCAAAATCAGAAATTCCTGCAGCTCGGTAGAGATCGTTGGTCAATACTGCGGTTAAAAAACCACCAGGGTCATAACCATAGGCAAGGTAATTAAAGATCGCTTCCCTGCAATCTTCGTGGACATTGCCCCAGTTGCGATCAACTGCAAACCTGTTTTTGAAATACCTATAATGGATATTTTTCATACTGCTAGTATAGCAGTTTTGGTTGATGTTGTCAACCTTTCATATCACGTAGGTATCGCTCTAAGTTATTGTCAGCCAAGAGAATCATTGTAGCATCACTGCTGGCGAAAATACTTACATCCGAATAGACCGCATAATTGCGCCGTTGATGCAAATAGTATGGGCTATCCATTTTCTTTTGTAACAGTAACAGCAACTTGCTTTGCGCATCACCCAGTTCTATCTTGTAACTGGTGAGCTTTAGCACTTGGGTTAGGTAATCATATCCATGTACACTTAATCTAAGATTAGGTTCTTTAGGAGCATACCACCAACGATTAAAAACTTCCGTGTGTAAATTGGGATCTATACCTGCCTCACGAATAAAGGCATCTGTATAATCATGCTTGCGTTTTAGGAAAGATTTTTTCACCGTGCGTCAATAAAACTACTTCAAACTTGTCAGTTTTGAATTGCGTATTTAACTTTTTTGCTAGGTTAATAGCATGTCCTGGATTACTGAAACTGGTTTTCTTGTATTTTGGACCAGGATAATTAACTAGCATATTGCTACTTTTCAAATTGATAGGCTTGCCTTCAAAAGTTACAGACCAAATACCTTCACTACTGAGTATTTGATCGCAACGATAATTGGTTTTATTTACTTGCTCAATTAATATGGTTGGTTTAGGTCTAGACATATTAATATTTATACTATCAGTTAATGAACTATTTGAACCCACCGCCATCTGCGGCTAGTTCAGTACTGTTATTATTAGGGTTTTTAAGTTTTTTCTCCATTTCTGACACTTGATCCAGCAAAGCAAAGATTTCATGCTGTAGATCACGTGCTTCCTTAGCCCCCAATATCAGCTCTCGACCACCAGATTGATTCATATTTTGTAGTCGTTGATTGAACTTTTGTAAATGTAACCCCATTATACTTTGATATCTTTAGCGGACATAAATGGACCAAGATATGGGTATCTTTGTATCGTGATTAACTTAGGGCAGTATACCTGTTGCCAAACGCCTGCTAATTGTACAGCAAAATAACCAGCGCAATAATAACTTTTGCTTTTAGATGTTTTAGTAAACACGTAGGTTTTATGTTTTACATCGTACAAAACATTATGTGGTTTAGTAGCTGTAGGAAAACTACCAGTATCAGTAATTGGCTTAGTTTTTGCGCTGTCGCTGTAGCTGATAACAATATTTAGATCGTTAGTAAGACTTTTAATGTTCTTAAAAAAGGTACGCTTGCGCCCAGAATAATAAACTACACCTTCCTGTGTTTTTTCAATAGTGCCAACGTTTTGTGAACCGTTGTCCACTATCCAAAACCTGTCGTTTATGACTGGTTTTGCTTTCAATTTGATGTTGCAATTACTAGTGATAGGGTCTACTTTATTTGCGGTTTTCATAGTCATCTGTTAGTGCTTCCCAAAATCTATTCTCCTGTATATGTTGATCTATGTCAGCATACACTAACTTAACAATTAGATCAACATCGCCACCGCTGCGTTGATAATTTTCTCGTAATTGCCGCTCAACGTCCTCCGCTGTGCCCATGGGAAAACAAGTGGTTTCCCATAGCAATATCTCCGCTTGTTCGGCAGTTACGTTGGGCCAAATACTTTGAACCAAATCGTTCCAGGTTTTGTTATCACTCATTTGTTGTTTCTTTAGTTAATGCCAGCATAATATCAAATCGTTCCTTGGATTCTTTTAACCCTGGATGTTTTGCCATTAATGCTTCAAGTTCTGCTTCTTCACGCATCTTGTTTTCGGCCCAGCTCACTACTGCATGTAATCTAGGCCCTGCATTAAGCGTAACGGCCTGTGATACTGAGCGCCAAGACTGTCCATCAAAGATTTCCATCATTTGAGTGGTAGTGTTGTAATGGACTTCGCCCACTACATTACGCATGGGTTGGGAATTTATATATGCTGGCTGAGAAATATAAGGCTTAGGCGTCAGTGACGCGGTAAGCAACGGATCAGTAATGACAATATGATCAATCATAATACGTTTACATACTCTGTCTTGGGTGTATAGGGAAAGGTCACTGGTACTCTGCTGTCCTTATTGGTATAGGCCCCACCAGATGTTCCAATAAAAACTTTGCCATCTATATCGTATGCGCCGTTATTATCCTTGAATACATGGCTGCATCGAATATTTTGATACAGTGGTCCATCTTGCTGTGCGATTTCAACCCATTCCCAGTCCTCACCAGTTAACGGACCCAGCGGCTCAAATCTAGCCAATTTGCTAAACATATCCACGCAATAGCTAGCACTCATGCCACTATGTCCCTGCTCTGAGAATACTTTTATCAAGTCCAGCAAATTCTTGCACATGAACTCATTCATTTCCTCGCCACTGTCTAACATACCCACCGATTTGAGTTCGTTTTCTGCATGCTTAACTAGGTTGCTCATACTGGACCTACCTCAGGTTCCAATGCATCAGCCCCATAATGTTGTAGCGCATGCGTAGGACACAGCGTTCTATTCCAGCCCTGCGTATAAGTTTTTGTATCCTGCATCGCACCACAATCTTCACAGATTTTGTAGCTGAGCTCTTCTGCAAAACTTATCAAGGCATGATGTTTATCAGTGCCACCATGCACATAAAAACGTAGACCACCAAATTTTTCCTTGACCTGCACTGCCACTGGTACTTTGGCCATGGCTTCTGCTAATTCTGTGCGCGCCAGTTGTAACTGCTCATCAGAGAAATTATCCAGCTGCCATTGATTCCATTCTGACCTATCAGTGACGGTGGCCATATGTTCCTGGCGCTCAAGCCTATATTGACATTGCGTCACATCATTCATCAACTGGCGGCAAAGGTTATCAATTAATGTAAACCATCCATCGCTACATTCAAACCCCCAGACCATAGCTGTTTTAGTCATATCTCCATGCCTATCTTTGAAGATTAGGGGATATTTGCTGCACAGTAATTCATCAAATTCTTTACGCATCTTGTGCCTTCTTTTTAGTTAAACTGTAAGATCCATCACCATTGTCATGCCATTTAATAGTATCACCCTCGCGCCAGCCCATTTTGCGTAGTAAATCTTCGGGCAATGGCAGTATGAGGTAACCGTATTCGTCTTCTTCCAACTCTACTACATAGCTATTCATTCCAGATGTCCACCATAATAGTCATAAACGTGATTCAATGCTGCTAATATCTCCAGATTTGCTTCCAGATCCTCCTGCTGATATGGCTTCAGTCGTTTAATCTTACGCAAGCGAGCGATATCATCACTAACTGATTTGATATCTTCTGCCAGTCGTCGCGTCATGATGGTGTCGAAAATATCAGAATTTACTATCAGATCTTCCAGTGTGTTCATTTAAACCTCCATTGCGTTACGTTTATCAAACCATCGCAAAACATCCTTGCGATCCTCTGTGTTATTTCGCAAGATTAAAATGGCAGCGGCGATGCTATTCTCTACTTTGCTAAGGTTAAGTTTCATCTTTAGACCTGCACATTCCTGGGCTAGTTCCTTAACCACTGACGGCGATGGGTACAACCCAAAAAGAAACTTGGCTGCTAATACCAGTCCAACACGTCTGGGAAAGGCCGCACCATTCCAACACGTGATATATTGTCCAGTCTTGGTATCATGCACTAACACGGGTTTGGGGTCGATGCGACTCCAGGCCAACACACCACCATACCGCTCATCACATTCTATAGTCTTCATCATCGCTAAATTTCACCTGTAGGTCTGCGTTGTTGTAAATTTGGTCCAGTAATTCATTGCTGGGCTCATAGCCATACAGCATATATTTTACCACTCGTTTAATGCTGTCCGGCCTCAATTCATTGTGTAATACCAATGCCCGTGCAGCTAGATCACGATCAAAGTCTTGGCCCTTGACCCAGTATTCACCATCTGTGGCAATTTTGCATACTGTAATATCAAAATTATCCAAAAGATCAGCCAGTGATGGTCGGAATTTTTTGATCAATTGAACCTTGTAATCCAAATTATTTACGTAGGCCTTGAGCGTTAGTGCATGTTCACTATTGAACAGTATGTATCCGCTCAGTCGCTTAGTAACGATTTCTGATAGTTCATCAAACTGCTGTTGGTTGGCAAAAAACACATCAATATCATGATCACCCACAGACAAGTTTTGATACCAACGCAGCGGAGCACCTCCTGCGATCCAGGGACCTTGTTCCAAATTGGGTTTAAGGAAATTACCCACTAGCCTGCGATCATCTTTGTGGATCAGTGGTGCAGGTCGTTTGAATAACTTTTCAAAAAAACTTTCTTCGGCGCCTGGACCAGCATTGACGCACGTCACTTCACCATCAAACCATTTTAGGTCTTTACGTTTATTTTTTGTAAGCAGCTTGGAGAAATTCAACATATCTTTCCACTTGGTCACTGATGCGTTTTAGTTCATATTTGCCGCAGAATTTCAAAAAGTTTGCACCTACCATTTTTGAATTCTTAGGCTGGACGTTTTGAATTGTTTCATCAATCTTAAGTTTAATACCATCAGGTTGTGCGGTCAAATCAACTAATGTCACATTGCGATTGTAATCATCCAAAACGCGATGTTCTTCTTTGTTGTGATCAAGCCATCGTTGGAGCATGAGATTATTCCAAGCAAATCCCTTGCTGTTTTTATCAGCAAATGCTTCGCGTAACCCAACGCGGTTCTTGCTGCCTTTTTCACGCACACCAGGAAATGCACTGAACACGTTATCAGTAGGATCACCACGCATACATTTTTCAAACAGAATCCACTTGGGATCCGGTATCTTCTTGGGTTCTTTAGTTTTCTTGTCAACTACTGCGCGACCACGATCATCAAAGATCCCTGTTAGGGTATGCAGTTCTTCTGCAATACCATTGTATTGGTTCACATTTTCTGCAAGTAGTTGATGGAAGTCACTGTCACTGCTAACAATGGTGTGATGATCGTTGGGATGATTGCGAATCCAACCTGCAATCAAATCATCAGCTTCAAGCTCTTTATGATGCAATACAGTACAGTTAGATTTTTCAGCAAGGAATGTTTTGAGATTATCAAAAGCTTCCCAAAACAGTTTATCTTCTTCCTGCTCTGTTTCGGTAAGGGCTGCGCGAGCTACAGCACGATTAGCTTTGTAGGGCTTATAAAAGTCCTTGCGCCAGGATCTACCTTCCAAGCAAATTACACAATGATCAGCTCGTTGCTCACGCCAACATTTGGCTATACTAGCCAGTGACACATGTACCGCAAAGCCTAACCGATCCCACATGTCAGCACTGCGATGTGCGGCATGCCGGGCACGGAAAAATGTATTCGCTAAGTCAACAATAAGGTATCTAGTCATGCAGCTATAATAGCAGCATATAATTATGCAGTCAAGTAGAATCTAACCAATTTCGCTACGATTTTTATCCACAGGTTTGCGGGTAACGAATGAGCGATTAGCAGGATCCGCTTGCTCTTGCTCATAGCTTTCCAACACCACATTTCTGCAAACGTCGTTAAACCATTGATCTATAACTTGTTCTTGCGTTTTGCCTACATACCCACTTTTACGCAACAGTTCTATAAAGTGAATATTCCAATCTAATTCAAAACTACCAGTCTTGGGACTTTTAGGATCAATATCCACACTTAATACATTAACATATGGCTCACCACGTTCTGTGGCCAGTTCCTTTGTGGTTTTTGTTTTCTTGCCAAATAGCTTTTTGAAATAGTCAAACATTTGGATCCTTTTTTACTTGATATCAAATATATTTTTTCTCGAGCCAGAAGATTTTGACATTGAAATAATTTGCTTCATAATCGCATCTGGAAGTCTAAAGGCAAAGCAGTTACCGTCTTTATACTCAAAATCACCATATGAATTGTGCCGGATAAACCCATTCTTTTGAGCAGCAATTACTGCTGCTTTAGAAGCATCATATCTTTTTTTAAGCAATTTCTGTATTTCTTTATCTCTAAAATCCATGAACTGAACCTTGTCTATGGTAAAAAACTGTTCATTCCATTCCAATCTTATTTGGTATGTAAGTTTTTTCTTGACATCGCTTGTATCATAGGAACACCAATTAATTTTGTCATATGTCATAATCCCAACGGTGTGTTTGGCACTGCTGCTTTTTTTCCTTGTTTTGATCTCCTTGCCATCAGCCAAATCGCAAACAGCAAATTTATCAATTGGGATGCCTTGATTTTCTAACCAATTTTCAACATAATGACCAACTGCATTATCTGCACCAGTTGCTATATTAATAGGCAATTGGTGTCCCTCTAATGATTCTATAATTCTTATTTGCTTCTTAGTCAATTTATTAGATTTTTTCCTAATTTTAGGTGGTGCAGCTTTAGCCGGCGCAGCTTTAGGCGGCGTAGCTACTGATTGTTGTGTGTTTAAAAGATTTTTCAATAATGTAATCATTTTAATAGTTAAAGACATAATTTTTCCTTTTAGGTTCCCCATGCATTCTTGAAAAGCGGCACTTGTAATCTGTCACTGTAGCGTAGCCCATGTTTCATAGCTAGCTCTGCAACCCGCCTATTGTTAAGTGAATAAACACTTTCAACTCCGCCCACTGGCATCAAATATACCGGACCCGTAAATCCCGCTGCACGATATTCTGATACTGCCTGCAATGCTTCTTTGACATCCATTTCAGTAGATACTACAAACTTAAGATACGTGTAACCATGCCGCTCATAGTCCACTACAATCTCAGGTTTAATAGCGTCACACCAACATTCGCCAGATGCCGACAATTTTGGACTGACACTAAAAGTCAAACTGTCTTTGCGATACAACCATTTGTCAATTAGATACTGTGCGAATTCGTCACTTAAGGGCTGCGTTCCATTAGTTTCAAAAGTAAGTTCTTTAAGGTTGATCATTAATGGATGATTCAACAAGTCTGGATAGCTACGCTGCCAACCCAGTAGTGGCTCACCGCCAGTAATAACCAAATGCTCATCACGCCAGGCCTTGTAGGGCAATATATCAATTATTTTTGTTGCAATGTCATTGGTATCTATTACTGGACTAAGATGTTTAAATCTCACGTCCCAACTGGCGAAACTGTCGCAACCTGTAGAAACCAAAGGTAATTCATTATAATTTTTATATTCATCAATACGTTCTGCAATCGCATCACGCTCTGTGGACTTTTGTCCAATCGGCATGCCAAAGCCACTACAAGTAAAGTTACAACCAAAGGTTCTAAGGAAAACACTGGGCACACCCATGTATCTGCCCTCTCCCTGTATACTGTAGAACAGCTCTGCAATCTTAATTTTGCTCATTGTTTTCCTCTCAAACATTCCAAAGTAACAGTTTCTGCTATCCGTTGAGCGAATTCTTCGCCCTCTGGGATAACATGCAACCGTGTTGTTAATCTATCCATTGTAGAGTCATAGGATCTAAATTCTACAATATGACCACCAGTTGCAGGGTAAACGGTAAATGTAATTCCATTAGCGTTGATAAATTTATCTCTATCAGACGTTGGACCCGCAGTTTGAGCATTCATAAAAACCATAGGTGATGTTGTCGACGAGGAACCAACCAAATTCCTATTTTTGTTTTTACTAAACCAACCAGTAAAAGTCCAGTTTCCCATTATCTCATGCTCTCCAGTGTAATAATCTTACCTAACTCCAGCTCAAAATTTTGATCTTCTGTAATAACATAGGTTCTTGTGTTGTTTTCATCCATCTTACGATCGTAAGTGCGGAAAGAAACTAATCTACCACCTATAACTTGTTTAAGGTAAATGGTTACGCCATCAGTTAGATTATGATTATCCTCTTCAATTGATGCGGTTGAACGCACTGCTGGTTCAATACCGTCATCGTGCCTATGTTGCCACGCCCAGCGAAACTTTTTCATAAACCATCGATCAAACAATTTCATTTAATTAATCCTATAACGTAAATCAAACCACAAAATATATTGAGTGTCCATAAACTAGGTTGCCGCCAAATCAAACCTACCCAAGTCCATAAAACGCAGCCAAGTAAAAATAATACTTTGTTTAAGGGTACAAAGTCAAATGCATTGGCTACTGTGGCCGCCACAATGATGGCATGTGACAGCCACTTAAGAACAAACTCTTTATTCAAACTCAGCGTCCGACCTATGACCCACCCGCATAGCCATGTTGCTGTCAGTTTCACGAACTTCTACTCTACAGCACCAAATACGTTCAGCTTCGGCTGCGCCGTATTGCGGCAGGAAAATGGTGTTTACATACTCATAGAGAAAATCCGCTAGACCTTCGCAACCAGTCTTTTCCACTTCAGTGATCTTGGCTAGTCCTAACTTGCCTAGTCGAATTAATTCTTCGCGCTGAGGATCATCTTCTGCCACTAGCAGGGTATGATCAAACCATTCTTCCAGTTTGTCTTTGAGTGGTTTGAGACCACCGAAATCCATGCACCAGTTTCTAGCATCCAGAGTATCACATTCAAACTCAAAGTGGAAACTCAGTGCGTATCCATGGACGAGATTGCAATGACTATCGGCGCGCCACTGACGGTAGGCTACTGGTCCGATTTGTCTGTAGGTTTTTGTGCTGATGTATTTGGCCATATTAATCTCCCTTAGATGTTTCATGAGCGAGATAGGCTTCATATTCTCGTCGCATTGCTGATTCAACCTCAGCGTCTGCATCGATGTTGTGCAGTTGTTTCAATGCTGCGCTCACACCTGTATCAATTACTACAGTATTTAGAGAACGCCATTCTTCGTAAGTTAGTTCTTGTGCCATGTTATTTCTCCTATGTTAGATTATAGCATAGGCGGCAGAATTTCGTAAAGCGGGATGACGCCAAAAGACCGCTGTACATCTATTTATCGACACTCAACATTTGATAAACTTCTGATCTAGGTAATTGTAAAAACGCCAACTGGTCGGAACGACGAAACTTCTCATTTATTTTTTGATAGACCGCATTTCGCGACGCAAGTACGTACTTGCAAAATTCAAAAGATGAGAAAGACTTAGGTCTAACCGGCAAGTCATATAACTTTGACTTAGCTGTCTGACTATTGAGAGTTGTATCGATATTTTGTAACATTGATTTGAAGAGTTCCGGAGTAAAAGAGAAAAAAGCTCCGGGATGTTTTGATTGATATTCCAATTCCAAATAATAATCGTGATCACTAATTTCTACAACTTCGCCCATGGGTTCATCATATGTTTTTGATATAGGCAAAGGGTCTCCAAATCCTGTTATTAAGTTAATCGAGTCATCCCGTAATAAATTTGATATAACATTAGATATAAGTGCTTCAACTACTGGTAAATTCATTGAAATAGCTTTTTCATAAGCTAAACAAATTAAATCTCCCATATAAAAGTTATTTTGCACTTGCGTTTTGCTAGAGAAATCAAAAACTATAGGCTTAAGATTGTGTTCATAACAAAATTTTTGTGCGTACCAGATTTCAGAATTGTGTGGCGTATTTACCACCACTGGTGTAAAAGGAATTTGGTTTCTTAATAGCACTTTAGCTACAAACTCACTATCTAAGCCTCCACTGAGACATAGATGTAAATTATTATATTTTTGATTAATTATCCGCGCAGTATAGTCAGCCGCAGAATTAAAATCCATGTCAGGCACTTTTGATGATAAATTGAAAGAAATTGTAAAAGGGGACTGAATATTAGAAATGTCGCCTTTTGACAAACTAATTTGAAACCAGTCATTATGACCTATTGCGAGCATTTGTAAGTCCCAAAAATTATATCCCATATTACAACGAAAGGACCAAAGTTAACCCTGCAATTATCATGATGCAACAAATGCCAGCATCCACTAGGTAATATTGGAAAGATATCAAATTGTGGATTGTGTTCTATTCTTTCTTGCAACAGCGCGGCCCAAAAATAATAAAATACCATAATCCACCACTGTCCTGTTAACCAAGCAAAGATAATCGTAGGTAACACTTCGGTAAGCCAGAGATCCAATGTACTTAGCCAGGTATCATTGAACAAAAGCAAATTGTTCCACTGCCACACAGGTGGAGTATTGTTTGCTATAAAGGCATGATGATCGTTATGTATAGTCTGTATGAATGGGATAGCATGTGCCAATCTATGTACGAAATATAGGCATAGTGTCCATAAGAAAAACCAAAATACAATCATTTAAAAATATCTGACCAAACATGCAATTTTTCAATCTTTTTCTGTTTGGCTTCGTTTAGTTTGTCAGTAGCCAGGATCTTATTCTCAATTAACAGATCAATCATAGCCAGTAAATCACCAACTTCTTCTTCCAGCTTTTCTGTATTAGTGATTCCACGATGACTACTAACATGCTCATGTCCAATACCAAAGCGATGTATTTTACTTATGACTTGAATAACTTCTGCACATTCTTCCTGTGTGATTGTTAAGATTTCATTAATCTTTTTAATTTGACTGTCCATCATAAGTTTCTCCGGTATCTTCATTTGTCAATTGTATGGGACCATATATCCAATATTCTGTTTCATCATTAATCCATCCCAATTTTTCTACACCTTCAAAAAAGTCTTCGTCCCATGCTGTCTGCCATGCTTCTTGTTCTTCGTCCGTCATATCTTCTGGGTATGTGATGTCACTCCAACACCCATCCTGCATCTCTTCCATTTCCCAATCACACTCACCAAAACCTACTTGGTAACCATCAGGATTATCCAAATTGATATCGGGTTTAGATTCGCTTTCGCAGGTCCAAATACCCCATCTAAAACCATCTTCCCTAGTTATAGTTTTTCCTTCTCGAGTCCAAAACTGTCTTTCTACTGCATTTTTCTTTTCAAGGTTTGTGATTTTCCAAATAGCCATGTTTATGTCCTTTTAATTTTTCCACCAATCTTCCCAGGGAAAGACTAGCCATTGTGGATCATCAGCTTTATTTACAGTTCTAGCCGAGAAGTTAATGTCCTTAAAACTGCTTGCTTCATTATTAACCAACACTGCAAATCTTACGTTGCCGCCCCAAATACCATTCCAAATGTCCTGGGCCCTTGCACCCAAACAACCAGATTGCCAGTCGTCACGTATCCAGTTAAACGTTGCACCAGTGTCGTTTATATCATCTACGATCAATATATTTTTGCGACGTTCTATATCGCTCCACGTTACTTCATCGCCGCGTTCTTCCTTGTCCACATAACCAAAAGCATCTTCGGCCATCCAAAGATTGCTTTCGGTATCTTCAGCGCCGTGGCGTAAGCTGACCTTGAGACTATGCATGGGCACATCAAAGTATTGACTCATGTAAACAGCAGGAATTAACCCACCACGTGCAATACCTACGATATAGTCAGGTCGCCAAGTTGTATTAGCGATTTGCCTGCATAGATCAGCAGTCAATCCCACATATTCTTGGTAGCCAATTTGAACCATGGCAGTCATGTTATTTCATTCTCCCAACGATACTGAAAAATTCCTGTTTAAGTGCTGGTTCTTCGCGCAATATTCCACGCACAATACTGGTAGACATATCGCTATCGTGCTCGCGAACTCCTCTATGCGTTAAGCAAAAATGTTCAGCTTGTACCAACACTGCGATACCTTCGGCTTCTGTGACGCGTTCAACCTCATTGGCCAGCTGCACGGTCATTTCTTCCTGGATCTGTGGTCTACTGGCAATCCAATCAGCAATACGATTAAACTTACTTAGACCAATTACGTTCTTACCAGGAAAAACGCCAATATATGCTTTACCAACAATAGGCATCATGTGATGAGCACATGTGCTACGTACTGTAATTGGTCCTGTTACATAAAGTTGATCGTATGCGGTCACGTTTGGGAACGCAGTAATCTTAGGCTGCGGCTGATAACGCCCGCCAAAGATCTCATGCACAAACATCTTTGCTACTCTATGTGCTGTTTCCTGAGTATTGTGATCGTTTGCTGTATCAATTACCAAGCTGTCCAATACCGCTTGTAAATTAGCCTCAACTTCTGCAGTCAAACGATCAAGCTCACCACGTTTGACGTAACGACTGATATTGTCATTGCAATTAAATGATGCGCCAGCCTCCTTAATTCTTTGTCGTATTGCATCAGAAATTTTTTTGTTTTCCATATATTCTCCTTAGACTGTATGTTACTTTATTTAGATCGTGGACGCAAGGCTTTATGATTTATATTTTGCCAATTGCCCCAATAATCCATTTGCACTAAAAAAGTTATTGGTGAGATCATTTGTTTGATTTTGTAGTTGCTGCAGACGTTTTTCGTAATGTGTCATTGTCACTACAATATGATGGCACAATTCTTGCCTATGTTGTATATAAGAGTCCCAACGTTCAGTCCACTGACTGGGATATTTGAACCCATCATAATACATTTCTGAATAGGACAATCTATCTGGAACCATGGGAATTGCATTTACCAATGCGCCTTCATAACAACTAATACCCAAAGTTTCTTGCAAGTTAGCACTGAACACAATCTTGGCAGTACCTAGCAAATTATGGTATTGATCCTTGGTTAATTGCTGATCCTGGCATACCACAAACTCATACTCTGGTAATTGCTGTGCTAGATCACGGAAAATATTCACTTGCTTTTCTGGTGCGATACGATGTGGGAATAAGATCAAGTCTCGTTTCTTAATCTGTGAATACTGCTGCAAGATGCTGGGCATATATTCCATGGGCCAACCAGTACGAACTATTTTGTCTGCAACATTGAATCCTGTGTTGAAATTGGCTTCAAGTAAGTTTTCAAAAAACATATCAATATGAAACTGTGTTGCAAAATAGTTATGATCGATAGCATGGAAGAAACTTTTTTCAGCGTGTCTAACCCAGGGTTCATCACCAATTAGTCTACCCAAAAAGTCCTGTGGATCGTATGACCCCGCATGCCACAAGGCATGAATGACTACTTTTGTACCCAATAGCTCACTCATGTATTTGAGATTAATGATACCGGGGTGCCACGCATCAGTAAAGATAAAGTGATCACCAGGTTTTACATGTCCAGCACAGAAGAGCCTAGCAATAGCTTCAACCTGTGTAGATTTGTAAACATTGGTACCACCAAAGTTTAAAAAAGCACCGGGTGTAGTAGCAGTAGGTATATCTTCTGATCCAGATATAACACGGAAATCGTATCCATGATTAGACAAAAGTTCAGGGATATGAGTTTTCCATTGACCAGTGTATCGAGTATCTACAGCTTCTAGGCCAACTATATAAATCTTCATTAATTTTCCAAACTTTTAACGTACTCTTTCCACTGTTTACTTCGTTTATTGTTTACGGCTGCAGGGTCGAACGGCAACAATTCAAACCTACAGTAATCATGATAGGCTTCGATGGTTTCGAAGAGTTTAACGACCTCGGGTTTCATGGTGAGGTATTTTTTGAGCCAAGCAGGTTGTGCCATTTTTTGTTTCCTTTAGTTGATTAACGATATTTAGGTTGATTAACAGGTGCTTCCGGCAATTTATATTTGATTAAACAGCCGTTTTCACCATCTTCACTGACTTCAATCCAAATATTGCGATCTGGATATCGTTCTGTGATCTTGTCATAGAGTGCGTCAGACATCATTTCGCAACTCTGATTATTTAGGTCCAGTATGCCATCACCATATAGTGATTCTAACCAACGCTTGAATTGTATGAATTCAAGGTCACGATCATTGTGCCATACTGTAATCCAAACAGTAAAATGAAATATGTGTCTATGCGGATAACCCAAAAAATTTACATCTGCTAGGCCGGGATCAGTGGAGGCCGCGGGATATTGGTGAATACCCTCCTTTCGGAAGGTGACCCATATCATACGTTCCGCGATATCTTTGGTTTTAGACGCACGTTCCAGCAACGCTTGCCTGCGTTGCTCAAGTATGCTTACAATCTTATCCGACATTACATTACCTCTACGATACTGCTGTTAATTGTGGTGAGTGGTTTTTTGGCAGTTTTTTTAGTCTCATAGTTTGTTTGAACATCAAGATGTCCAGTGTTGATTACTTTACTTACAGATTTCATCAATTTTTCCATTTTAATGTTACCTTGAGCTTCAAATTTTTTGTTGTACTCTGGACCGGCATTATGCGTATTTTTGCCGGTATTACCAACACTACTTTTGAATTTTTGCCAAAATGTCATGTTTTCTTCACTGTTGATAAATTGTATAGCTTTATCTTTATCTTGTAAAGCAAAAACATGCTCAATCATATCACGAAAGGTTTTCCGTTCTACCTCCATGTCAATTAACATTTTTGGTATAACATTATTGTCGTATTTGGCATTGGCCGACTGCACTGCTACGATATGCATCCAAATATTATGTGCCATTTGCAGTGTATAACTGAAGCTGTCCCAGCTAGTTCTACCTTCCTTGCCAATTTTATTGAGGTCACCAGGCTTGTAAACACATACATCAGACACTTTGATCGCGTCTGTAATAGGGCTACTCATGAACCCACTTTCAAATATGTCATCCTGAATAACCGCATCCGCATAGGTTCTTTGATCGGTAGCATATTTTTTATCGTCTAGACCACGTAACATTCTATAGGTCCAGTTGCCATCTTTTTCAGTGATAATATCTGTGTAGATCTGCCCATTAGCCGTAGCTAAAAAGGGACTCGCACAGTCATAACTAATAGTGAAATTTGGATTATGATATTTGCGTACCGCACGTTGTATGTCAGTAAGTACCAATGCTACTTCTAACTTGCTAGTTCCCAGGAAGTGCATCCAATCATGCACACCAGGTTCCAGCAAACCATCATGCATCATAGTAATTATACGCCTAAGTATGAGTGTAATATCACTACCATTCTGACCACCCATAGCCCAGCCATTAAAATGACGCCCAGGATACTGTTTAGGATCACAGTATTTTTTCATCACGTCATACCATTTATCGGCAGTTCCGTGGTCCATGCCCTGTAGCACGTTTAGAAATTTGGCTTTGCCTTTTCTATGCTTGATAAAGTATTCATTATTATATTCTGTCGCTGACAGTGCTTCATCAAAACTAGTGATACCTGTTTGCTTTACTGCGTAGGCGTCTTTGCTGATCCAACTAGGCACGTCCAAAATCATACCGTAATCCGCATATTCGTCGATCCACTCCAATACAGAACGACGTTGACGCTCAACAGTATCCAGTTTATCTTGATATTCCTTCACAAGATCAACTACTTTAACCTTAGGGTTACCATTCTTGTCTAGAGCAGGATTACCATTCTTATCCAAGACAGGTCTATTTTCTGTTTTTCGCGCCATACAATCAGCCATGCGTTGTGCTACTACTGGACCAGTGGGATCATTCCACTCACCCGCCCATACCCCCTTACCTATCTGAAAGCCACCAGAGTCAGCCAACATGAAGCTGGTGTTACGATCACGCTTGCGAATCATGTCTTCGCAGGGATCTTCCTCATGTATGTTTAAGTTGGCATGACCACCGCTGTACAAAAACCACTTATAATAAAACATGGCTTGCTTGTCATTTATAATATTGAGACTTTCCATGCCATGTGGAAATGCCTTGGGCATGCGATTGGCATCAACATAATTGGGGTCACTGCGCTGTCTGCCAATATAAGTGGTATAGAAACCACTCATAGCTGGCAGAAAAATCGAGTAATCGCTTTGATAGTTGGTTAAATTTTGCATTATTTGGTGTGTGGAGGCAACATATAGTTATATTTGGCAATGCCGCTATCTACTGTAATTTGCAATAGACCTTCGTCACTGAACATCATAGTTTTGTCGCCCAATAGTCCCATGATGCTTAACACTGACTGTACCGGATAACTCCAGGGTTTACTAATGCTGCCAGTGAAATTGTTTTCAAACACAAAGTTACCAGCATGACTACTTACATCACCCAGCTGGAACACTAAGTTCTTCTTTTCAGTCTTGGCCGTAAACAAGGGTTCCTCGCTGTGCGCTTGACTCTGAAACTTGAAACGCTGAATACTAGCCACACTGGGATTAAAAGTGATATTCCACTTTGGCGTATTCTTCAATTTGATAAATTTAAGTTTTTCGTTAACCACATCTGTAGTCATGAACCTATAAATGTTCTCAAAGTCACCAGCTTTGTTTTGAAAATGCAAACCGCTGGGTACTTCATCACTGCCCACTGTCTTTTTAGTTACACTGATTACTGCATCTTCCTCATATTCACTAATGTTCAATATGATATTAAGCTTGTTCAAATCTGGCATACCAAAAACACCAATAAATTCTGCGATTGGCGCGTTGAAAGCACCCTGCAAAATAATTGCTTTATCTTCGCTCACTGCTTCGATTTTTGTATCTTTCGTGTTGCCTGTGATTTTTACAAAGCCAATACTTCCCAAGCCCTGCGTGTGTGCTACTAGATCTGATAGATAGTCTTTCATAGTTTTCTCCAATGGAATTATTGTATTACATGTATTTAGAAAAATCTAGTCTTGTGTAGATTTTATTTCGCCTAAATTCTGTGATAATTTTATAGTTTGAATATCGCCCAGTCTTTTGCATACTACGATACTGTGATATGCAAATTGATTGTAACTAATGAACCTCATTTGAGTAGAATTGATAATGGGTAGATAGTCATGTAGTGTTAAACAACTGGGATATGGTTCTAATTTATGCCACCAAATAGGGTCGCTGTTGATAGCTGCTTGATGCTTGATATTTTCATTAATTAAATGCAATTCCATAGCCTCGGCAGCTTTTAAAATATCAATATCAAAGAAACTAAAAATAAAAGTACCACCCAGACGCAACAGTTGACCTATCTGTGTCATATACGCTTGTATATTATATCGTGGCAACATGTCAATATGACCAGTTGCAACAATTAGCCCAAACTGTCCTTTAGGTAAAGCGTCCAAGCTTTCTAAACTGAAGTTGTCATAATTATATTTTCTTAGTCGTTTGGAAAAATAAAAGTCATTGTTTAACATGGTTTGATATTTTTCCATTTTAGAATTATTTACGCAGGTATACAAAGGATCATTAGCTACCATAGTATTTAGACATTGGTCTACTTCACCTCCTAATATTAAACCAGGAAATTTAAAACTTACATTGTAGTCCAATAAGCCTTGTAAAAATAAAGTCAATTCATTATCTGTATTTGGGTCTAGGTCGCCAGATAGTGGGTAGTTGGTAAAAGATTTCGATTTAATATTGAGATTTTTCGCTAACAAAAGCTGTTTTTCTGATTTAATTCTCTTTATTTCCGCTTTTAGTTTCTGTAAAAACTCATTATAGTCGTAATGCAATTGGCCGGATAGATGGAAAATTTCATCTATGCGACCTTGCATAGGGTATAATTCTTTTTTAAGAGCGACTGGAGATATATCATGTAATTGACCAAGCATCTCACTAAATTCGTGCCTAGCATTTGTGGTTATTACTGGAAATTTGGCCATTATACGACTAATTTCTGTCTCGGTTTCAATCAGCTGCCTTAATTGTGCGTCTTTTATTTGTATTGTCATTCGAAGCTGAATAGATCGTTAATTTTTGTTTTAGTTGTGGTAGCATCACGTAGATTCCAGTCCAATATGCCCAAAAGATTGTCAATCTTTTGATCCACGATAGTATCTTCCATTTCCGCATTGTCAAAAGGCAGCTCTTTGTACCACTCTGGCAAGTTTAGCTGATCAATAGGATAGCCCACACTTGTTAAACCCAAGGGATTATTTTTGAGCTTACAAACAATGGTCTTCATGCCATCAGTGATCTTCATGCTGTGATTATCACCATGCATTCTTCGCAAATTGTTCCAGTTCATAGCTGCTCGAACATGCCCTGGCATATTTGCTTTGCCCAGTCGTTCTTCTTCACGTGTAAATTTGGTTAAATTGTTCACACGTTTTGGTGTTCCCATTTGCCAGGCAGGAAGATCGGAAAACTTAGCCTTAAACTCCTTGATCATGTCTATTACTTGTTCGCGATCTGCACCAGTTAACACTTCCATCAATACTTTGCTTAGGAAATCCTGCACAATTTTTGGCGTATCGCTGCGTTTAAGGTCCAGTCCCATGGCTTTAGTTTTACCTTGCTCACCATTGACATCCAGTCGCTTGCCTTCTAAGTCATATATCAATACCGCATAACGTTTCTTGGTGATATATAGCCCCTTGCTAGCGATTAGTTCGCGACCACCACGTATCAGCTCACCTAAACGTCGTGGGCAGTGGAAGTTCTGTTCCATAAATGCTGGAAAGCTTTCGTTAACCTGCTCTGCTATGGCATCATAAAGTTCAACACAAGCATCTTTATTCCAGACCATGTCACCGCGTTCAACTGATTCTTTGATAACAGGCCAAATGCTAAAATACGCACTATCAGTGTCAGCGTAGATATTACTTACACCCACGTGGTTATATTCGCCAGCCACCAACTCATTGATTTTGGCGTTCATGTGTTTAACTACTTGACGACCTGTTAGCGTGGTGCTTTGTCCAATGCGGGCATCAAAGAACCTACAGCCTGGATTCAAAATGGCACCATACAAACTGTTTAGGTTAATCTTTTTTACTAGCTGGCGCTTGTCCCAAAACGCTATTTCAGCTTTATCTGTAGCATCTTTCTTTTTGGCCTGTAGTTCTTTACGTTCTGCATACCAACGCGCCAATAATCCCGGTACAATACCATCACGTTCATAACTAAAGATAGTACCATTCGCACTTAGGGTCCATTTATTGTGACTGTCAAAGATCAGTCGCCACAATTCTGCTGCGCTGTGTGTAGTGCTGTCACCAGATTCCCAGTCTACAGTAATCTCAGTACCGCGCTCCTGGTTCATTACGGCCGAATATTCCAAACTACCAAACAAGCCTTCCCATGCTGCTGCAAAATGCGCGCCGCCATCGATCTTTTCCTGAATATAGTTATCAGTCATTATGGGTCGTAATTGTCCCACAATAGTTTCTGGAGCCATGTTTAATGCGCGAATAGCCGAAGGATACAGTGAGTTAATATCTATTGCACCAATCCACTCATGCATACCCTTTTTGGGATATGCAACATACGCACCCGCAGCAGGTCTATTGTCATCTGTGGCATATTCTTTGCGGTTTGGAATAATTAAACCCTGAGCATGTGCTTCATTGATAATTGCTTGCTCAGTCAGTGCCACTGCGCTCATGGTTTTTGCCAACAACACCGTGTTTTCATGTGCCAGTTCATTACTGAGATCAATAAATCTCAGCTTCTTGTCTAGTTTAGCCAGCAACATGGTATCCTGGCGGTTATAGTCTATGAACTTTTGAAAGTCTTTGTTGTATAACTGATCCAGTGTGCCTTCATAAGCTACCTTTTTCTCACCTAGCTCATATTCCGAAATAGCATCCAAGCTATAACTATGCATTTCATGATAGGTATAGTTGCGATATAGCTGCATGTAGTCCAAATGCACACGACCAATCAAGTCAAAGGTAGTTTCTTCGTTACCAAATCGTTCAAAGGTTCGCTTGCGTGGATTTTGATCCCATAAACAGAATCGTCGTATATCGTTTTTGCTTAATACGCGCACAGTTCTGTTAACAGTGTAGGGAATATCATAGCCTTCACTGTTCCAGCCGCTCAGTATGTCAGCATCATCAATTATTTCCAAGAACGTATTAAGTAGATCCGCCTCAGACCTAAAAACCAAACAGTTTTCAAACTTGTTGGCTATTTCAGCCGCAGATTCATCACTAATATGATTGGGCGGTATGACCAGTGTGATTAACTGATCCAACCAATCCAAATACACACTGATTGCAGTGATGGGATTGAACGGATCTGTGGGCGAACTAAAGCCGCGATCCTGATCAAACGCGACTTCAATATCAAAAAACGCGGTTTGTAATTGTGGTGCTGCTGCGTTAAGATAGTTCTCACTTAGGCATCGCAATACGGGATTGATGTCACCTTCCCAAATACGATTATTGCTGTTAATGCGCAGCTCTTTATGGAACTCTTTGCTGTTACGTGTTGTGAACCTGCTTACCGGCGTGCCATAGATAGTTTGAAATTTTCCACGTGGATCATCGTAGTAGAACCTATATTCGGCAGGATATTCAGTAAATATCCTTTTGCCATCTATGCGTTCTACTACATATATACGATCTTCTTCTTTGTTTAGGTAAGCATCAACGTAACTCATTAAACAGTACGTCCCACCGTAGTAAGAATGGTTTCCAGCAATTCGTGATCTTCGGTTTCTTTGCCGAATTCGCTTTTCTTAGCAATTTTAATTGCCTTCTTTAGCACGGCAGGTTTAATTTCCATTTCTTCTGCCACTGCTTTGATAGTATCGTTTAGTCCAGCGGTCAAATCCTCGATTTCTGTAAGGACCGAAATCCCTTCATTGAAAAGCTGATTTAGTTTGGCCTTTTGTTCAGCAGTGATTACTCTGTTACTCATTATAAGTCTCCTTTGAAATTAAATTGTATATGAATGTGATGATTAAATCTAGCAATTTGAGCAAAACTAAATTACTTGATATTTATAGAGTAGTGTTTGATGGCACAGCTTCCTGCCGCCACAAGCTGTCTACGCTGCGCAAATGTTTTAATTCCGCGGTCAAATGCAGTGCCTACAATGTCACGCATAACAGCAAATTGCCCAGCAAGTTCAGTCATAAAATCATCAGGTGGTCTAGTGCAATGTGCTGCTCTGTGATAAAAAGTGCGACCACATTGAGTGAAATGCTTGGGCTCAATGCCACGTCGTTCTGCAACAAATGGTGTAATGCCACTAATCATTAAACATTGTTCCGCGGCCGCTACACATTCGGTACGTGCTAGATAGCTGTCTTCTTTGCTAGTGGTGCGAGTTAATAGATCGTAATTGTATTGTATACAGTTGGGTTTGTCAAAATTTTTGGCTAGCAATGCAACCAAATATGCGTTCACGCTGTCATTAAGATCAAGATGGGCTGATGATTCCGCTTCAATTACCAATTCTCTACAGGTCTGTAGATAGATTTGATAGTTGCTCATGATCTATTCAGGTTTATTTCCTCATCGCGCAATGCAGTGTAACGAGCTTCTAGTTCACGCAGGTCATTTGCGGCATCACTTACACCATGCCAGTCAGCTTGCTCAACCTTCATTAAAAGGTATTGAATATAAGCGTTACGCTGCTCTTTTGGGCTCATAGTTTGTTATTGATCATTGCCTTTGCATCAGTGCCAACAATCTTATCATAGTCACGCATGCTTAATGTGTTACCTGCCTTGCCCAAACTAATTAATCGTTCTGCTACATCATGCAGCTCTAAGTCAGTTTTGGCATCTTCACGTGCGTATTCCATAATTCTAATCAGTAGAGGGATATCCATTTTTACGGCATCAGTTGGGTTATTGATTTCTGATGTAGTCTTAAACAGTTCTTCTGGTAAGGCAGCTTCATCAACTAATTTGGGCGTAGCTTTACCATACGCTGGATCTTTAAGTTTTTTCATAGCAAGTGGTAAATTAGTTTTGATGATTTTAGTAGCCTTTTTAAAATTTTTGCGTTTGTCCATGGACGTGGCTGATGCCATGCGTTTACCAAAATAACTCTTTAGCGTGTCTCGGGACAGTTCATTCATCAAATCTTCGGTCACTCCCGATTGTCCTGATCCAATTAGTCTTTCAACTAATTTAAGTTGGCCATCGTATGTTTCCGCCAATCCAGACATTTCTTCATCATCATACATATCATTGCCATCATACCACCAAATTTCAATAGCGTCTGACTCTTCCTTTGTCAGCTTTCTACCTGTGGCGGAAATTTGGTTAACTAGATCAATATAGTATTTGGCTATCTTGGTGTATTTCTTTCTAATCCTGCGCCATTCTCTACTTTCTCCAAACATTTCATCCATGTCTTGAACATCACCTACTAGATCAGCGAAAACATTAAGACCTAAAATTGCGTCAAATGATTCTCCGGGACGTGTCAAATATTCAACAAGTTTCATGTTTTCCTCCATGCTTTCCTTCTTAGCTGTTTTTGCTGCATCGCGCCAAGCTTGTGCAGTGGGTGCGCCCTTAGTTCCAGGCTTGCGCATACGCTCCCCAGATCCCTGTTTGATTCTCCTGCGCTTGGCCTGTACATTGGCATACAGTCCTGGCTTAGCTTCTGCCACGTCCTTTTCGTTGGGTTTAGGTACAGGATTGCCAGCTAAATCCTTATCACCGATGTAAACTCCCTGTTCATCATGGCTTAGCGGATTCTTTTCAAACGGTTTGCCTTTACGTGCTTTACGTGCTGCTTCCACATCCTGTATGGCATCTTGCCAATAGCCTTCCGCCACACCTTGCTCTCTGGTATATTGTCTATCACCAATGGTCTCTAAAGAACCAGAAACAACTGGATTACCATGAGCATTTTTCTGAGCTTCTTCTCGCGTCTTATAAGAAGCCAATACATTGCCATCTAATTTTGATACAACATGATGTTGATACGCCGAGCCTTCCGCCACACCTTGCTCACCAACCTTCTTTTTGTACAATGGATTGGCGCTGCCTTGGTTTTTCATTTTTTTAACATCTCGGTCAAAAGGTTTATCTAAATCTTTCCAAGGAGTTTTGGAGCCTTCCGCCACACCTTTCCTTGGCTTTTCTATCCAACCACCTTGATCTATTTTGAATGCTCCTACGAGATAACCATTTGTTAGACGAGCGGCATACATATCTTCGCCGGAGTATTCTATCTGTGATCTTGGCCAAACTTTACTGATTTTCTCCTCCCATTCGCCCTGATGATCTATAAAAATTCTATTTCCAAAAACATGCCAAGTTTTACCGCATTGATGGCATTCTTTCTCACCATCACTGTAGGTTTTGATATCGGTACTGTAACAGCCCGGGCAATGTGTACTGGTAGTAGGTTTGGCACCTGTACCTGACTTTGCTTGTCGTTCCTGTTCACGCTTTTTCTTGGCTTTTTCACGGCGACGTTCGGCTGCGACCTCAGGATGAACATATTTGCCGCCACCAGGCTTCTCACCACCGGCCCAACCATAAGTGGTGCGGAACCATTTGCCTTCCGCCATTTCCTGCTTGGTACCTTGGAAGTGTGCCCATGCTGTGGATTCATCTGCACCAGCATCCAACATACGTTTAGCTTCTTTGGCGCGTGTTAGTACCGCGAATGCGTGTTTGCGTTGTGTCTTTGTCAACTCACTGGACTTTGCTGTCTTCATTTCACGTGCAATGATTTTGGCCAGTTTAGCCCTTGTGTCTCCGCTATTTTCTGTCACACCTTCAGAAACTCGCCATGGATTATTTTCACGAGTAACCGTACCTGGCATCATATTGTCGTCAGCTACTTGATCCCAGCTTGATTCCAACCAATGATCATAACCTTTTTTGTCTACATGCAATCTAATAGCTCGATCCAATACCTTGTATTGCTTTTCAGCAGGAATACCCATGCGTTTTAAATACGGATACATCCAATCTACGGGATCGCCATCAGGAAATATATTGCCCCAGACATTCTCGGCTTTACGCGCAATAGCGGCGTAATCAATTGGTGTCTTTTTAACTCGCTCAGGACGTGGTGCTGGTGGTACGTTTTTGATTTTTAAGTCGGGATGCAACTGTTTCAAAAACTTTTGTTCATCAGGGGACTTTTTACTCCAAACAGCATGTTCAATACTATGTGCCACAGGTTTAGCTTCGTTGGTGGTTTTGGGTTTAGATTTTTTTGGCACAATGTCAGGGTTTTTAAGCGCCCATTCTGCTTTGCCCATTTTATAAGCCGCCAAAAATTCTCGTCCTGACATGTTTTCATAGTCTTGACGCTCGATATCTCTATTCTTTACCGAACCCTCATTTAACGGCTGCGACTCTTCACCAAATAAATCTAATACATGCATGTTTCTGTCCTCAGGATATCAGTATTTATACTAATATGCAATCAATCATCAATAGGTAATAGTCTTTACTGCTGAGTTTTTTAACTGATAATTTCATAGTATCCACTGCTGTGAACACATAAACACGCCCATATTTTAGCGACACGGTGTCAGCACCAGCATGCAGCTCATAATGCCCTTGATCGCTAAGTGGTATCGCAATACGAACACAGTCAAAGTCCAGGGCTTCAGTCTTGGCCAAGGTGAGAGAATTAACTGCCGTTTTTTTGTATAGCTTTGCTGATACTTTGACTAGTTTAACACTAGTGATGTCAACTGGAAACCCACTAAGGCAATCCCAGTTGTTCACATTGCATTGATAGTACCAGGGCACTGCCGTGGCATGATAGCCACGGCGGATTCGTTTGAGTTCAGACAACCGACTTAAAACGTAGGTGTCCACAGAATTTGAATAAACAATCATTCATTGCTTTGAAATTACATAGCTGCTGGATCGCCCAAGTCGTGCTGTTTAGCGTCACGTGAGTCCCACTGTGCTTGTGCATCCTGTTCAGCAGCCTGTTGATATTCCGCACTGTAGTCTGGATCAGTGATTAGATACTGAATCATGTGATCGTCAACTTTAGCAGCAATATTGTTACCAGTTACAGCACCACCAGTTAACTTAACATGTAAATGTCCGGTTTGTGGATCAGGTGTAGCGATATAATTTACATATCCCTCCACTTCTTCACCATCGTCACCAATCCAAGTTACATCTGTGCTGCCTTCAAAACTTTCAGGATCGAATCCTTCGTTTACCTGTGCTTGGTATTTTTTCCAAAGACTTTCTTCTAGTGGATTGTCGTTTTGACGTGCATTACCATTGGGTGTTTGCACTTGTTTACCAGTCATTGAAACAACTGGATTCTCGTCAAATACTTGCTCTGCTGGTTCTGTGGTAGCATCAGCAAAGTGTCCGTCTTGTTCGCTTTCATCCACCATTTCTTCCATACCACCGCAGGCTGCACCATCCATTACTGCAATCTCGGGCACATGTGCCGAAGTTTCGCCACCGGCTAAACGCATCAAGTCACGCATCATGCTGGCTACTTCACTGCCGCTGGCTGCACTTGCATTAATACTGATGTTTGCTGGTGTATGTGCACCCATTGTGGTACCCATCATGCCGCATTCATTTAAGCCAGCTAGTTTTCTCAAGTCAACCAAATCATTGGTCTCTGTGATCATTTTGCTTTCAGTTAGGTTTTTAGCTTTGCGCTCAGTACCTTCACGAACTAATGCGCTTTCAACTTTACGTCCCTTACGCAATGCTGCAAAATCAGCACCGGTAATTGCATTGGTTGGCTTGGCTGCTTTAGCAATCTTCATTTGCTTGGGTGTTAGTTTAGTTTCTTTTACTCCAGTGTTCTTACGTGCGCCAGCAATTTTGTCAGCATAGGTAATTTTGTTCGTAGGCTTTGCTAATGCTGCGAATTTCTTTTGCTTGGGTGTCATTGCTGTTTCTTTAACTTTGCTTTTTTCGGGATGCATGCCATAGTATGCTCCCAGCGCCATGTCCTTGCGCTTGGCTTTGCTCTTACCCTTAAACTTTGGGTTCTTGCTCTTTTGGAAATCACTAATGATCTCACCAGCAGGTGTTTTCTTAGTGATTACTTCTTGCACTTCTGATTCGGGCAATGCACCTTTTGGTCCAGCAATCTTGTAAGGATCCTGCTTTAAATTCTTTTTATTGCGCATGTGAGCTTTGTATTCAGGACCATATTTTCTCTTAGTCAAAATACCTTCACCAGACTTGGCGCGTAAATCAGCGCGGCGTGCTAGCTCATCGCTTTCATCCAAATCTTCTCTGTCATCATCATCTTTTTGTTTGCTACCACCATAACGATGACCCTTGACCATACGTGGCTTTTCCTTGGTGCCAGCTTTGTCTTTGTGCTTTTTGCTTTTGCGTTTTTTAGCTGCGCGACGATCGTTCAAATCGTCAATGCGACCTTCCACGATGTGTTCTTCAATGACCTGTAGGTTAGCATCACCATTTATCTTACGTGTACTTTCCAGGGCCTGTTTGACATCGGGACTGGTGTTTTCTTTGCTTAGTTCAGTTAGCTTGTTCAATACGTTTATCATTTTCATGGTACAGGTCCTTAACGGTTCTTATATGGGTCTGGAATCTTGTTTTGCGTACTGCCAACAGGACTCATCTTACCCTGCGGTAAATCATTCGTGCTTTTTGCTTCGGTGTTGTTAACTACTTCAAATTCATACTTGCGTTTCTTGCTGTCAAAATCTTTTAGTATGATCTTAATGTTTTCATCACCATAAAGTTCTTTTACTTTGGGATCACTTTTATCATAATCCTGCATTAGTATGGGCTTGCCATCTTTTTCGTCCAGGTCTAAACGAACAGTATCTTGCTCTTGCGCTTCGCTACCAACATAAATGTGATTGCCAGCACATTTGCAACCCAGTCTTACAGCTTCTTTTACCTGTACATCAGTTGCTGGGTAAGCTAGTTCAGCTTCCATAGCTTGTACAGTAACAGCACCCAAATGTTCAAAACCCAAGGGATTTTGTTGAATGGGCAGTCGTTTTGGTTTGCTTATGTTGACCAATTTGTATGCCTGTAGTTGTTGCTCTATAGCATCAATTTGTTCATCAGTTAGGCTATCTACAGCAATCTTTATTTTAAAACTGTAGGTTCTTGCACTTTCGGTTAGGTAATGGGTTAGTGATTTCATTGTCTTTATCCTATCACAATATTTATTCGTTTTCATTCTTTTTTGCTTCTGCAAGTATAGTTTTTAACAAGCTATTACGATCTATTACCGTAGCTTTGCCCTCAATTTCCTCTGGTTCTGCAGGTTGCGCCCCGGCCGGTGCTGAATTATTTGTTTTATCCAGCCTAGCTTTTTGTATTTGTAACTGTACCATACGCAGTTTTTTGTCTATCTTTGCCTGTTTGGCAGTTATGGCATGTCCTAAAAGCACACCAGCAGTTTGAAATATTTGCCCACTGATGCGCGGTTCTACATTCATTCCTAGATCCATGAGATCGTTAAACTTGTCTTTGGCCAAATTAGCTAGTTCGTCTAGTTCACTGTCACTGGACTCTAATGCTCGCACTTGCGGCAATGCATTATCTATTTTATCCAAAGCTGCATCAACTTCCTCCAATACTTCTATGGGTAAATTTTCTTCTAACTGAGTGGGAGTTGGTGGTATGTTGAACAATTCTTCTAAATGTTTGGTCATGCTGTATTTACCGCTTGCGAGCAGCGCCAAAAATTTGGTTTTCGGTTACTACTCTAAAGCTCATGCCGGCACCTTTGCAAAATGCAGTGGCAGCACGCCATTTAGCTTGATTACGTGCTACTAGGGCCTTGTCTCTGATGCTCTTAGCTTCGGTTAGTGATGCTTCTTTGCTGGGTTTGACTTCCACTATCTCCGCATGATTTTGACCCTTGCGATCCTGATAAACTACGAGAAAATCCGGTATATAATTTTTCTTGTGCCCAGTTAGTGGATCTATATAGGGTATAACTACACTTTCACTGGCCCAGGCAATTACCGCTGGATTATTATCAAACAATCGCATGACCCCATATTCCCAAGAACTTCTATATAGAGGCGCTCTTGTACCAGTATACTTTTCTGGATTCTGTAGTTTATATTCACCCTTTAAAAATCTATTGGCCATTAGGGCAAAAGTGTTCTATCTACTAATGCATTGCTGCGACGTACTGTTCTAAATCCCAAAAAGCTTGTGTTTTTTCTATTGAAATTTAGTGCGGTAACCATGAACATATTAATGTCTTGCATGCTCATGGTCCTAAAATTATCTAATAGTTCGTTTGGGTCTAAGTTTTGTGTTTTAACTACTTCAATTAATGCAGCAACAATATTAGCTGCGGCCAACTTGTTGCCATTAGTTTGTTGTTCAAAAAAAGCTATAGCACTGTCGTAGAAATTCTGACTGACTCCACGTTCTTTCACAAAATATTCTTCAAAATATCTCTGTGTTTCTGGTTTGTCTATTACTGGTAAATTGCTGTAGTTGGCCATAGTTTATGGAGTAGCTTGATTAGGTTTTTCACTGTTAGGGCTGGGAAATTTAAATGGGCCATTAGCAGTATTACGTATAACATTGCGAATGCTGTCTATAGATTCCTGTTTGGCCACGGCTTTAAAATCAAAGTTTTTAAGATTTTGACTAGCACGTAGTGCACCCAACGCAGCAGCACCAAAGTTACCTTCTCCCAAATTATCTGCAATGTTTGCGGCACTATCAATAAGGCCACCTGGACCCAATATACTTTTTGTTCCACCACCCAAGGGACTTAATGGACTTGGCTGTGTGTCATAATGCTGTTGTGCAAATCCGCTTACATTACCACTGCCTACATATCCCTGACTATACTTCACAGTTTCATAACTTACACGCATGGTATGTTCCATTGTGCCTGTGCCCTGACTTACATCGTGCCTACCATGTTCAAAACCGTCAATCTTGGGATTAATTAATTCATATAAACTGTATTTTTTCAAACTAAGGCTGTAAATCTTTATACTTGTAAAAAAGTTTTGCGCAGCACCGGTATCACCACGTATTGTATATCCCCACTGATCAGTAATTCTAGGATCATATGTGTTTATAACTTTATACTTGTCAACGCCATAGTCTGTATCTCTGTAATAATATTTAAGATAAGCTTGCCATAAATCACGAGCTACGTTTTGTGAATCGTCATGCATTACTAACTGTACCGGTTCGTAATCCAGTTTACTCTGCACAATCTGTTTGCGGTTATAAGCATTTAACACTTTGGTGTTAAGTTTGTATTTGGGAAGGTCCACACTTTTTACTAACATTCCTACTTCTAATTTTTTTAAGCTATCCCAATTTTGAACCAGTGACCTAGCTGATGAATTAATATTGAAGTATACATGATAAAGAAATTGTGTTTTTGGCGACAGCTCGTAACCATTTGATACAAACAATTTACTAGCATGTTGGTAATCACGCATATTCTCGCTTTGGCCCAGGCTCTTTAATAAGCCACTGCCAGTGAGACCGGTTATAGGTTTAAGAATGCTATCTAATATGGACATATAGATATTTATGCATAAGAAAAAGCCCGGTTTTTGAAGCCGGGCTTAAGATTTCTTATAGTTATTATTAACCAGTTACTACAGTACCTAATGCACGAGTTACTGTAGCACCAACACCTGTGCCAACTGGCGTTTGCACTGCGTTGTCAAACTTAATGGTCATTTGAATTGTAACTGGATCATTGCTTTTGTAGTCTACTGTTTGGTAATCTACTTGACTCACTAAGCAACCATACAGTTCCCAAGTTTCTAATACAGTGGGAGTGCTTGCACCATTGCCGCCATCCAGCATTTCGCAACGTGTGATGAACTTGTAGTCAATACCAGAAGATGCACTGGCCTGTTCCATGAAATCAAACTGTTTCTGTAGCTGTTCACCAATCAGTTTGCTGACCTGTCCCTGCATGTCGTCACGGAAGGTTACTGTAACATCCTGCCACTCTGGCTTACCAATTAGCTTTACTTTGCTGTTGTAAGTATCAATTACGATATCACCAAAGCTAACTGTGGGACGTTTAAAATCGTTAACTTGCTTTGTTAATTCTGTACGTGGAGTACTGACACCAAAGTTTTCAAAGGTCACTCTAAAACGATATTGCAGTTTGGGCATTAACAGGCCCTGGCTGCTGGCGCTTTGATCACTTGCTAGTGGTACTGTAAATTTAGTTAAACTTGCTACTGACATTTTTGTTACTCCTTAAAAGGATACATTAATATTTATTTGATGACGGGTTTTCTGGTGTCTACTTATATCAGGTATAAACTACGTATATAATTAGACATATTTTATCTTAAATACTTTTAATCACAAATTACCAGTAAATCACTTATGACCAAAAACGAACTTAAAGAGTATTTTGAAAAAATAGCTGCCAAGGGGCGCACCAGACGAGCTAGGCAAAATTTAGAAATAATTAATTCTCTAGATGCTTTGTATCCTGGTGTCAGTCTCAACTTACAGATCTATTCCATTGTGAACAATACGTCACCTTATTGTATTTGCTGTGGTGTAACAGTCAAATCTTTAGGTAAACAAACCTGTAGCACTAAATGTAGAGATCAAATTTCCAAAACACATGATAAAGTTAATGCACGATTAACAAAATTTAGAGCCACCAACCTCAAAAAATATGGTGTGGATAATCCGCAGAAATCTAAAATCATACAAGTAAAAAGAACCGAAACTATGTTGAAGAAATACGGAGCAAAGGTTTCGCCACGCACTGCTCAAAAAGCCAAAGAACGAGCTTTAGAATTGAATATAAAAGGCAGGAAAACATTGAAGGAAAGATATGGGGTAACTAATGCCGGACAGTTGTCTACTCATTTAGAAAAATGCCAGCAAACATTGTTAGAAAATTATGGAGTAAAGCATTACTATTTGAGTGAAGAATTTAAAGCTAAAAGCGAAGAAAACCGTTGGACCTCTTATCAATTATTCTCACCACCGTCAATTAAGTTATTAGATATTACAGCCGATCAAGAAAAAACAAATTTATTTGAGAATCCAAATAAAGTAATAAAATTTTCCTGCGATTGCGGCAATGTTGACGCTTTACCTTCAGAAACGTACAAATGGAGGATACGTAATGCTGGCACACCTTGTTTGTACTGTTCTGGCATCAACAAAGGCAGTTTGAAGGAACAACAAATCAAGCAATTCATTAAAAGTCTAGGATTAGAAATTTTAGAAAATAAAAAATTGTTAGGTAATCAAGAGATTGATATTTTTGTTCCAGAAAAAAAGATTGGGATAGAATTCAATGGGTTATTTTGGCATAACGATACTAGGGTTGATAAAAAATATCATTTTGAAAAATTATGCGCAGCTCAAAAACAGGGTATTAAATTAATTCATATCTTTGAAGATGAATGGGAACACAAGAAAGAAATTGTAAAACAAAAACTCACCTATGCATTAGGGATGTCCAATGAAAAAATATATGCTAGAAAATGCGAAGTGAAAATTATTAACAAAGAACAGGAAAAAGGTTTTTTAGACTTGTGGCATATTCAGGGCTCCGCTAAATCTAAAATTAAACTTGGACTTTATTTTGCGAATGAGTTAGTGGCAGTAATGACCTTTGCAGCCTTAAACCCAGCCAAAGGGGGAAAGAGAAAATGTAACCACTGGGAATTGGTTAGGTTCTGCACAAGAAAAAATGTTGTGGGCGGTGCAAGCAAGTTATTTACTTTTTTCATTAAACAGTATCAACCACAGCATGTAATAAGTTATGGTGACCTTAGGTGGGGCTCAGGAAAATTATATCAAACTTTAGGATTTGATTACCAAGGCAACACTTCTCTCAATTATTGGTATATTGATTTGAAAAACCTAAAACGTATTCATAGGTTTGCTTTAAGAAAAAATAAAAAGGATGATCAACAATTGACCGAATACGAAAATAGATTAAAACAGGGCTATCTACGAATTTGGGACTGCGGTAACAGCCGTTGGACATGGACTCAAAAATAAAGGGGCCGTAGCCCCTTTATTTTGTTTGTTGCTAATTAAGTACCTGCTGCGATTGAACCAGTATTCTTAATACGCACTGGAATATAAATAAATTCCACTGCTTTTACTGGTTCAATAGCTACGTCAATATACAACTCATTACGATCAATGCGATCCGGAGTATTATTTGTCGTATCACAAATTACCAAATAATCGTACAGACCACGTTTTGCCACCAAGTCGTTCATTAAACTTTCAACAACCTGTTTAGCTTCATCGCGTGTAATCTTGTCGTTGGGTTCAAACAAGAATGGCTTGACGATTTGCTGCAAGCGTTCACGAATGTAAACAACTAAACGTGCAACATTGATGCGATCCAGTGCGCTGGCGTATGGGTTCAAGGTCTTTTGTCCATACACTACTAGGCCTGTTCCAGGCAAGTAAGTAATTGGATTGATCTTGTTCTCATAAAGTGTATCACGCAGTGCTTCGGTAATACCCACCGTCTGTAGCTCACCCGTAGCTGCATCAATATAACCTACACGAGTAGCATTATCAACTAATCCACGACGTAATCCTGCTGGCGCAAACCAGGGGAATGCCACATCATCGTTGCGAATAATAACACGCAATGCCATATGACTTGGTGGTACCAAAATTTCTGCATTACCAGTTGTAAATGGATTGCTAGTTACACCGCTAGGATAAAAGACGCCAACATATGGATCAGCATTTGTAATGCTGTCATAATCATTGCCCAGTGCCCAGTTCTGCAATACAGTACCATTTGCTGCTAAACGCATAGGAGTATCAGCAATAATGAACGCAGTAGATTTGCGATCGTTATTCAACGCAATCATTTCATCAGCTAGTTCAGGATAACCTGGGCAAGTGATCAAATTAAAATTACGTTGTTCTTCACGTATTTCAGTGCTGGTACTAACCACAGCGGCCATTGCACTAGTAATGATTACGCGAGCTGCTTTGCGTCCCATGTATGGGCTGCCGTCGTTTCTGTTTCCGCTGGCATTTACCCATGCATTAGTGTAGTCTGGCAACGTATCATCTGGAAAGTCCGTAGCATTGAAGTAATTGTAAACAAACTTTTTAACATTGTAGCCACTACGACGTGTATTCCACAACAACATGCCACGTGGATAGTTTGCTGCAACTGGTGCATCAATATCCAAATGATTGCTGCTTTGTAGTGATACAATGGTGGGTTTGTCATCGGTAATTACATCAGTGGTGCCGTTAGTTGCCCAACGGGCATCTGCAAATAAAATACCGTTTTCAGTAGTTTGATCAGTGTTGTCAATCAACTGCCATTTGCCCATGCCACTGACATTATCATAACGATAAATCTTAGGATAATTTTCCAAATCACTGGTATCAATCCACAGATCACCGTATACCAATGCTGAACCATCTGTTTGTGTTTCTGGTTCGCTTGCACTAACAATGGGACCAGCTGGATCTGTGTTGAATAGATTATATCCACGAGCATCGTTGGTTACGTTTTTATAACCTTTCCATGTATTACCATCGTGAATCATAATATCAACTTCATTGGTAACACTGTCGTACCAATATGTACCAGTCTCAGGATCAGTGCTGGGTGTTTCCATGCTTGCTGTATAGGTAGCTGCTACCCAATTGCTGCCAGCAAGAGTTCCGTTTGCTCTCAAAGTTACATAAGGTGTGCTGCTAGTGATACCCAATGTCGTCAACGGAGTTCCGCTTGTGTTATTAAACACAATATTTCCGCCTTTGGTATGAGTAAACTGTATAGCACCAGCAGTTGTTATAGATACTGTTAAGTTTTCAATATTAAGTGATTGAATTGCGGTAACTAGATCAACAAGGCTAGAACTGGGAACAGTTACCGAAGTAGTATTAGTAATACTGGTGCCACCAACTACACTAGTACCAATTGTGAAACTGGCTGGGGTGCTTAGGGTTGGATTAGTTGCCGTGCCAGTAATTACCGTAGCACCATAAACCGCACGGGTGTGAAGTTCAAACTCCGCCACAGTTGGTGATTGTCTCATACTGTTTACTATCACTGCAAAAGAACCCTGCGCAATATTGGCACCACCACCAGCAGGATCTAATATTGTGTTTAGATTAGATTCTGTAACTGACAGAGTTGCTGCCGACGTATTCCATGTTTTAGTTAAAGAGTTATAGACCTTAACCACATAATTTGCACCAGCATTTGGACTAGTTGTTTTAGCCCACACACTGCCACTGGGTCTAGTATCGGTACCACTGGTTTTCCAAGAAGGAACCTGTGTATGAGGCTGAGCTACAAATGTTGCGCGTTTATAGAATCCTGCCGTAATACCTAAATTGGCCAACAATGTTCCAGTACCTGCAGTAATGTGAATTTGACCGTCCACGGTGCTGCCATCACTGGTTGCTGTACTGTCTGCACAAATTTTTAGTACACCATTGTCATTAAATGCAGTAATACCAGTTATAGCTGCTGTATTAATTCTGCTGGCTACATTAGCAATAGTAGCTGCTGTTAAAGTAACTTCCTGAGTGTTAATAAACAAACTATGCGAAGCGTTAATACTTGGGTTAGTATAACCACTGATGATAGCAGGAATACGGCTACACCAATCATCGCTACCAACTTCTTGCCAAGTGTTGTCATGGCATTTATAGTAAACTGAATTTTGTGTGCTGGCTACTACAATAGCGTAATCACCCACACTGCCAATAGTTTGTAGTGGTGCACCAGTTACTACTGAACCCACAAGCTGGCTAACAGATGTGATCAAAGTTGGGCTATCAATGTTAACGAAGGTTTTTGTATCTGCGTCCCACTCAAACAGACCCCAACGTGTGTCTGCTAGGTCCAGCCATACAGTACCATTTGCTGGTGCTGCGGTTGGACGAACACTTGTACCAACCAGCTGTGCTAGATCAATGTCTGCACGTAGCATGTAAACACGATTGCTGACGCCCAATGCGCTATAAGCAGCCATCAGTCCGTATTCGTTAATTTCATAGCCATGTAGTGGCGTACCATTGCTGTCTTTATAAAATTGTGGTGTGCCGAATGTAGAAACTAGTTCACGCTGACTGCTAATTAAGTATGTTTTACCAGCATTGGCCATTAGCGTTCCAGCAGCGGTAGTGCCACTGGGCGTAGTTTTGTCCTGAGCTGAAGCAAAAATAACTAGCGGCACTGTTGCCACTGCTGTTGGAGCATAAATGCTCTCGTCAATAACCTGTACACTTACTCCTGGGGATACTAGTGATACCATAATTGTGTTCCTCACGTTAATAACAATATTTATTTAGAACCCCAAAATCAGTGCTGATTAGGAGCTAAGTAAGGTGATATTAAGGTTTTTCAATAAATACAGAATGAAAGTAAGGGAAAAAATTAGACCAACTTGTCCAGTGTGCCAGAAAAAACCTTGTGCTATTAACTTAATCAGGTCTGGCGTCACTTACTACCGATCCAAATGCGATCGTTGCTCAAGACTGGGGCTAGCTAAAAATCCTGCTTGGATGAGATCAGGCTACAAGAAGAAAACTTACTGTGAGAAATGTGGCTTTAAGAGTAAGTATCGTGAGCAATTACACGTTTACCATATAAATGGTCGTCGTGGTGATACCCATCCCACTAACTTAAAAACTATTTGCCTAAATTGCGAACTGGAAATAGTTAAAAGTAAGACGGGATGGGCTCAGGGAGATTTGGTGCCAGACTTCTAAACTATGGCACGAACTTGGGTGTATAGATCTTCCAAGCTACCATTGTTGTCAATGTTGTAGTCAAACTCATGCCCAACCCAAGCCCACTCACTTTCGTGGATCCGGTACCGAAACATGCTTTCTTCTAGATCGGCTACGATGCGCATAATGGTACGCTGCTCATCATTGGCCCGGTTATAGCGTACCGCCCAGTCGTACCAAACAGGCCTATCACCACGCTCAACCCACACCAGTTTAGCACCAGCATTGCGTAAAGCTTCGATCTCATTGGGAAATCTACAGTCAGAAATCACGATGTCATCGGTGGTTTTGCGTAGTTTGTTTTCCAAACTAGCTACCCAGATATTGTCGTGAAAGCCTCTACGACCTACCTCAGTGCCCCACTGCTGCAATATCCAACGTGGGGTTAGGTCTGGTATGTTCAAATGCTCGGCCCACCACTGATCCACTTGCTCACGCCAAGCTCTGCTGGCTTTAGTACGACCCTCCAAAAGCTCACGGTCCCAGCCAAAGATCACACTTACCGCATCTTTGAGAGTACTGGCAAAGCTGTCACGTCTAAAGCCATAGTTGTTTACGAGATAGTCAGCAATGGTGTCTTTACCTGACCCCTGCCAACCGCATACTGCAATGATTTTGCTCATAGTTAGATCCTTTGTGCTATTGTAGCATCAGGATCTGCGGTGTCAAATTTTTATACGCCGTGTTGATTTTTGCGACGCTTGGGCACTGGGCTTGCCTTGTTTACTGACTCGTGCTCTTTGCTACCCTGGGACGTAAGTTCTTTGTATGGGTAACCCATTTTATTATGAGCTTTTTTAATGATGTCACGATCAGCGTCAGTGTAAGACAAAGTAACCATGTTATCGCAAGCAGGACCAGTATTAGTTATATTCTCTAAATGTTCTGGACTGCCAGCCATTGCTACACCCAGCCTATATTTGTGATAATAATTGCTGGGACCTTCTGGATTTGCATCAAGACCAGATTTTACAGCACCAGGAATAGCATCCTTGTGATCTTTATGAAACTCCAACTGCTCCATGATTTCTTTAAATCTCATTTAAACTCCGTAACGGTTCTTTTTCTTTTTGGGTAGTGGACTCGTTTTATTGACGTCTGGGGTTTCGTGGCTCATTAAATCATCACTGAGCTGTTCACCATCAGTTGGTATTGTAGCCATTGCAGCGGCCACCATATTGTGTTCCTGTGGCGTATAAGGATGAGCAATATTGAATTTCTCTACCCAACTACTGGCATCTATACCATCAATCTTGCCGGTACTTTTACCATCTGACATAGCCATAGCCATCATAAAACGATTTAAGTGGTAAGTTCTATCATAGCCACCAACATCACGCATACGCCACATACCAGTATGCGATGCTTTGTGTTCATCTTTCATTTTTCCGTCAGGTGCTGTTTCAACTATAAATTCTCGTGCTCTCATATGTTTATCCAATCACGAACCAGTAGGGTTGAGAACCATCTACATAAAGTTTCAATTCTTCTTCCAGTTTATCCATTAATTCTTTAGCTTCTGTTTTAAGCGTGGCGCCATTTAGGCTTGTGCCACCCTGCGGACTAGCTATAGTATTGAACTTTTCTCGCGCTTCTCCCAGTGTATGTTTCGCAATAGCAAAAGCATATTCTTGAACCCAGGGAAATATTTGATAATCTTGCAATAAGGTTATCTCTGGTTTATAGTTATTGCACCATAACAATACAGTTTCTGATATTTGATCTTTATTACCACTGACCCAACTCATATTGCCAGTTGCATCGTCCAATTGAATTACGGTACCCCCCACAGTATCACTTATTGTTATAGTTCCTGGTGCGCCATTGGTTGGTATAGACTTTACATAATATTGCTTGCCAGATTCTACGTTACCAAAAGTAGTATTAACGAAGGTAATGGGAGCATTGACCGTTAGTTTTCTTGTATCACTTACAGTTATGATATCACCAACGATAGCAGTAGCAGAAGCGGTACCACTTGCGCCGCCCAAGTTTGGCATTTTACGAACTATGGTTAATTGTTTGCCCACGCGGTTCCAGGTAAAGTTCACATGTCCACCAAACATACGCATTGCCAGTTCTTGATACTGAGTAAACAGTTCATAGTTGACTAGTCCACCAACGCGACCTGCTACCAACATATAAGTATTCAAATAGCCAGAAGCAAATGGTTCAAACTGGCTTGCTGTGGTGCCAGTTACACTGCCTATGCCACGACGGAATACTTGACGCACTTCCAATATTTCCTGTGGCAATGTGTAAGACTGAACCTCACCAACCAAATCTAGAAAGGCATAGCTTTCTTCTGTCGCGTTTGCAGCACGTTGCCTATAACGTAGAATAGACTGATCAATGGCCATGTTGTAATGTTCTGCGTCTAATTCAACATCGACCATGGCATCGCCCAGACGCAATCTTATATAATCTTGTATTCTGGCGCGTAATTGTGCTTTGGATTTGTTTAATTCTTCGATACTGGCCATATGGTTTCCTATCCGTTATTTATGCGCTGTGATAGGAATTAGGCCCAAAAAGATCCCGAGTCATGCCCGGGATCAAATTACCTACTTAGGACTTTTATTATGCGACACGCAGCAACAGTGTATCGGCGTTGATCCTGCCGTTTAGTTTAGTGCTGGTAGCTTTGATCGTATCCATAAACTTGCGCAAGTTGACCTTGCCAGCCTTCATAAGTTCTGGCAATTTTTCCTTGGGTTTACGCACAGTTTTAGCAATACTTTCGCGCTCATTGTAGTTTTGAATCGTAGTGCCTTTGACCGTAAGTGTGTTACCGGATTCAGCTACATAGCGTCCCAGTTTACGAGTCTTGGTATTAAAGACCCAGAGCTGTTCAGCTTTTACAATTTCTGTAGGGCTAATACTGACCAAATTAAGTTCTTTGTATTCGCGCAAAAACTTCATACGGCTCACCGTTTTTTCTGCACTAATGGCCTTACGTTTACGTGGTTTCTTGTCCAGGCTTTTCAGCTTGACATAGTTATCCAAGTCGCTAAACGTTTTCTCAAACCAAGCCAAAACACGTTTTAGATTAGCGCCCTTGAGAAAGGCGTAAGCTTCGGCCAATTGCGGATCAGCGTCTTTGGCTTTGCTGGCCTTGATTTCAGCATAGTCACCTTCGTAAAATGCACGAATTTTGGCTGCAACAGGACGGCTAATTTGCTTCTCAACCAAATACTTGTAAACATCCAACTTACCTGCACCTGTGGTAACAGCATCGTCCAAATCACCATCAATTTCACCCGCAATATCACGAGCTTGATTAAGCATACGTGCTTGAATGCCATCAATCAAATTGACCACAGCCTTTTTGCCTGTTTTAACTGCGGGCACAGTTTCCGTTTGGATCTTTTCCAAAACGCTGTCAGTTTTGGCCGACACTTCCTGCACTTTGCGCAGAATGTAATCAATATGTTTCTGTCGCAGCGGTGCGCCACGAGTATGCATACGCACCAAACCGCCCAGGGTTGAGATACTTTTGCCGTCAGGACTGTTTCGATAAGCTTCTATTTGAGCTTTGGTAAACTTGCTGTTAACCTGCAGCCATGCTTCAATTTCCTTTTTAAACTCGGGACCACTAAAAAAGTGTGCATAATAATTAAGCCCACGAATAATGGCATGCTCAAGCTCTGCATCAGTGAACTTCTTGCCATGCCATTCCGGCTCTTTACCTATATATTTTTCGTCCACCAATTGATCCGCAGTTAGTTTGACCACACGTTTGGCTCGTTTCATTGCTTCTCCAATGTTAAAATGGTATCAGTATTATATATGGTTTTGGATACCATGTCAATACCGCTAAATACTTGATATTTAAGGATTTACTAAATTGCCCAGATTATCGCTTTGGCAGAATGGTGCCCACAGCAAAGACTACAAATTTATAGATAGCCGTATCAGTGAAATGTTCACGATAGGCGGTACTGGCATTAATGTACACAAATATCTAGGCCCAATCCAGCAAACTGGCAGCACAGATGCTACCAAGCCGGACTACATTAACCAATCAGCACAAAATATACAGGATCTATTGTTCTTAGAAAATAGAGATAGGAAATATGATACCAGCGTCTACAATCTACGCGGCATATACCAAACCGCAGATGTTGATTTTAACTTGGAGCAGTTTGGTATTTTCCTTAGCAACGATACCCTGTTCATAGTTTTCCATATAAAAGATACAGTAGAGATTTTAGGCAGAAAATTGCTAAGTGGTGACGTATTAGAGCTGCAACACAAAAAGGATTATTGGAGCCTGGACGAGACCATACCTGTAGCATTGAAGCGTTATTATGTAGTTCAGGATGTAGCGTTTGCCAGTGAAGGCTATAGTCCAACTTGGTGGCCACATTTATTACGTGCAAAAATTACACCACTTGTTGATAGCCAAGAATACAAAGATATATTGAATAATATTACCGCAGGCGAAGATACTACTGATACCTTGGCGCAAATTTTAAGCACATACGACAAAAATATTAATATAAATGACGCTGTTGTAACTCAAGCAGAAGCAGAAACACCACAAAGCGGTTACGACACAACTCAGTTGTATACAGTACCAGTTGAAAATGACATACAGGGAAATCCTGAAACAGTAATCGGCGCTGATGGCAGTACTGTGGATACCGCAGTGACTACACCAGACAAAAGCATTGAAGGATATTTAACAGGTGATGGGTTAGCGCCTAACGGTTTTCCGGTTACCAGCGGCATCAACTTTCCCGACAATCCCACTGTGGGGGAATATGCACTGCGTATGGATTATTTGCCACATAGATTATTTAGATTTGATGGCCGACGCTGGGTTAAAGTTGAAGACGCAGTTCGTGATAATTACACGCCTGGCAGTGGTACTAACTTCAAAGCTGCATTCGCTAACAATACTGCGAATGTAACAGTAGGTGGCGAGACAGTTCAAAGTCGACAGGGTCTAAGTAAAGCCCTAAGCAACAGGAATAAAATAACATGACCGCAGTTCCATTTTTTTATGATGAGCAAATCAAACGTTACCTTATACAGTTTATAAGACTGATGAGTAACTTTCAAGTTCAATTTGGCAAGGACACCGAGGGAAATGTAACATTGCAAAGAGTTCCTGCACGTTATGGCGACAGTAGCCGTCAAGCTGCAAATATTCTTCGCAATAATAGCGAAAATACTTTAAACACAGTGCCCATGATTAGTTGTTATATTTCTGGACTAGCCTATGATCGTGAGCGTGTACAGAATCCCTATTTTGTTAGCAATATGCACATAAGAGAACGTGCTTATGACGAGCATACCGGTGAATATCAAACTACGCAGGGTAACGCTTTTACTATTGAGCGATTAATGCCGGCTCCATATAAGCTAACAATTAAGGCAGATATATGGACCAGCAATACAGAACAAAAACTGCAAATTATTGAACAGTTAGGTTGGTTGTTTAACCCCAGTATCGAAGTACAAAGTACAGACAACTACGTTGACTGGACCAGTTTAAGTGTAGTCACATTAACTGATACCAGCTGGAGCAGTAGATCTATCCCGGTTGGCACTGATGACCCAATAGACATCTTTACATATACTTTTGAAATGCCAATCTGGATCAGCGCACCAGTGAAAATTAAAAAACTGGGCGTGATACAAAAAATCATAGGCGGCATATATGATGCTCATGGCAATTTAAATCTAGACAATATTGATCAATGGACCTTGTTAGGCAATCGTTCTTACTATACACCCATGAACTATGGCGTTATACTAAATGGTAATCAACTTACTCTACTAAAATACCAGGATACAACTAATCCAAACTTAAGCAAAAACGGTACAAGAGACAATTGGCGTGCTCTAATCAATGTGTATGGTAAACTCACGGAGGGTATAAGCCAAATTCGTTTGTTGCAGAGCGATGAGGAAACAGAAGTAATTGGTACGGTGGCATTTCATCCTACTGATGATAGTGTATTATTGTTTACAGTAAATCAAGATACCATACCTGTTGACACAGAAGCTGCGGTTAATGCTATAATTAATCCACTTACTAAAGGTCCTGGCGCAGGATTACCAGCAGCAACTACAGGGCAACGTTACATTTTGACGCAAAGCATAGGTGATGCGGCCAATATTGATGGTGCAGATGCTTGGAAAGGCACAGGGTCACAGGATCTTGTTGCCAATGCCAACGATATTATTCAATATAATGGTACTCAATGGGTAGTAAGTTTAGATTCTAGGGAAACTTTGGAAATTAAATACGTAACAAATATTGCAACTAATCAACAATATAAATGGACCGGTAGTCATTGGATTCGCAGTTACGAAGGTGAATATAAAAACGGGCGTTGGTCTATAGTTTTATAAGGTGTCATAGTGTCAATTCAAGCAGTAGGTACGTTAATATACGCAAAGTCGACAAATAGGTTCCTGTTTCTTCTACGTAATGGTGTGGGTTATACTAACACGTGGGGACTAGTAGGCGGCAAAACTGAATTAGGGGAGACCGCTGCCGCTGCTTTATTACGTGAGATCCGGGAAGAAACCGGCAGAGATTTAAGTAATGCTAAAATAATACCCGTTGATCTTTTTACTAGTTTAAATGAGCAATTTACCTATAACACATATCTTATACTAGTAGATAATGAATTTATACCCACACTAAATGACGAGCACAAGGGTTATGCTTGGTGTGATTTAGAATCTTATCCCAAGCCATTGCATCCAGGCGTATATGGCACTTTTAAAATTGATGAGATACAACAAAAAATACAAACTGTGATTAATGCAGTTAAGTCTTAACAGTTTGTATATCGTAAATTAACAGATCTCTGCGTATACTTTCCTTGATGGGTTCTACGCCGTGAAAACTATTATTAGTTTTAAAGAAACCAAATAACGTATTAGGTTTGAAGGGTGCTGTTTTTACTAATCTAAATTTATGGAATTTGTGATGTGGCCCACCTTCACATACAAATTTAGAATCAATGGGCTCATACATACTTGTTCCCAAATGACTTAGTGTATCATCTTTAGGCAAATATAGCAATAAGGTAAGTACTTTCTTTGTGCTATCTGTATGTGGACCTAACGCATAAGTTGTGCTGTCATAGGTATAAAGTGCTTCAGGATATAGCATGGGAATCGTCCCAAACCTGCTGCGAATATGAGCATCAAATTTTCCCAGTACTATATTTTTAAAATCGGTCAAAAACCAAACAGCTAATTCTTGCCAAAAAGCCTTGTAACTATCCGGCAACTGTGGCATGTCAGGTTTCAAACTTAAAACACGTCTGGTTTCGGGATACGCACTACCTACACGCTTTAGTTCTTTTAGTGTGGCAAGGTAGCGTTCATCTATTTTGTTGGTCATCATTGCTTCATACAAATCCGCCGGCAGAATATTATCTATCTGCAAGTGTGGATACGGAGTTTCAGTTATGTTACATTCTACAAAACGATGCTTAACATATTCAGTCGCGTGTGAAAACATATTCTGCTACTCCTTTGAATGCACCAGATTGTCTTTCTGCGGCTGCGACTTGAGCAGGGTCAAATTTGTACCCATTGTCAGCCAAGAACTTGATTAGCTGCTGATGGTCTTCGAGGTTTTGATTGATTTCAATTATCAAACTTCGAACATTACGTAATGCCCCACGACCGCCAGCAATGACCTTAGGTTCGAATCCATCTACATCCAGTTTGATATGCGTGGGTGCTGGCAATCCAAATGCTATCAAAGCATCAATTCTATTGCTAACACAACCCTGGCTGTATTTAGGCGTCATGGGTTCGTGTTTAAAATCAACTTTGTCGTCTACACTGTGACAACTACCGCCGTAGTCAAAGCTGCTGAGATGCAGTTGTGTTATCTTAGTTTCATCACTCAGTGCTATACAATATGCATTTACAAGATCCTGCACACCATTTAAAACAATGTTACGATTCAGTATACTGTAATTTTGTGATTCTGGTTCAAACGCATATACTTTTGCTCCTGCGATTTTAGCAGCAAAAATGCTATAAATACCTATATTTGCACCTACATCATACAATACATCGTTGGCGGTAAGTTTTTGCAGCCATTCAATAGTGATAGGTTCTTTAGTGAACATACTATTAGCACGCCAACGTGTAGCATCATTTGGTGTGGCGTAAACTAATTCTGTATTGTTAAAAGTAACCTTTGTTAGATCAGTTTTTGTACTTACCATGGACTTTTCTGGCAGCTTGGGTGCAAGAACTATATGCAGTTCCTTGTCTTTACTTTCTATAATTTTAGCCACTTCAAAGAACTTTTCCAATCTAGCACGCCACCAATCAGCACCTTGTTGAATGAGATGTGCGTTTCTGCCATCTGGTAGCGTTTTTTGTGCAGGGAAAGTAGCTATGATAACGTAAGCAGTTTGTAGAGTGCAACGAGCGATGTCTTGTAGCACATTATCCAACAAATCTGGCTCTATGTGTTCCAATACATCTGTACAAATTACAAGTTCGGCGGGACGCGGCGCTGCATCTTTGCCCGGTATAGCAGGATCATATTCCCATATTGGAAACGGCAATTTCTTGGCTAACATACCTTTGCCGCAGCCGTAATCCAATATATTTTTGGTATTCATGCTTTCTGATAGTTTAATTACTACATCTGCACGTTTTGCGCCGCTTACACCATAATTGGGATTTTGCTCATGCAATGTTTTGTTCAACTTTAAATATTCTTCAGTAATCACTTTGGGATTAATGTAAGCTATTTCTTTCTTGGGCTTTTTAAGCTGATTTGGTTTTTCAAGTTTTTTCTCGGCCATATGTTGAAGTAATCCTTTTCCATATAATGTAATGTTGACTTCGGGCATTTGTTTTAGTTCATGAAAGAACTGTCTAGCGTATTCCACTAGTGGCTGTGTAACCTTGTACTCTACGCCTTCATAATCTGTTAAATAATATCCTTTGCTACCTTTGGGATGGAATTCTGCATGACTTTTACCTTCATTACTCATACTACAATCCATACCAAATACATGCATGTTTACAAATCCAAGGAAACGCGCAAGTACCATGGAGCGTAACCCCACATTGCTACCGCCAGTTAAAATGTATTCGCCACGAGGAAATACTGTAGGTAACATTTGTGCGTTATCACCGGAATGTATGTGCCACAACTTTGTATTGTAGCCCTCTAAGTGGTCCAGTAATTTAGGATGGCAACAACTTGCTATCAAATATTCTGTACCAACTTGTGGTGTGCCCATCAAATCAATTTTATGCTCGCGTGGGTCCACTTCGGCATGATGGGTTGGTATGATATCGCGATCAACCAAAAATTTATGGCTACCGCTGCCAGTGAAAATGTATTTAAACTTGCGAATTTCTTCCCAGGTATCATTTAGGCTGGGACCAAAACCAACTATAGCTATGGGCTCATGCGTGATGGGACCTGGTTGTATGCGTGGACGTATTCTTGCTATATTTTCACGCATTTGAGCATCGCGCTGCTCTAAGGGTATACAATAAACGACGTCTAACTTGCTTTTTTCAACATCGTCTATGCGTTTTGGTTCTTTGATCTTGTCTGCCATAGTAGTAATAATATACTACTACTTATCAGCTTAAATTGTAGGAGAATTATTTCAAACCAACTATGATTTCTATCATACCATCGGTACCATAAAAATCTTCCAGTGCTTTGCCTATCAAACTACCGGGTTTGGGTGATCGTTCGGCACGAGCTCTACCGCCAGTTGTGCCCACCAGCAGATCTCCCCTATTGATAGGACCCAAAACTTTGCAAGGTACACGTCCCAATAACGCAACAGGTACGACATATGAAGCTGTTAGTGTTGAGTTCATTAAATAAGCAGGCTGTCTACTAACAACTCCCACTATCTTGTTGGTTTCATCGTTTTCACAGGCCGTTACTTCCGTTTCCGTACCAAACTGTAAAACAGTACCAGGTTCGTAGTTAGCATCGGCTGTGTAATTTTCTGCTAAGTCCGCATATACTGCGGTTACGCCACTGCCAGAAAAGTTATTTGCCGTCAAGTTACCAGTGAACCTCGCGGTTCCAGAAACATCTAAAGTGTATGCAGGAGAGCTGGTGCCAATACCTACGTTACCAGTAGAAATAATACGCATACGTTCTGTTGGTGTGTCGGATCCACCGGTATTGTTACCACCAGTCGCAAATACCAAAGCACCAGCAGTTTCATTAAATGACACGCTGGTATTACCATATGAATTAGTTATCCATACACCCATAGTGGAACCAACACCAGAAGTTTCCAAAATTAACTTATTGTTATTGCTGGCCGAGGTTGATGCAATCCTAGCAGGTTTTGAATTTGAAGAAGATACTGCCAATAGTTCTGTAGGTGAGCTTGTGCCTATACCTACATTGCCATTAGTATCCACACGTAATTTTTCAGAACTTGCAATTTGGAAGATTTGAGCCGCATAGCTGTTTAATACAAAGTTATTACTGCCATCAGAACTTATAGTTTGAACATTCGCCGTGCCACCAAACGAAATAGAACCATTCACGTGTAGTTTGTTAACAGGAGTAGTGAGTCCTGTTCCAATGCCCAGATTCGTACCAGTAAATGTTAGCAAATTACTTGTAGTAATAGCTTTGCTGCTGTTCAAATATACAACCGTGTTTGCATTATTATCTGATAACGTAACAGTGCCGGTGAATGTTGGACTTGCTTTGGTTGCAAATACACTTGTAATAGCTGCACTGAGCGCCAAATCTGCGCTAACTCTGTTGGCAGTTTCTACACTCACTGCGTTGCTAACAACGCTTACTGCATTGCTTACCGTATTAATAGCACTCTGTAATGCGGCACTTGCTGATTGGCGGTTTGCTACTTCTACCGATACCGCATTACTTGCTGCGTTGGCTATACTAACTGCATTTGCTGCTGCCACTGATACAATACTCACGGCATTGCTTACCACACTTACCGCATTGCTAACTGTGTTTATTTTTACTACTGCGGAATCAATCCTAGAACTTAATTCGATACCTACACTAAGAAGTTTATCATTAAATGCTGATACAGTATTGCTTAAGGTATTTACGGCTGCATTAATTGCACTAGTATCACCAGCTGCCGCACTTACTGCGTTTATGTGTGCTTCTAAAGCTGCACTAGTTGCAATTCTTGCACTTGTTTCCGTTGCTACGTTAACATTTACTACGCTAAGTGTTTGACTAATCACGCTAACTTGGTTGCTAATGGCGCTAATTTCTTGATTGATAGAAGCTACCGCCGCGCTTATATCTTGTCCATTTAGATTTAAATTGCCGCCAATATAAACATTTCCGTCAATGCCAACACCACCACCGCCAGATATAACTAATGCTCCTGTGCTGGTTGACGTTGCCGCGTTGCCGCTGCTTAAAGTTAATCTATTTGTATCGTAGCCAACGTTTGCTGCACCTTTGACTGACGTACCAGAATTTTGATAGTACGCGAATTGTCCAGAAGTTCCGGAACCTACAACTCCGCTGCCACCACCGCCACCACCGCCAAATGGATCGCCATTGGCCAAATAGTAGTTGTCTGTATATAGTGCGCCAGCAAAAATATTACCAGCTACACCAGCACCACCGGCTATTACAACAGTCCCTGATCCCACGCTAGTACTGTTCGTTACGTGAGCGAAATCATATGTAGTACCATTTAATGTCGTATTACTATTAAGTATTGCACTTATTTTATTTGCAGTGCTGACTTGGTTTACGCTAATAGTATTAAGAGACGCACTTACTGCGTTTACATGTGATTCTATAACGGCACTTGCGGCCTGTCTATTTGTTATTTCTGTTTGTAATGCTGCACTAACTGCATCAACCGCAAGTTGGCTAGCACCCATGTTATTGACGTTGTAAAGTTCGGTAAAATTGCTGTTTACTTTGACAAAAGCATCTCTTATACCGTCACCAGTACCGTCGTTATTTTGATTACCTATATTGACACTTAATCTACTCATGAGCACTAATCCTGTTAATATAGTATTTATTTGACCACAGGATTAAATACCGCTCACTATATAGTTGAATACAAATATTCCTGTACTATTGGGTAGGTTTTGGTTTTGATGCATTTGCATACTTATCTGGCGCTTCTGCAAAAGCAGCAAATATCTGTTTTATACCACTAGGATTTGATACTAGGCCACGTAATTTAAATCCATTTGATAAAATGTCAACATTCGTTGAAGTGTTGCCATCACCGGATAATTCCTGGACTGGATTATTTGGATTCAGCTCAGAATTTGATACATTAAACCTGTTACGAGCTGTGTCAATAATTGCCCAATAGTTTGTTTGCTCTACTGCTTTCATTAAAATAAAAGCAGGCCTAAATCCACAATAAACAAATGTGCCATCGGTACCGCCATTACCTATGTAACTACCAAATTTACTAAAACCCGGCACTTCTGCCCAACAATAAGCAACATAGTTGTCATTACTTTTATTAGTATTTTGATAATCGGTTTGACCCGTACCACCAACCGAAAATACTTGGTTTGTAGGTAAGGTGTTATTGAAATTGCCAGCTCTTGTATAATATGCAGTTGTTTCTTCTAAATAGGGAACATTTACCGCACCTTGATCTTTATGGAATACCGGCCACTGCGCTGACCCTGTAATTAATGCGCCAGAAGTTCTATTCTTTATGATTATAAAATCAGGCTTAACCCCTAAACCATGAGCGATAGTTGCGCCGGCTTGTCCATTGCCAGTATACGTTACAATACTAAATTTACTTAGAGTGTTTGCCGAATATGTAGAACTAATAGTAGCATTATTTTGTCCAGCTGTATTTGTAGTAGTGTTATTCCCAGCTCGCCACACCCAGTCAACATAAGTTTTTCCTGTGGCATTTTGGCTTGCATCAACAGTATATCCGTCATTACTAAACCCTGTTATAATATTTCCAGTAACTTCCTGTGTCACTACATTAGTGCTCAATAATTTGTTCACACCACGAACCGAATCAACCAAATAATGATTGCCGGTATCGTTTCTTATTTTAGTCCAAACCAGATCAGGTTTGAATCCCAACCCTGTAACTGTCACAGATGTCCCTGTTCCAGTTCTAGTTATCACATCAAAATATTTGTTGCCTTTGTATATCTGTGGCAATTGCAAATTGGCATTAGTCCAAGCTTTAAATCCAGCAGGAGGTAATCCGGATCCAGTATAAGTATTTCCTGACCCTGATACATAAGCACCACGGAATGACTGTTGACCAAAATTGGCGTAGGATATGGTACTATCATAAACACTGCCGCCTGGTGCGAACACGCTAGAACTCTTAACCGTGTATGTTGTTAACGGGTTTGTGCCTGCGGCTGGATCTCCTCGGTTGCCACTGCTATTATTGTACCAAACACCATTGCGTCCAGCCCAAAATTTACCTGTGTCAGCATCAAAAGCTATCATTATCACGTCACTTGTGTTCCATACCCCACTAGGATCTGGGGAAGTGAGATATGTTAAAGAGTAATTACCGTTATCGTTTAAATAAATCCTAGTATAGCCATCGCCTGTGTATGGACCAATACTTACGCCCCAACCTGTTACCCCATCTCTACCAGGATAGCCGGTCACATTTTTATTGTGGGACAAATCATGTATACCCCAAACTGGGTAACCGGTATTTGTAGTTGCGCCAGTTCTTACTTCATAATACCATTTGCCTTTGTTAACCGTCATTGTTCCCACTGCTGTGCGATTTCCATCAGCTGCAACAGAAAGTCCGCCATCGGCTATTGTAGACGTTGATGGGTAAACAGAATTCCAAACACAATAATTACCAGTTGGTTGTATTTTGTTACCAAAAGCGGATGGGCTGTCTTTCAAGCTATCAAAATCTTTTTCGTAAATGGCTGGAGATAATAAACTTAAAGACCCATCAGGATACCAATTTATGGGCAAATTATTCCCATCTATTGTAATCTGTACCATACCGTTGCCACCGCGGCCGCCACTCCATGTTCCTTGATTAGGATATGCAGGATCTCCCGCGCCGCCGTTCCCAACAAAAATTGTAATATTTTGTCCAGGCGTCAAGTCACCTACTGCAAAAACTTTTCTGACATAAGCACCAGAGCCGCCGCCGCCGCCATCGCCGGTTCCATAATCATAACCGCCAGCACCGCCACCGCCGGGCGCCCAGCCTGGTGCACCATTGAGACTGGTTGCTCCTCCCGGGCCACCGCCGCTGGGTGCTGTGGCGCCAGCATTGCCGCTACCACTGTCACCATTTGTGTTAACTGTTCCGCCCGAAGCTGTGCCCCCCGACCCAACCGAGAACACAGGAGAGCCACCTGATCCACCACCAGCAGTCAATGTTACTGTTCCTATAGGATGTGGGCTAGTGATTGAAACAGTAGTAGTCTGTCCTAATCCGCCGCCGCCATAACCTACACGCCCAGCACCACCGCCACCGCCCGCGCCCCATGCCTCTATGGTTATGTTACTTGTGTAACTTGGTACCACAAACGTAGTAGCACCTGGCGTGGTCAATCTTGTGATTTTTTGTCTTTGATCAAATCCCAATGATACAGGATATAAATTTCCATCTGTATATGTTCTAATATCAGTAAAGGGTAAATAAACACCATAAGTGCCATAGCCACCGGTGTATTTTTTAGCGATCCATTCGCCAGTCTTGTAATCTGTACGCCCAAACGAAGCGGGTGTTAATGCAACACCATCAACATAATGAAACTCTGCTAGATTACCGCTGAAATAATAGCCATAACCTTTGCCTATATTTTGTTTATAACTAGTATTGCCCCAACGCGATACTGTGCCAGCATTGATACCATAGCCTGCATATCCGGGGTAAAATTCTAGAGTTTGCCTCTGCCCATTTACATAGATTTTTAATCTTTCTGCTTGGGTGGCGTTGGTTATATCACAAACTGCTACGATATGATACCAAGCATTAGGGTCTCTGAATTGTGCGCTGGTTCTGACCCAAAAGTAATAACTGTTTGGATTACCGCCAACAACGTTTACCCAATCAATGTGATCGTCTGCATCGAAAAATATATTTTCGCCTGCATAGTAGGCACTTGGATTGTCGCCTGCTTGTAATAAACCAGATGTGCCCATTTTATTGCGCTTGCACCAAACGCTCACGGTCCAGCGTTTACTGTTAGCTGCACTTACTGCTGTTCCCAATCGTGTGCCAGTTACGCTCCAGGTCACAAAATTGCTGCCTACTACATAATTACCAGCAGCACCGCCAGAACCTGCTAGATATGCGCCACTACCACCCAGAGGCCAACCCGCACTTGCATATTTTTGTTGGCCATTGGTTCCTGCTTGACCTAAATCACCACCGTTGCCGCCATAGTTGTTACACTGATATGTTCCTTCAGGAGAACCAAGTCCACCAGTTGTTAGGGTACCATTGCTTCCAGGATAAGCACCTTGGCCCGCTGTGCCGGCAACAAGCCCTGCACCGCCGCCACCGCTACCACCTGTAGTATATGCACTGACTGAGTATGGACCGCTGCAACCAATATCACCGCCGCCACCACCGCCACCACCGCCACCGCCAGCTACTGTACCATTATTGCTAATAGTCACATAACCGTTGGTCCAAATAGCGTCACCACCAGGCGTTCCGTTAGTGCCCGGTGTTCCCTGATATCCACCTACACCACCTGTACCACCCGCGCCAACAATATATGCACCACTGTTTACAAAAACAGTAATAGCGCAACCAGTTGGAAATCCGCGTATATCTAACGCTGGCAAGTAAACACTGGTGGAACCAACTTTAATATTATTGTTGATGGTTAAATTTACTGTGCAAAGACTATAACCATCGTAACCGGCAGTTTTAGCAGCATCATACAGCACATAGTTGTTTGTATCAGCACTAATAGTTAAATTGAATGTAGTGGCCAAAGATCCACCGGTAGCTGCTTGCGTAGTTAGATTCTTAAACAAATACGAACCGCCCTCGCTTTTAAAACGCAAAGATTTGGTTATCTTAAAATGATCTAGTTTTTCTGTGCCACCAGCTGACTCATTAAACATCTTATGCTACTTCCTGTGCTCTGCCTTGCTCATACATATATGTGCCATCACTAAAGAAACTAAAGAAATCAACCGCTCCCGCCGTCGTTGATAAGTCAGGAGAACTTCCGCCAATCCATTTATAATTTGCACTCCAACTTAAAGTTCTATTGCCAGTACTATCCTGTATTACCATAACTGTGTAGAAACCGCCATCCAATAAATTAGTTGGCGTTGCCATAGTCGCGTTACCTGTTAAGGTTACGCGAGCGGTTTGGCCATTAGCCGTATTCCAGTTAATAGTGGAACCATAAGTCAACGCTAAAGTTGGTGAGTACCCCACATTTGCTGCAAGATATCCTGCTCGCAAAGTTGTACCATCATAAGTTAAATTGGTAGGGGTCTGTGATACTGCTGCACCAGTAGAAACATAATATGCTAGTCTGTTTGCTGTACCACTATTAACTGTGCCGCTACTGGATCCATAAGCAACACCATTTGCATAATATAAGTTATCTGTATACAAACCAATATTAGCACGTAATTTACCCTGAACCGCTACACCTCCCGAAACTACCAATGCACCTGTTGATAAACTGGCTGCATCTGTGGTATCAGTGATGCTAGTGCTCTTTGTAATTTGCAGTGTCGTTGCAGGAGTTAATGTCAACGTACCAGAAGCAGAAGTTACTATACCCGCACTTAAATTTCCAGAAGCTATGTTGCCCGATACTGTCAAGGATGATAGTGTGCCTAGACTTGTGATATTTGTCTGCGCCGCAGTTGTAAGAGTACCAACAATACTTGTACCACTTAAATTACCAGCTGCTACGTTACCAGTTACTGCAAGCGAAGTTAGCGTACCCAGGCTAGTGACGTTTGGCTGCGCTGCGGTACTTAATGTTCCCGCTAGTGTGGTTGCAGTGGCGGTTCCGCTTACGGTAAGACCTGTCAACGTACCAACGCTAGTGACGTTAGGTTGCGCTGCGGTGCTCAATGTTCCAGAAATATTAGTTCCAGTCAAGTTGCCGGTTGCAACAATATTGCCACCAGCATAAACGTTGCCAGATACGCCAGCGCCACCGGAAACTTTTAATGCACCTGTGCTAGAACTTGTACTTGCGGTAGCATTGGTGATGGCTAAATTTCCGCTTGTACCTGTATTAGTATCAGATCGCATAAATTGCGTGCTGTCTAATCCATCCAATAAATCAGCGTTTGCAACTTTTGCATTAAGTGTGCTGTTTAGGTTGAGACCCGGCTCTATAGTTGCAAATCCGGTGATAGCTGGGCTGGGAGTAAATGCGGCATCTCCACTGAAAATAGCTACTACTTGACCGCCAGCATTAATGTTAACCACTGCGTGTGTTGTTACACCGTCAGATACCTTAGCTACTTCCTGACCAAATCTATAACCAGCAGAATATAGTCCCAAATCACCGGTCCAGTCAGGTCCTATTAGATCCCAGCCCGATCCATTGTATGTTTTAAGTTGTTTATTGGTGGTGTCGTACCATAAATCACCTACGTTTGCGCCTGTTGGGGCTGAGCCATCTGCTGTGGCGCTGCCAATGTTTTTCCACGCTGTACCTGTGTAAACTTTAGGTAGTTTGTTGCCGGAGTCATACCAAAACTGACCCGTCATAGGTTGACTGGGTTGTGTGGTATTTGCAAAATTTTCCAGCATTTTGACAAAGTTTTCATTCAAACTTTGTCCATAATTCGTGTAATTTTTACCAATCAGCGCGATATCTAGCGTAGTAGTATCTAGGCTGCCATCAGTTACAGTGGCTACTGTTCCACCCGCTGTTTTTGTAATAGTATAACTCATTGTTGCTAATCCTTTTATCTAATGTATTTATAACTAAACAATATTTAAAATTTGATGCCCAACATTGTTATCCAAACGTAATTGTCCAGGAACCTACATTAGTCCATTTATAAATTTTGTATCCTGGAATAGTGCTGAATGCAGGAGATCCCGTAGTTGAGATTGCGTTTGGATAAGTATCTGGGTATCTAACTATTACTACACCATCAGCACCTGATGCTCCGGAATAATTGTTATAGTAGAAATATCCCCCTCCACCACCGGAACCTGTATTTGCAGCACCTGTAGTTGGAGGTCTACCATAACCTCCGCCGTTGCCGCCTATACCGGATCCACCAACGCCATAGTCAGCACTATGATCTCCAAGAATACCAACATAAGCTCCGCTGCCGCCGCCCGCTGCATACATGACCGAAGTTCCTGTGATTGCTGAAGCTATGCCAGGACCACCATCATATCCGGTACTAGCGCCACCAGCGCCACCACCTCCACCGCCCCAAGCAGAAAAGTAACCATCGTATCCCTGTCTAGGCTCACTTTTATATGGACTTCCTGGATATACGCCATAACCAGCTCTGTATGCTTGATATAATGCACCACCCCCAGAGCCGCCATCTCCACCATGCTGACCAGCAGCTTGAACACTACCACCGCCACCATAAGCAGATAAATTGTAAAATGTTGAATTTCCAGCGTCGCCAATTGATCCTGCCCCCACAGTGACAGCTATTGGGGAACCTGTGGGAACCTGAAGCAGCGAGCCGCCCACATTCGTCAATAAACCACCAGCACCACCACCGCCTCCCCATGCGCCAGATCCGCCGCCACCACCACCAACAATGAGATATTCCACAGTAACTACACTAGGCCACACCTGTTTCCAACTACCACTGTTTTTAATAAAAACTGCTGTGGGAGTTTTCCAAACACCACTTTGTTTAATGTATGGTACAGAAATTGGCTTCCAAACACCAGCATGTTTTACATAGAAGTTGCGTGCCATATTAAGAAGCTACCTGGTACCAAACATCTCCATCACTTCCACCAGAAGGTGCACTTGTACTTACATATCTAGTTCCATAACCATTAGAAGTCGGTCCTATAATAGTTGTCCATGATAATATCCCACTACCATTTGTAGTCAATGTTTGACCTGAACTTCCATCAGCACTTGGCAAAGTATAAACTGCAGATCCAGCCACCGCCGATGCTTGTAATCCAACATTACCAGACGTTGCTCCAGATAATCTTAAAATAGAGCCAATGAGTGAAGCACCTGTTATAGTAGTGCCATTTAATGTAGTAGCAGTAACCGTAGTCACATTTACGTTACTTGCGTTGATATTTCTAAATGCGCCAACATTACCTATATCATAAATTCCGGTTATGGTGGGATTTATATGTCCACCAACTGATGTTGCACCGTTAACCGTTAAAGTTGAAGCAGTAACGGCATTATTAGCTGTCACATTAGCTGCGGTTAAATTACCAGTAAGTGTAGTCGTTGCGCCTGTAACATTGCCGCTTAAATTACCTGTAAAACTGGTAGAATAAATGTTTTTAAACGTAGCACTACTGGTACCCAACGTGAATGTATTTGTATTACCATTGGCAGCGGCAATATTACCCTCAATATAATTAGTACCGTCTTTATACAGAACTAAATTACCTACACTAGTATTTGCTGCAATTACCGCACTATCAACATATGACTTGGTGGCTAAACTCCAAGTATCTGTCACTGTGTAACCTGAAGGAGCTAATATTTGTCCAGTTCCAACTAACAGGGATAAATTACCAGTTCCTGTAACAGACAGCGCCATGTGTCCATTGGTTGTTTGATTTTTTATTCTTACATCCTGACCACCGGTAATATCTAATAATAAATCATTACCTGCACCAACTACAAATCCCGCATCTGTTTGCACTGTAAGTGTGCCGGTAGTTGTTGCTGCTATATTTGCTCTCAAAAAGTCGGTGGTGAGTAAGCTACCAAACTTTGTTGCATTTGCTGCGGTACCATTAAACTGAATATTACCTATGTCTGTAGCTAGATTAATACCGGGCTGTACTAAACTAAACCCAGTTATCATGTCTGTTGCATTTACATTGCCATAGTTTGGTTGCCAAGCTACTGGATCTTTGCTGTATACTGCTACTAAATTACCGCCTATGTATTCCTTAATAATAGTGTGATTAGCAGTAGGTACTACTCCGTAATCTGGTACCGAATAGGCAAATTGACCAGTTTTGCCTAACGCTCCGGGTGCAGCTGGTCCTACTAATGTCCAACCTGTGCCATTGTAACCATACAATTGAAAATTTAGATTATCCCACCATAAATCACCATTTGTACCAGTTCCTGGCTGCGAACCACTTACCGTCATCTTGGCCAAGTCTTGCCAATTTGTGCCAGTATATACACGTAATGAATTAGTATCGGATTTGTACCAAAGTTGCCCCTTTATAGGATTACTGGGTGCAGATGTATTGCTAAAATTTTCCAGCATGTGCAAAAAATTTGTGGCGATTTCGTCGCCATATGCTGCAAAATTTTTACCCAGTAAACTTAAACTAGTGGTAGTATCCACATCACCATCGGCTATAACCGTTTGTACATTTCCGTTACTTTTATTAATGGTATATGGCATAGTTTATTCCTCTATGTACTTATATTCGGGAAAATTTTTACTTAACACCCGCTTAATAAGCGTTATTTTTTTAAGGCCAAGGGCTGCGGCCGCTTTTGTCGCGGATTCATATATTCTTCCATCAACCTGTGTTCGTTTTTGTATCGCCAAAAGTCTATTGGGCTCTCCTATGCGGCTGGCGTCTCGAAGTTGTTCCTTCCATTCAGGATGTCCTTCCCTATATTTTTTAAGAGATTCCATTCTCTTTTTCTTTTTTTCTACAGCTTCTTTTTTTCCTCGATTCCATGCCGGTTTACCAAGTAATCCCATATATGCATTTTCACGCATTTTTTCAATTGAATCAGGTCGATGTTTTTTACCTTTCATCCCACTTGATGATTTGCTCCTTGCATAAGCATTGGCTTCTTTAAGTTTTTTATATTCCCAACTTGTTAGTTTAAGTTTTCCATTGCGCCCCAAAATCCTACGCATAGAATGCAATGCAAAACACATTTTAATTTTGAACTCACCATCAAACATTTTTGTCAATAATAAATGGCACAAAAAATGCTCGTCTGCAGACAAGTATGCATAATTCATTTTATCCTTTTCTCCGCCCAATTTGAAAGACTTGGGAAGAATGTGGTGGCGTTCTGTATAACCAAGCAATTTTTTTGCTGCTTTTCGAGTTTTTGCTCTACTTTGCGCTTTTGATATTATTGAGCAGTACCACTTGGTATATTTGCCCAGATGCGCAATTCCTATAATCTTATCTATGTAATTCATAGTTATCCAGAAATAAGTTGGGTCAGGGTCTGTACCCGAATGGTGTATTCAATTTGAATTAATCTGTTTAGACTTTTTTGCACTGGGTGGAAAACAACATGGGTTAGTAATTTGCCGTTACCCACGCCAACTTCGGTGCCTTCCCAGGACTTTAGACCCAATTCATCAAACACATAATCGCTGTTTAAGTCAGTAGCATTGTCAAATGCCGCTTGTCCACTGGGTTCACCATAATCCAACAAACATGTAATTAGTATATCAGTGTATAATTTACCAGCTATATGTCGTATGGTTATATTGTTACGCACCGGATCCGTATTCAAATTGCTGTTGTCATCTACAACTTTATAATAAGTGGGATTGTATAATTGACTGTTGGCACCTGTTGTATTGGGCGGCAAATATGTAATAATGCCTGTGGCATCTACGCTTGTGCCGCCATTACCAAAGTGCATTTCATGTATAAATCCTGTAGCTTTATTTCCCACACTTAGAGCTAATGCTTGACTAAAATTTTCATAATGTATTGCATTAGACTTGTCCACAAAGACTTCTTGGGTTTCAGGATCAAATATCTTAATATGCCCCTGCAATAGCACTGATCCCATGTCGTCTGGCTTGGGATTATTGGTTTGAGTTTGTAAAGTCATGTTTTCGTCCTGATTCATAGTCATATTTATGTTGGAATAAAGCCCGCTTTTTGTCTTAAAAATACTGCTTGAGTAGTATCTGCTTCCACTAAACTCAAGGTTTTGTTATTCATATCATACCATACCATATCTCTAAATTGCGCACGATAAGTTAAATTGGCTGTTGTAAATGAGGCTCCACTAGTGAAAGTAGTGGTAACTTGATAAATGCTGCCCTCAAATAATACGTAGGTATCCTGTTTAAACTGAGTAAGCGGTTGCCATTTTGCTACAATACTGTTGTCGTATAGGCTAGTAATTTCCTGGTTTTTGCCTGCACTAACCAAATCTGACCCCGCAGCATGTACTTGAGGCGCACCAGTACCACCGGTGGCACGTATAATACGTCCCAGCTTGTTGTTTACTGTGTCGCGTTCCCAATAAGCTATGCGTTCTCCATTTATGAATATAACACCGGGTTTAGCATAGGCAGTGCTGGGTGCGGGCAATGCTAGGGCATTTTGCACACTGATTTCTGTGTCAAAAATACCCAAATCAGCTGACAATTTAGTACTGTCAGAATAGTTGATAGCATAGTAATTAGTTTGATCCAGTAAGTTCTTAAAGATCCTAAAGCTGGTTAGACCGCCCTGACTGTTTTCAGTAAATTCTGTGATTATGATTATGTCACTTGCACTAATGTTTCTATGAATTTCAACTTGCGAACCGCTATCAGCCAAATCCCAATCTGTGTTGGGCTGCAAAAACTGTCCGTTTTGATAAACTAGCACATAATTTGTGTTAGTATGCGTGTATTGCAATGGATATTTGTTGGTAGTGATGATCAAGGAAGAGGATGAATCGAATCCTGAATCCTCACTATCAAATCCTATTGTATCGAACCCGTGTGGTATACTGATTGTAGCTGCGCCGGCGCCGGAATATACTTTAGTCTTAATTAAACTGGTGTCATGATCTGCATAGCTAATAATGCGAACTTTACTATTTACAGTCAACGCCACACTAGCTGCTATCAATATAGTTTGCGCATCTATCATACTAAATTGTGCACCTGTTGTCTCACTTAACACCACAACATCGCCCATGGCAGGTGCAGTATTAAAAATAACAGAACGTAAGGTACTGCCGTCTAGCGCGGTCAATGTATAATCGGCACCAAAAGTTTTACGCTGTCCATTTACATATACTTCTATGTCGTTTCCGTCCACCGTGGCACCATTGATGTCTGCTACATAGTTGGGCGTAAATGTTATAGTGCTGCCATCGCCGGTCAGATAGGTATTTTCTGGTGTACGCAGTCTGTTATTATTAACTAACACTATAATATTGGCATGATAGGGCCCACTGGTTTTCAGTGGTCTGTCTAAGGTTATTGTATAGTCAGTTGGATAGCTAACTGATGGTAGCGTGTCAAAACTCTGGTATGTATTGTGTATTTCTCTATAGGTTTGTGGTTGACTATAGACATAAACATGCACATAGTCACCAGACACCAATGCCGTGTTAAACTGTATATTGTACAGATTGTTGCTTACCGCATGTGTAAACTGATTTGATGCTGTGCCTTCAAATACACGTTGACCGTTAACAAAAACTAGTAGATCCTGTACCAAGTTATCATAAGTTGGCAGAATTATTTGTGTTGTAGCTGCTAGAATTTGGTAAGTCTTATCATACAACAAGAAGTTACCACCATGACTTTGTACCGATATAAACACTGTTTCGTTAGCTAATGGTGCGATAGCAAAATTGATTGATTTATCATTGTAGTTAACTGTAAAATCTGTGTTCTCTTTTTGTAATCCGCGATTTTTTGTATACACAAACAATACATCATCACTGTGTCCAACTTCACGGAAACTGAACTGGGTAGTAGTTCCGTCAGCAGTAAAGCTTAGGTTAGTTATTTCTGGTCCGGCCCCAGCAGTTAATGGATCGCGAGCTGTTAATGCAATAGTGCTGCCATCTGGCCCATATATTGAAAATGCAGCACCAGTTGTATATGCAAACAGAGCTTGATATAACTGTGTACCGTATTTTATGTAATCACCTTTGGCGTAATAGCTATAAGCTGCCCACGTTTTTATTATGTAATTGTAATCAGTACGCGGCACTGTATGCACTTGCATATTCAGAGTGTCATACATTCTACCGGGAATTAATTCTTGTGGTGCATGGCTAGAGTAAACGTCTATAAATGCTTTACCATCAACTAGAATATCCTCTGCCCTAGTGCCTAGATCAGTATCTGTAAACTGGCTAGTAATAACTGTGTCATCTAATCCGCTGGCAATTGTAGGATAGTTGGTTGGCAAATCGGTAAAGTTTTGTGCATCCACTATTACGCCAGGATAATCAATACCAGTTTGTACCTGAGCGAGATCCTGTCCCGGCATGCCATCACGAGGCTGGTAGTATGCAGTTATCCTGTCATTAGCACTGCCAAAGTCGCCATCCATCAAAGCAGCCAAATCTTGATTGGAAATTTTCACCAAGTTATCGGTGTCAAAAGTTGTGCTACTGGTAAAGCCTGCACTGCTACCGTCAGCTACTTCTACTTTATATAAAACATGATTGTGTGCTATGTATTGACCCTGCAGATAATATGTACTTGCTGCCCAAGTAAGAACTGCGGTGCCATAGGTATAACGATCAAAGCGTATTGTAGTGTTCCATTTCCTAATGGTTTTGTTACCCAACTGAGCATATAGTTTGCCGCTAGTGCCCGAATCATTTGCAACAACTTCTACAGTAGGTGTCTTTGTATAATTTTTGCCAGGATCTGTCACAATAATTTCACGTAATTTGCCACCGCTTACCAATGCATAAGCTTTGGCACCACTACCCGTGTCTCCCGTCGCAGCAATGATATTGATATCTGGTGCTACAAGGTAATTCACACCTGCGTTTTCTATCATTACACTATCAACACCATACCCATGGTTAAGATTCCACATTCTATAATGCAAATCTGTTTCTAGTTTGTTAGCATCTGTGGATTTTTCTCCGCTGGGACTTCTAAATACAGATAAATCACCGTCATAATAAGCAGGCAAATCAAAGTCAGAAGGATCTCCAGCCCAATCATCTAATCCGGTATAGTTGATTAAGTATTCACGTATTTTGGTATGATAGGGTTTGGTTTCTGTAATGTAATCTAGTAAGAATGTTTGATTGTCTTTCAAATAAACACTTTGCTGTTCCAGCTTTCTAAAGTAGTGTTTGATGTCTATTAAGCTGGTCTTAAACAGCCAATCCACATTCTTCTGCTCGCGTAGAATATATCGTATAGCCACAAAGAACAATTCGTTTACATGTTTTTCCAATTCATTTGTGAATAGATCGTTAAACAAAAGTTCAAACAAATTACGCAGCTCTTTACTGTAAGTTTGGCTTAGTGTACTGCCGTCATTTACTAAAGCTTGAGTATAAAGTTCATTGGTAAAGTTTACTGTACCGTTTTCTAAAACTAGGGTTTCAGTAATTAGATTACCAGTGTCATCGTTTACATATTTGATGATCTCGTATCTGCCGGATCCATTGTCCATGATCTTTACTGTGTCATTCAACACATATTGATTTTTAAGCAGATCATATTTGTTTTCTACAGTGTATTTAGGCAGCTTGGATGCATCGTAACTGCTGGCCACATAGTCAACATATTGCCAGAATCTATTTAAATTGTAAGACTGATGACTGGTTACCGACCATCCCCCGCTGTAGGTATGGATTGACCAACCGTTGTAATAGTTGCTGTCATTTTCCACCAGAACTTTATAACCAGGAGTTAATGTTGAGGTATTGATGTAACTTAGTTCAGTTAAGTTTGCCACAGACTCGTCCCATGCCCCACTTACTGCACTAGGTGCAGGTTCAGCTATTTTGAGCCTATCTGTGTCATATATTTCTACCAGTTTGTATGAACTAAAGATCTCATTTACCTTTAACAGCATGACTTTCAATGCCGTCAAACGATTAACAAACATTCCCTGACGTGGCCTGTTCTCTATTCCGTATTTTAATGTACCATACAGATTAGTATCCGGCACTTCTTTACCCATGGCATCTTGCCCAGACAAACTATCAATTAATTTGCTCAGCAGGGAGTCTGCTGGGCGGCTGCGTGGGTTATTTTCCTGTACTAGGTCGTATTCTGCATGTATAACGTCGGTGTTAAGTTGTACATCATAGTCCACATGTAGCAAGGTATTGCTTGCATTTAGATATGTTGCTGTATTGTAGAGACCAATGCTGTTATTTGACAACACCACAGCATAGGCTAGTCCTTGAGCTTTGGGGTCTGTTATTAAATCTTCAACTGCAGAAATAGTAAGAGTTCTGCCACTATTAGTATTAACCGTAGTTTTCCTGCGTACCCAATAGTAGTAATTGGTCATTGTTAAACCAGTTGCTGCATCAGTTCTTGTTTCAGTTACTACTCGCGCATCACCAAATACTGGATAGCCGTCAAAGTTATTGCCATTCACAGCCACATATGAGCTAGGTAGCACTGAACTGCGTGTCCACTCACAGATTTCAATTTCGCTGCCAGGGAAAGTATCGCCCCAATGTGTGCTGCGATACTGAAAATCTCCCTGCTCATAGTCTAAGTAACGAACTTTGTCGGTATTCCACCATACCTTGCCCACTTGCATACTGCCCCAGATTTCATTGATACTAGCTGCGGTATCTCCATATACGGCAGGATCTAAATCTTCTACAAAATCTATTTGACTTATAGCATTACCTGGTACTTTGACTTTGACTGGGTCGATTAGTTCTAGATCAACTAGTTTAGTATGTGTAACGCTGTCATATAGGAACAGCCTATTAATTGCGTCGGTGTTGACCCGGGGCACAGCTTGTCCATCTACATACCATGCCGTGGATTTAGCTGCTGCGAACACATACATGGCACCATAATTACTGCCAAACTTGTCGTCGCCTATTGCACCTACTGCGATATAACTGCCATTCATAGCCACACTGCTGCCAAATTTATTAGCTAACTGCAGATTGCCCGGTTCTAAATAACGATCTAATATAAAAGAACCTGGAGAGCTGTCATTATCAATTCTATCGCTGACATATTCGTACACCAGCACTGCACCACTTTGACCAACTTGATCAACGAACTTTAAACTACCTAAATCAAATGTTGTAGTGTTGCCGTCAAAGCTAGTAGTTTCTATAGATGTTTCCAATGCACTGCCAATCGCCAACTTCAACGCATCATCACTTATAGCCAAAACTGTACCAAACTGATCATCAGCGATAGGATTAGGATTACTTATAGTTTGAGTATTTTTAAATACGTCTAATCCAAGATCTGTTAGTGCAGTTCCTGATCCTGGCAATATTCTTAACTTGTCTGCCACTAAAACAATATCGCATTCAATATACAATTGATTATTAACTGCGCTGGCCCCAATACCTGGAATAGCTTTATTGTTAATATCGTTGACCACGCTGGTTAAACTTGTGCCTGTAAACACAACGTCAAAGTCATTTATTCGTATACCATGACCTATGGTTACTGCTGGGTTAGTAACTGTTCCCGTTGCTTTACCATACAAACGTCCCATGTTGGTATATCTGTACACAGCACCAGCATTTTGTACGCTATTGGCGCTGTCGACTAAAGGTGCACCTACATAAGCGGTACAATCAAAAGGACATAATACGGTACTAGTGCCAAACTGCTGTTGCGACTGTGTGACGGGTGTGGTTAATTTCTTTAACAATTGGAAATTGTTTGAAGCAATTTTTATCAAACTACCGTTACCGGGCGCTGTTGAGAATGTAACTGTTTTGTTACCGCTGCCAGTGTAAGTCTCGCCTGTTTGAACTACACCCTCAACCGTTGACAGTTTGATATTGGTATCAGGGCTGCGCAATAAAGTGTAAACAGTAGTGGATCCATCTCCCACAAATGATTCTATGCTTCTATCATAAATGTAGACCGCACCGGCGTCTGTGCTACCAGTGTCATTAAATGGTGCACCAACTAAGACTTGTGCGCCATCGGTGCTACAACTTACGCTGTAACCAAATTGATCGCCAGCACCTATATCAGCAGGTGTTATATACGTTCCAACCTGATAAAATGTTGTTGAGCTACGCCCCCAAATATAAACTCGGTTAACACCGGGTGCGCCCACATATAGCCATAGGCCATCTTTACTAAAGCTTAAACTTTGTCCTAAATAAGAACCTGTGCTGGGTCCGGTCTTTACAGAACCCACCAAAGACACTGTTCCTAAACTAGTGTTGATCTTGTATATGTAAACAAATCCAGTGTTAGTGTCACTGGTTGGGCAACCTACTGCAAAATAATCTGCATTGCTGCCGGTTAATGTCGTACCAAAGCCGGACAAGTTGGCTGTGCTTTGTGTAATAGATGTTAAATGTTGATATTGGCCATTACTATCTTTGATGTAAACAAAAACTTTACCGGTGCCTTCTGCTGGTGCACCCACAAGCATATAATCACCCGTGTTCACGAAGGCAACACTAGAACCGTAGTTTTGATTGGTGCTAGCATCCCAAGCATCTAACGTTTGATTTTTGCTCCAGATATCGCGTTTCTTAAATACTGCCCAGTCCACATAGTTTGGTCCCCAGTGATCTATGGCTGCGACATCATCAGTTTGCCAACCTTCTCTTGGGGTGTATGCAGCCCAGTCAGAGACTGTGTTGAAACGAACAGTACTTAACTTGTACAAGACACCAGTACCATCTAAACTGTTGAACCCAGAAAGATTAGAAGTTAATGTTGTATTAGCATCAACTTTGAAGGTTTTAAGATCTAGTATTTCTTTGACGCGATAGATAAAGTTAAAGTTTATGTCAAAGTTCTTAATAACAATGTAATCGTTTATAGCAAGATTGTGCCTATCGCTTGTTTTTACTGCCAATGTGTTGTCTAACGCATTAGTTATGTTAATAACTTGAACTTGCGTTTGTTCTGCTCTAAGTAGTGTCCAGTCCTTATTGTTCTTTTTTGCTACCCAAATTTTGTGCCCAGACCCAATAGGATCTATTAATGTAGCGGGGCTATCGGCGTTGATATTAGTAAGATCAAATATGAAAGTATCGGCATGTGTTGTTTTCAAATAGCCAGCCGTAAGTAATTCTTCCTCGACGTTTAACTTGTCCGTAGTTGTTAAAAACAGATTCTTGGTGTAATTCTTAGGAACAATTACAATCTTACCATCACCAACCGCATTTGGGCTGTAACCTGTTGTCCCAGATTCAGCAGTATCACCATCATTTAATAATGATAGGAAACTGGGATTAGCCGCAAAATTATTTTCTGTTAGAACAAGTTCCAATACCTGAGTGCTGTCTATTGCACCAAATTCTCCAACTCTAATAGCCCAGTTCTCATAAGCATCTATCTCGGTAGTAAATCTATCAAACTTTGCGCCTAACAACGCATTCAATGCGCTGTTGGTACCTTTTTCTCTAATATATCCTTGGTAAAACTTCACTTGGCTAATGTCATCAATGCCCAGCTCCGTTAAGTAACTGCGCGGTCTAAATCCTATTAAACCTTTACTGTATAGGTCTATACTACTTTCAAAGTTAGCATTTGTTATGTCATAAAAGCGTTCACTACGACCAGCTAGATTGCTGAAATTAGGCAGCAATCCCGTCTTTATCTTATTTTTGTCTATTATCTGCCACTTATTAAACTCAAACACATTCTCTGCTGCTACATCCATTAGTGCAGTATAATATTGATTCTTATATTCTACCAACGCACCAGCTTTGTAGTCAACACCAGCAGTCCATGCGTCAACATTTGTACTGTTGTAAATAAATCCCGGCGCATAAACTGAACCGTCCCACTCTCTAGTTTTGTATCCTACCAGTTTGATGCGTAACTGTCTATTACCAGTTTCTGGTTCGTAAATAACGTCATTAAAAATCGTCCTGTTATCGTAAACAATGGCATGTTCATATTGAACTAAATTCATTTCAACTAAGGCCAAATTGCTATTGACAGCATTTATTGTAAAACTGTTGTTGATGCGTACTACATTAAACTGATCATCACGTAGGTAGTTAAAGTTCTGATCTAACACACGGCTGGCGCCTACTTGACTGCCGTTTATTTCATCCACTACATATCCGGGCCTAGTCAAAAATACTTTATTAGCCAATGGGTTTAATACTATTACGGTTTGACTATCCCAACCCTGTTGGCTCCAGTTTAAAAATTCTTGGGCCGATAGTATAAAGTCTCTATTTGCACCCAAGTCACCTTCGTATTCATTAAAACGTATGCCTTGCGAAACCAAATATCTGTTGTAGCTGATTAGGAAATCTACGACTTGTTGTTTGTTAACAAACTCTGTGCCATAAGGAATTGTAGTTTTTACTGCATCATAGTCGTTGTAAACCGTAGCAGTATTGCCCATAACCGTTATTGTAGTGCTGTTGCTATTAGCCAGGCTAGGTATAATAGTAAAATAAGGTTCAGCTATATCGTAACCCTGTACTTTAAATCCAGTTCCTGTACGCTCTATAATTACTGCACTATAAACAATTTTCAATAAGGGCACAGATTTTTTAATTACTATTGACTGATTCTCTTCCGGCACTAAAATACTTTTACCCACACTGTTAGGGCTGGCCTGTTCTGCAAAAGAATTCAACATTGCTGGGCCAGTATATCCAGCAAATGCATAGGTTAAATTTACTGTTAAATTGTCGATCAAAGATCTTATTCTATCAACGCCATTGACACCTTGGCCGTTTAGTCTATCTATAATCCAATTAAGGTAACTGGCCTTGGATACAATTTCAGTATCTACAGTTTCACTATTCAATACGTAGTCAGAAACCTGTAAACGTCGGTTCAAACCATTAAATGTGAATTCATTAATAGCGGCATCATACAAGTATTTGTCGTTATCAATAAACAGTCCAAAGTATTTTGCGGGTTTAGCAACGGACATAGCCGCTTGGCTAGCAAATGCAAATTCACTACTGCGACGCCATGCAGCTTCTACTGGGCCAATGTCACCAAATGCCCAACTTATTTTTGTTTTTCTGCTGTCAAATGCTTTAACAAAAATTTCAACTGGCGGTCTTAATTCACCATATTCATCCGTGGGTATAATATCTAGCAGATCTGGTCTTGCAAATCTTGCATCTATGCCAGCACGATCGCCAGTAAATATTCTGCCATCGCGCAAATCTTCCCACAAAACTAAGTTACCACTTGTATAGGGTGCGGCGCCATAACGCTGTTGCCACCAGCTGGGTTTTTGATCAAAACCCAACATTTCCCAAGGATGCGTATGTGGACGCATGGTATCATAGAAATGATCAAATATTGCGCGCCAACCACCCTGTAATAGTTCTCCAAACACACGATCACTTAGCTTCTTATAATTCCATGTAAAACTGTTGTTACTTAAGAATGTGTCGTTGGTAGTGTAATCTAGCCCATATTTGCTGGCCCAGGCATTGAAAAATTGCGACAGTATATTGTTGTATTGATCTCTGCTGTAATCAGTTGTTCTGAAAGCACCAGATTTTACGTCAAATACTGATAACTTGTTTAAATTCCACTGTACTTTTAAATTGTTATAGATACGTTTTTCAAATTCTAACAAAATGTCATCGCGGAAATCACCAAATGCAGGTATAATACTACCATCATGACCTTCAATGCATAGAGTTTCCGTAACAAATGTGTCATCGGTGTATAATCTTGGGCTCTTGCTGGGCCATAGTCCTAGTTTAGTTGGAGTTTCTGGTATATATGAGCCGTTAGTTGTATTATATTCGACAATTTTGAGGACATCATACGTTGCAATAGTACCGGCCGTCAATGCTATCGCAGGTCTAATTGTTAAAAACGTATAGTCAATTCCATGTACTAATTGATTGTCATTAACATAAACACAAACTCCACGCCGACTGGGCTGTGTTAAGTCAAATTTAGTATATAGGTCATATTCTAACTGCGCATCATTTTCAATTGTGATCGTCGTTACATTCTCAACGCTGTCCTCACCATAAGCCAGCATATCACTATAATACCATGCAAAGTCCTTGGTTTTAACCGCGTTTATTGTGCCCAATATTTCATCCAACATTTGTGGCACAGTTAAAGATTTTGTCAGGTCCAATTTTAATGCTTGGTCCAGTACCTTATTCTTAAAGCGGGTATATTCTCTAGCAGCATTGTTTATGGCGTCAATTAGGTTAGCGTCCGGATGCGTCATGAATAGCGCAGCCGGTACAACACTTGCACTGTGTTGCAGTAAGGTACCACCTATGTCTTTAATTTTAGGCAAGTCACGTAAATTACTGCTGCCAAGATACGAACCTGTTACTTGTTTACTGTTTTGATAGATTTGTCCAATATGTCTACGTAGTTGTCCCAGTGTAAATGTTGATGCCACTGCATTTAACGCATTTACTTCTAAGTTTTTAGGAATTTCGTAATAGGCATTTGGTATTGTTTGTGTACTTGCGTAAACAAAAATATCTACTTTGTCGTTCAAACTAAGAGCACTGGTTAGAATTATATAAGCTCTGTCATGAATAGTTTCAAATACATAATTATCTGAGTTAACAAACTTGTTGTTGACAAAAAGTTTAAAGTTGTTTACATAATTACTGGGATCGCCAAAACTATACACTAAAAATTCTGTTTGTCCTTGTTCAGCTAGATATTCCAAATGCTGGAACTGTTTACTGTCCTCAAAGACCGGTGTCCAAACTGTTTTTTGCGTGTAGTTGGTCAAAGAATTGTTTACATGTAGTTTGCCATCAAATAGTTGTATGGTTTTTACTGTATTATCTAAGGTATACGCAAAACTTTCTGCGTCAAGATTGTTATCAAAAACTATGTCACCAATATTTGCAATAGACTTATAAGTTAGTGCCAATCCTAAATTAATGTCGTTTTTGCCATTACCAGGCCTATAGCTGAATATCTTATTGCCGGCAAATGTGGTTGAAGGATATTTACTAGTATCACTGTAGCTTATTCCGCTGTCGTCAAATACATCAAACAATGGCGACTGATTGACTCCTAACTTTTGTTGTGCCGTGTGCCAGGCCGTGCCATCGAACCAAACCATTTTTCCTTGATAGTTTGTGCCTTGACGTACTAATAGCCCTTCTTTTGCTAATACTTGAGCATGTTCAACTAGGGTTAAATGTGTAATAGAGCTGCCATCACCACTGGGATCAACAATGTTTACCTTATACACTTTGTTTCTTACATTTTCATCAGTCTCGGCCGCAAAAACTACGAACATACCATTGGTCAATGTTATGCCATCTATGGCGTATCCACTGCTGCCCTCAACATGACTAAATGCATCCGTAGTTACCGTATCAAATGCATTTATCGCTTGTTTGAATACACTGCCACTATTGTAAAGTTGAACATCATAGTTAAATTCTATAATGGGTCGTTTTGCATTAGCATTTTTATCAATAGTTGGCGTGTAATTATTATATTCGGCTACTGCATTAATAACATCAATGTGGAACCAACGGTTGGTTCTGCTCCATGAGTTTCTATCACGGCTAGCTCTATTAATGGTAAAGTAATCTGGTTGTGTGGGTCCTAAACTAACATTAGGATCCCAGGGCTGGCTATCCCATTTATTACTATCCCAGGGCACCGCAGCACTGGGAATCCAAGTTTCCGGCACAATTAATTCAGAGACTGGAACCAAACGTATTGCATCTCCCACGCCCTCCACATAATATTCTTTTAGTTGATAACTGGGTGGAGTTGCTGTAGTGTCAAATTGCACACGTAATCCGTTTGTGAACACAACATTATTTGGGCTAGTGTAATTCTTTTGCCCAACGATGTCAGTATCTACATTGATAGGCGTATCAATTTGCGTATCAATTAGTTTGATAAGACCCAACATGTTTGTGTTGGTGCTGTCCTGATAGTACAGTGTATCTATATTTGCTGTAACTGGTGGCAATAGTTCAAGTTGTAGATGCACCGGTTCTTTATAGAAATATCTATAACCATAATCATTTCCGCCCAAAACTTTAAATTTATAGTTTGCACCAACTAGAATATATTCCTCTACACGCAATGTTGGCGCCGAGCCTGTTGTATCTACTCTAACAATGAAAGTGTTTGCTCTTTTTGCCGTTGGTATAATTGAATCGGTATAAGGATCATACCAATCAGCATCATTGCTACTGGGGTTAACAAATACGATTACTTTGTTATTGAGATCTTTTACTCCATCTATACCGCCATAGGTATTAATGAAACTGTCAAAATTTGCGCCCTGGATTTGTGCATAATTTAGTGTAGTTGCATAGTTAACACTGTCCTGCTCTGGCAAATCCAGTATCCAGTCCTGTGCACTACGTTGCGGCACTACAAATGTCACGGTGCCATTATCTGCGCCATTGTTAGTAACTCCGTATACTTCTCTTGCGCTAATATTAGTTTGGAATGGGTATTCGCCCGCAGTTCCAGGTGCAGCTTGAATATAAAACTGCGATGTTTGGTTAACTGTAAAAGTGTATGTACCGCCTCGTGCCAATACCAACAATGGATTTAGCTGGACATAGTCGGTGATTTTATAAGCATCATCCACAGAATCTCTAGTTATGGTATACTGTGCTGCTGTGGCGATGTCACCTGTGCTTACTACAACAGGATCCAAACCATTTGGTAACCAATAATATTGATTGTAGTTTACTAACTTATCAAAATCAAATAAACCATCATAACTGTAGTATTTGTTTGCGAATAATTTATTATGATCAATATTATCACCGCCAGCAAAATTGACAGCATTGACCATGTCATTGTAGTTGGCTATGAATGCATCCTTGTTGGGTTCTTTAACCACAACACTGGGCTCTAATTGATATTGCTGTCTATTAAGCGCAGGCTCTATTACATAATTGTCTGTAGGAATAAATGCCGGACTAGTTTTTTTACCTACATACCCATTCAAACGTGCAAAATTAGGTTCAGTCGTTAACTGATCCAACGTTGCGTTTAAAAACTTCTTGTTGTGGTCTGTTTGAAAGACTTTTGGTAGCAAATTTAATGTTCTAATTGGCATCTCTAAACCTGATTAAGTTGCGCTGCTGTAATTGCAGAAATAATTTCAATATCAGCAGCAGTTGCTGAATTTACAAAGATCTCATCTATGTTAGCATTTACTTGGAATAAGTCACCAAACTGTTGATTCACATCTTGTGGCACTAATATCACACTACTGATATATGTCGCTAAACTAGTGTGCAGATAGGCGCTGAGTTCAGTAAAATAAAAAGTCTCACCGAAATCCCAGTTGTCTATGCTAAAATACGTATTCAACGCAGTCAACACACGGCTTTTAATTTCAGTGTCACTGATATTAGTAATAGGGTTTTTAACTATTTTAAATTTGGCCTGTAATGCTGTTTCTGCTTTAGTACCAAACAAAGGTCTAAACTTCGCAGTATTGTAAATGATGGTGTCACTAATCATTTTATAGCTTTCTAATTCCTGAAAGTTCAGTCGCAAATCTTCACTACTGGGTTCTTCTGGTTCCATTACCGAACCAGTTACATCGGCTAACCACGCATAATAATCATCGCTATAAGTTTTCGTCAACAAATAAAGATCAATTATATTGTTTGGGGCAGGGTCAATACGTCTGTTGTTTGGACTATTGTGTCTATATTGAAAATAAATGTTTTGTCTGCCAGTTCTGTAAGCATAATTGGTAACTTGCGACACGGTGCGAACTGAACCGTTTACGCTTAGAGTATAAAATTTGTCATCAGTACTAGCATAAAACAGTGTGCCATCTACATATTTGGTTTTGTTAGCCTGTATAGCTGCTAATGTTGCATAGGTTAATACTATGTCAGTAGAAGCTATGGGTGCATAATCGCCCGAAGCTAAAATTTCGTAGTAGACTTTTTTACTGTCAGGATTTGTTGTTGGATCAACAATGGTTTGAAAGAAATCTGGATTATTTGGGAGACCATCATTATCAGGATCGGCAAATGTAACTTTGACTATTTCATTATTAACATAACCATCTTGACCAATTACATTATCATTGATTTCTACAGTGACCGGGGTAACCAGCGGTAAACTAGAATCTGGTTTGTTATTTACTTTTAGTATTTTGATATTGTCTTTAACCACTGTACCCACTTTGGCATCATAGCTGCGTTGGGTTTTATCAAAATAGAACCTAGTTTCTAATTCGCTTTCAAAGTAATAGTCCATACCACGATATTTGACCGTATAAACATGACTAGTACCACTGGTTGTAAAAGTTAAAATCCAACTATTATCAAGATGGCTGTTAGTTGTGTCCATTCGGTAAGTTTCGCTGAACGTTTCGGCGGTGTTCAGATTAGCTGCTGTAATTACATACCAAATATGATCGGTAGTATCATAACCCAGGCCAAAGTTTTTATTTTGTTCAACATTGTCCACAATACTTTGACGTACGGCACTAGTCAGAGAATCCGCAAAATCAGATATGACTTCCACGGCTTCTGCATCTGAAGGCACAATGTCGCTCAATGCCACAGGACCTACGCCATAAGTGTTCAATTCCTCAGTGGTATATGTTCCGTCCTTGTCAACAGTGCGAACTGCACTATACAAGTATTGAGATTCATTTTCTGCACTGGGAGTACCATTTTGAATAACATGATTGGCGTCAAAGTACTTGCCAGATCCTGCATAAAATTTAATAATAGCGCCTGGTATTAGTTGCGCTCTGCTGCCAGTTACAGTATTACCTATTTGCCATGGTATACCTCCTGATTGGAAATATCCAGTAGAACTGTTATTGCCCAAGGTAACTGCGGTCCAAAAAGTATTTGTAAGTGCGTATCTGTTAAAATAGTAGTAATAGAAATTCTTCATGCTTTGACTTTCTATTACTGGCAATATCTTAGTTTCTATGGCCTGTTGAACGTCACTAACAGTAGTCCATTCAAAGGTAAAAGTCTTGAAGGTGTCAGCTTTGGACAAAATACCATCCTGACAAAATATGTTTGTGCTGCTGTACTTGCCGGTAGTATCTAATACATCTAAGAATCTACTAATTCCGCTACTGGTTCTGTTTACAGCTTTGACTTTTACTAAATTACTAAACTTGGTAAATGGCAGAATGTTATAGTCTTCACCATTCACCATACGATTTTGTGTGTAGTACTGCTGCGGAGCATTAGTTTTAATACTGGCCAATGTTTCACGAGCACGAGCATTACTTACCGTGTATTTTAAGCTTACGGTTAAGGTTAACGTTTCAGACCTGTTGCTCTTACTGGTATAGGGAATATTGATTTGAATGTTGTTTACTTCGGCAGGAGTAATTCTGTAGTCTAAATTATTACTAGTTCTGTAATAGAATGTGAAGTTTCCCTGCGGTATATTTGCAAAAGTGCCATCACCAAAAATTAAATCAACTTGATCATTGGCGCGGGTGCCTACTTCAAAAATGTCTCTATTTGTAGCATTAACTTGATTGTAAGCTATGTTTGTGCCGTTTACACTGGGCACTGGTAACCACTCTGTAATGGGATTACCACTGTTACTTAATTGGTATAACCAGTAATCTGTATTGTTTATATTGTCTGAGCTTACAGACAAAACTCTGTTTGACAAGCTTTCTGCTAAGTTGAAAGTATCGCTTTGTAGTGTTCCCTGTTTGAACATAACAAAGAATCCAGTGTTATTACTTGCGTTGCCTAAGTTATCATTACGAGCAATTAAGTTAAACACTGAACTATAGGCCGGGCTGCTTTCGTATATGTAGTTTTGTCCTATGCTTGTGCCGCTTACTGCCTCAAAACTCATACTCACGCCCTGCACTGTGCTTTTAAACTTGTAAATGTTGCTGCCGCCAGCTGCTAGGTTGATGCCATACTCATCGGTTTTTATACCAGTTAGATATTGACTATTGCCGGGATTACCTATTCTTTGGCCGGAAATTAGTGCGGAATTTATTATAGTTACGAATTGCTCGTACCAGTTTGCATTAGTGTTGTCGTTCCAGTATATATTTGCATTAGTTAGATCTACGCCATCACTATCTGTAAGTGCTTCTGTAGTACTTACTGTGTCAATTTTAAGTAGACCCACAGCATTGATGTTGCGTTGTGGCACATAACTTACTAGTTTAGCCAATCTCAATATGCTGTCACGACGTTCTGCTGTGTCTATGAAATTTTCACGAGCGTTTAGATCTGCGCGGAATGCAATACTTTGACCCAGAAATGCTATTAGGTCTATAAGCGCAATATATTCGCTGCTTTCTATAAAATCGTTAAAATCTTCGGGATAGTATAGGCGCAGATAGTCAATCATGCTTTTACGCAAAGTTTCGTAGTCGTAGGCCTGGAAATCAGCATTTCTGAAACTTTGATATACTTTGGTCCAGTCCTCAGCTACTAGTAAGTTGGTTTGTCGTGTTGTTAGCGCCATAATTATTGTCTATTCTGATATTTATTAGTGTTGTTAACCGGTAGTTTAATAGCTTAATACCGCGCTTTGATTCTGATCAAAGCGTAAAACCATGTTGGAGGTTTGATTTGTACCCACCAAACTAAGTTCTAACTCAATTTGTATACCCTGTTCATAGCTAGTAATAGTAATTTTGTCAGCATTAACTCTCGGATCATAGTCAATCACTGCTTTTACTTCGTCAATTACTTGTTGGCGTGTTGTTTCCGTCATGGGTTCAAACAAATAGGTCCAAATACTACATCCAAACCCTGGACGCATAAGTTTTTCGCCACGACGCACATTAAAATGATTCAATAAATCACGTTTGATTAGCTCAAAGTCAGTTAGTCTAAATCTGCGACTGTTGCTCTGTGTGTCAAATCCTTTGTATGTTGCCATTATACTAAGCTTCCATTCTTGGTTAGGCTGTTAATAGAGTATTTACCTATTGCAAAATACGTGTTTCCGGTATTACCCGCAGCGTCAGTTGTGCCACCACTGTAACGAGTAGCAAATGCTCCGGCTGCGCCAAATTTATGTGCCACTGCTAACGATCCCGCCGCAATTTCACTGCTATCGGTTGCACGTATAGCGCCATTACTCACAAGTGCCGTATAATTTGTTTCCGTCACTGACTGCATCACACTTTCCTGGACACCTGGTGCATTTAAAAACGCTGCTTTACTGGTTATGCCTGTTGCTGCTGCTTCAACGCCGGTCCATGCTGCTGGATTATCCATTACTGCATTACTGCCGCCATACTTTTGAAACAGGTCCTTACTGATAAAGTTTTGATCTACCAAAGTAGATGCACTCATTTGGTATTTGCCTATATTTCCCATGCCGCCTATTAGGTTATAGTTGCCGCCGCTTTCTGCTTGTCCAATAGTTGTCATAAATGCTTTGGTTTCGTCTTTGGTCAGCGTTCCCACTGCTCTACTGGGATCTGGCTGTTTATCAATAGCATTAGGCAAATTTGCTAGTGTGTTAGGTACGGGTGCAGTAATATTTGGCGCTGCATCCGTCTTGTCACTGACGTTAGGTGTAGCTACCGGCACACCAGTTCCACTTAAAATTGCATTACCATGGCTGTCAGTTAAAACACTGACTGGGGGCGCAGGCACACGCCCAGCTTGTGGTGGTAAATTAGCTATAGCGTCATCAGCCATGTTTATAGCAGCGGCATTACGCACTTGATCTGCCTTAGCCGCATGACCTACGTCAGGTTCGTGTGTAGGAACTCTAGTTGATATACTGTTTATACGTTTGGCTACACTCTTGTAGCTGTCTAAATTACGTAAAGCATTAGGAAAGCCACTGCGTTTGATGTCATTAAGTGGCGTCACTGTTTTTGCACCGCCAGAGTTTAGCTTAATAGTAGGTCCACCATTAAGGAATAATGTACCATCTGACTTGATGCTAAAATTGCCGGTAGCGTCAAAGTTGCTGGCCGCACCACTTTTAAGGTTTAAAACTTTACAGGCATGGATAGTGGTATCTTCTACCGAGTTCAAATTAATATAATTACTTTGCAAGTCCATGCCACTTTCAGCCACAACTTTGAGCTTGTTGCCTGCATACATATTGATGTCACCGTCAGCATGAAGGTTAATATTAGTGGCTGCACGTAAGCTAAAATTACCGTTGCTGAATATTTCTATATCACCAACAGAATTTATTTCAACCCACGCTGTGCCTTTGCTGTTGCTGATGTACATAAAATCACCAGTGTCGTGCATTAAAATTTGATGCCCGCCCGCTGTACGTAATCTTGTAAAGTTATTGTCACCTACACTGTCACCATCATCCATTACGAAAGTATGACCACCGCGTCTTACTTTATAACCTTCTGTTTTGCCATCGTCAATTAATCTACCTGGTGTGCTAATACCAAATACTTGGCTAGGACTTTCGCGTTGACTTGACGTCAAAATTGCACCACGCAAATAATCAAAGTCTAGACCCTGTTCCTGTAGAATCCGTTCCTGTGTTTGATGCATGGGTTTAGGGTTTTTAAACCACGCTGGATTGCCGTCTAATGTGGGATTATTGTCATTGTATTCTACCACTGGCACACGATCAGGACGCTGATCCTGTGGTATAGTTGTACTGGGACCTGTTTTAAAGTCGCTGTTTATACTTGCGCCCAGACCCGGCACCATGTAATGACTGTGACCTTCAAAAATACAGCTGATCCAAAATGCTTTGTCTGACTGACCATCCGCAAACACTACCAGCACTTTTACGCCAATGTCTGGCGGTATAAACCACATACCGTAGGCATGTTTTGTATTTGTAAAATTGTCAGTACCATCATTATTAGGTGGTCTAGTAAAGCCTGCAAATGGACTAGCATATGAACAGCATACCCATTTAGTTTGATCTTCTTCGTCTGGGCTTAATAGTGGCAACCACACCCATAATCTTCCCATACGCTGTTGATCTGCATTTTGTTTTACAATGCCAACATAGGGACCTGGACTTAAATTTTGACTGGCCGCGGCTGCTGATTGACTGTAACTAGCTGGTCTACTAAATTTTGCATTATCTCTCATTGTTTACCAATCACCTTCCTGGATTGGGCTCTCATTACCCACTCGTGATTTCTTCAAATTTTCTAATTCCTGTATGTTCAGTGTTTGCGCCTTGGCAATCACAGCATTTCTATCTGCTTGTTGTGCAGCTTCATAAACTTTGTTAACGCCAACTACATTGCCCTTGTCATCATAGACTGCGGTAGTTGTAGTTGAGCCGCCGCCCGTAACCGTTTCCGTAACTGTGGATGTTACCGTAGTTACTGTTCCGTCTCCAGATATTGTAGTTGTTGCAGTACCGCTAGCTGTGCTAACTTGTGATACACTGGGCAGTGGTGGTACTTGTGGTAACGGATTAGGTGTTGGAAGCAGATCTGGGCTAGGTAGTTGGGCATCACTTGCTGCCTCTGTATTACTATTAGTTTGACTAATTGAGCTTACCGGTGCAGGTGGACCCATAAGTTCACCTGTAGTCCCGTCCCTGTTAGGATCAGGAGCACCTTGATTATCTTTTTCTAAGGTTTGTGGATCGTTGTAGACCCGTACCGTTTGTAACTTTTGTTTGAATTGTCCACCTTGAAACGTGTGATCAATTGTCAGAATTTTGTATATACCAGTAAAGAAGCTACTATCTTTACTACTTTTCCGTAGATCCCCATCTTCAAATTTGTATAGTCCTGTTGTGGTATCAATATCTAAGGGTAGTCTAAATTCCACTTTAACGAATAGATCGCCATCATTAATTACCAAACTACCATTGTCAAATACTCGCACATCTGTTTTGTCTAGATAATCATCTTTTCTGTCGGGATTTAACGTAAATTCTTCTGTCTGTATATAACAGGGGTCACCAACAATATCAAAATCTAAAGTCAACATATCAGCCTGCGACTTACCATACAAATTTCCAAATAGATCGTTTGCTCTGATAGCTTCAACACTTTCCTGTGTAAGCTTATTGTTACCCATAATATTAGGAACGAACTGCAAAGACGCCGGTAAAGTTTTTGAATGTTTAGCGATAATGGTTGCATTTGGTGCAGAGTCTCCGCCCACTTTGGGGGGATCTGTTTTGGCTTGATCTATTGTTGCCTGTTGGAACCGCTGTGACCTAGCCGACATCGCAGTATAAAATAGGGCATCAAAACTAACCTTTAAGTCTAAAATATCAGTATTTTTTCCAGTGAAATAATAATTGTATTGTTTAACACAATCTATATCCCTAGGGCGTGTTCCTTTTTTAATATCCGGAAAACGCAATCCTTTGACCTTGTAGGTTTTGATAAAGAACGTAATTATTTTAGTGTAGTCATTACGCACAGGATCAAACTTACCCAGCTCCACTTTTGGAATAATTTTAAAGTGGTTGTAGGGTTCAAACTCTCTTTCAACTTTTGCTTTCTTTTCAGCATCATCGCCGGCTCCTGCTTCGTCAAGTTTTAATTGCAACTGATCTTGTATATAAGACGATGCTTTCATTATAGTGTTAATAACTTCTATTACACTAGTGCCTTGCTGAAACGAAATAAATTGATCAGAGTCTACAGAGGTGTCTATACTAGATGCGGCAGTATTAAATGAATCGGGGGTTGGTGTTTGGGTTTGCGGTTCCGAGTTCGTATTGGTGACACCCGAAGAAAATAATGATCCTTCGTGTTCTCTTCTACGAACCAGTGCTGGCAATATTTTTCCATTAGCAGTTCTTATACCTTTTTGTGCAATAATTTGTCCAGCACTTGTGAAGTCTCCCTTGTTAATGGCATCAACGATTCCATTATTTACCAAGCTTTCGGTACTACCAGTGTTGTAGGCATAACTAATTAATGCTGCTTTTTGGTTATCATTCAGCTTGGCCCACGCAGCACTTCCCAAAGGCCCCGCGGCTCTTGATGAATATCTAGGAAGATCCAACTCTAGCAAAGCACCCGCTTGATTCTTTGTTAATACAGTGTCTATGCCTCTATTACCAACAATTTTAATCTGCTCAGCACCTGCTTGAATAAATCCCTGATCATATTCATTTTTTTGAATTTGATGACCATAGCCTATGGATACTAGGACATTTTGGCCGGCAGGATCCCAATACGCTTTGCCGCCTTTAGGTAATCCTTCTTCCTTCTGTAGCATTTCTCTAGCCACTGCTACGTAAGAGCCCCCTGCGGGCGGCGTATTAGATCCTCCCGCAGAAGCTGCACGTCTAGGTGCGCGTATCACTCCCGTGGCTGCTCCGCCGGCATTGGATTGAAAACCTACAATTTGTCCTGTAGCAGGTGCAGGTGGATATGTTGGGGTGGCCGTTTCGGCCGTAGCTTTAACCGGCGCATCTGCTTTGGGTGATTTTCTGCTGTGATCAGTTAGAAGTTTAGTATTAATTGTACTTTGGCCTATCTCTGGATCAAAGCTAAATTTATATAATATTGGTGCACCGTTGCCGTCTAACAGGTTATATTCTTTCGCAATGAATTTTTGGTATGTGTTTAAGGCAACACCCAGACCGCCCGCATTTACTTCTGTAGCATAAATGGCTGAATTACTTGATTGTTCCTTCCACTTTTCTTCCGCGTTCTTTTCCAAGGTAGCATCATCTATTGCTGGCACCGGGCGCGGGTAGTTACTCTTTTTAAGTTCTTCAATCACAATAGTGCCTGTGGGCTTGTCAATTTCAGCCGATAGTTTAGGATTTTTCTTTTTCCATTCCTCTAATTTTTTCTGTTGTGTTTCTTGAGCTGTTTTATAATCATCTTTATATCTTTTCTTAAACTGCTCGCGTACATTATCTTGAATTCCACCTTTCTCTGTACTTGTTATTTGTTTTAGTAATTTCTCTGTTTCAATGTCTTCTTGGTCCGAAGTAAAAAAGGATTCAACTGTGCCCTTTGATTTTATATTTGTTAGCGACGGTAAATTTAGATTCAATTCATTAAATGCAGAATGATTATAAGGTACTGCTGAAAATTTATACAATGTGCCCTTTGCATCGAAGCTCATGTCCATAGACAATAATCTAATAGCTATGTTTTTTGTTGCTTTTTCTATCAACTTTGGTTCATGTGAGTCTTGATTGTATCCAAAAAAGTCAATTTGCAACATGTATGGCACTGCTATATAATTTTCTATAGGCTTTTTTTCACCACTTATGTCCACATAATCGTCACAAGTTTTAATTAATCGATCTAGTAAACTTATACCATAAGGTTCAATTATTGTAAAATCTAATGTAATTGCATTACTACCTTTGGTTCTGGAATTAAAACCCATAACCGTAGAAAAATGCAGATTGTCAAAATAGAAATCTTCAGTCCAGTAAGGATTTCTTGCAAAGGTTTGATCATTATGCCTGCCTGCAGATGCAATTAAAACTCTGTTTCTATCTACAACATATTTGCCAGTCTTTTGCATTTCATCATACGCATCTATGGGTAAAATATGCAAGCTAATATTGTATGTGTAGGTAGAGTAGCCGTGTAACAAGTTTGGTATAGGATTAATAGTTACCGTATCTGATTTTTCTTTGGTGCCTGCAGAACTAGCTGTTATATTGTCACTGACAGGTTCGGATAACTGTTTTACTTCGTCATTGGATTTATCAGTGTCAGCTTGATTGGCCTGTTCCTCTTCCGGCGTTATCTCATTGCCATTAGCATCAAAAGTGGTTATCCGTGCTGGAACTTCATCTTGGGGTTGCTTATTAGCTGAGTTTAAATTGTTTTTTTCTTCTTCGTTTAGTGACCCAGACGCAGCAGGCTGCGGAGCGTCTGCTACACTTTGTTTAGGTGTCTCTGTGGCAGTCTCTGCTGGTGGAGGTGTGTAGTTAGCTTTGGCTTGATTAAAATCTTGCTGGGCCGCTGCCACAGATGCTTGTGATTCCTGTACCGTGGCTTTGCGTGTGTCGACATTTTGTTGAAGCTTGAGCTGTAATTCCGGTGTTAACGGCTGGTTGGTTAATGGATCAACACCTTGAGAAATTGCTGTGTTTAATCTCTTTTCTGCTTGTTGGAGGAATTTTTGATCTCCATTTAATATACTCTGTTGTTCATTAAGCGCCGCTTGAGCAGTATTGTACTTGGCACTTTGCTCCGCTTTGGTTCTATCCACGGTCATATTACAATCCCAGTGCTGTAGTTAAAGTTTCTTTCTTGGGCACATAAATTTTACGTCCAGGTACAAAATCAAACACAGGATTTTTTATATTGTTGGGATTTCTTACTGCAAATACCCACCACAAACGTGAATCCTGATACAGGTCAAATGCCAACAAATCTGGTCTATTCCTATATGATTCAGTTAAAGTGATAATTTGATCATCAGGCTGTGCTGGAAAGGATCTGTAATTTAATACGTCTAAGTATCCACCATATGTACCAGTAGAATAATAGGGACTTGCTTTTGAATATGTGGCCATTAGATGAATCCCCCTTTAATCAATTCGCCGCTTGCAAACTTTTCGTAACTCCAAGTGCTCATTTGTTTTCTACTGTATACCGGTGCGACGGTCCAAGAAAAGCTTTCTACTATTGTAGGTACTCTGGCTATGGGCTTGCCGTCTCGTAATACTGGCATATAATCTACATCGGGCGATAAAGAGTACTGAACGTTCTTTACTATAACTGGCACACGATTCCATTGATATTCACCATGTCCATATAGATGCATAATAGGTGGCGGATTTCCTACATTGCTGCTTTCACCAAAAAACATTTTTGTTATTAACTTGCTAAAGGTCATAACTGCCAGCAGATATTCTGCTTCGGCTTGATTTTGGGCAGTAAATGTTCCCTGTATTTGTATGTCCTGTACTTCGCTACTGTTATAGAATTGTGCCGCATAGTTGCTGTGTGTTAGCTTCTGAGCTTGCCAATCCGCAGCATAGGTAACTGTGATGTTAGGAGTATATGGAAAAATTACACCGCGGAAAACTTGACTGCCATCATCCTGTCCACCGCCCAGGGGTTTTAATAGATCCAGTTGATACAATTCTCCCGCTAGCCCATCTGGCAATAATAAACGAACACGCCAGTCTTTATCATAGGATAACCCCTGGTCTAAGATTGGTGTGGCGACATCTGCTATGTTTACGTTTTGTTTTTTATTTGGCGATTTGCCACCCGACAATATACCTATACCAGCCAGTCTACCCAAACTACCCAGTAGACCATTTTGATCGCCCATTAAATTACGTGCACCACTAGCGAAGTTTTTCAGCGTATTTGAAATTCCACTGGTACTAAACGCGCCAGGTTGATCCGTTGCTGGTTGTGTTGTTGGCAACGGATTGCCGTCGTCATCGTTTGTAATTGTAAAGTTTTCTGGCATAAATTGTAGTAAACCCTTGTTTTATATATTTATTTTTGCTAAAATGTGCTAGTATTAAGTACATATAAGGAGAACCTATTGAATGGCCCGCGTAAATTACCTCAACAACAGAGATTTATTAGCAGAAATACACAAAAGTAAGACATCATACTGTAGTTATAAGACGGAACGAGATGTTGATTATGACATGATACTTAAAAATGTTGACCAAATCGTACCCAAAAACATTAAAAAAGCCAAAAAAGCTAGAGCAGAACGACTTTGTAAACTAGCACACGAACAAGCAGTAAAAATCGACCCCACAGCGAAACTAGACAAAAACAAAATAAAACCCAAAGATATTACTGATACCGAACTGGTGTTTAGAATAATGACCTGGGAACATATACCTGTAGATAAAGTAAAAATGGCTGCTATGGATGCAGAAGAACCCGACGATCACACAGAATACGATGGCGACGTTGAACCCGTTACTCAATATATTAAAGTAAACTTCCCTCCCTTCCAACACTATAGAATAGATAAAAACGGTATTCCCAAATGTGTGGCAAAAAGTCACTGGACCGGTACGCTGAGTCGTGGACAATTTTGCAAAGATCATGGTAAAATGACCAATAAGCTAGCTCTGATGTTCATGAAGTTGTGTGAGCGTTACGGCACTCGTAGCAATTGGCGAGGATATACGTACAATGACGAAATGCGCAGCCAAGCATTATTGCAGTTAAGCCAAATAGGTTTACAGTTTGATGAAAGCAAAAGTAACAATCCATTCGCTTACTATACCGCAGTTATCACTAACTCATTTACTCGTGTATTAAATGTAGAAAAACGCAATCAAAACTTGCGTGACGATATTTTGGAGATGAATAACTTTGCACCAAGCTATACAAGGCAAATGAATTGGCACGGCGGGTCTGGCAATATAGATGACTGAAAAACTTGATCTTGTACTACTGAGATCTATATAATACGTAGGTATGAATTTATTTAAACGTGCTATTGTTTTTACAGATCTGCATCTTGGCTTAAAATCTAACAGTAAACTTCACAATGAAGATTGCCTAGCATTTATAAACTGGGCCTGCGAGCTGGGGCGCCAAAACGATTGTGATACTTGTTTATTCCTGGGCGATTACCACAATAATCGCGCCAGTATCAATATCATGACTCTTAATTATAGCTTACGCTGTTTAGAGTTAATGAGCCAAAGTTTTAATCGTGTGTTTTTTATTCCTGGCAACCACGATCTCTACTATAGAGACAAGCGCGACATTCAAAGTGTTGAGTGGGCTAGACATATTGACAATATCACTATCGTAAATGACTTCTTTAAGGAAGGCGACGTCAGTATTGTACCTTGGCTAGTGGGTGATGACCACAAACGACTGCAGAAGATTAATGCTCAGTATATGTTTGGTCACTTTGAGCTGCCACACTTTTACATGAATGCAATGGTACAGATGCCAGAGCATGGTGAAATACGCCGTGAACACCTTGGGCATATAGGGCACGTATTCAGCGGGCATTTCCATAAACGACAATCAGAACGCAACATTACGTATATTGGTAATTGCTTCCCACATAATTACGCCGATGCAGGCGATGCTGAACGTGGTGTCATGATACTGCCCTGGGGCGAAGATCCAGTATTTCATAGTTGGCCCGATCAACCCACTTATTTGGTGGCTAAACTCAGTGATATCGTAGCTGATCCCAGTGCGATACTCAAACCACGGCAGCATGTGCGTATCAATTTAGACGTTGATCTCAGCTATGAAGAAGCTAACTATCTCAAAGAAACATTTGTGGATCAGTTTCAACTGCGTGAGATTACATTAATCCCGCCTAAGAAAACAGAATTATCAGACATGACTGGCGCTGCCGAGATCACGTTTGAAAGTGTGGATCAAATTGTCACAAATCAAATTACTAGTATTGAAAGCGAACACTTTGATAAAAAGATACTGCTAGATATCTATAGGAACCTATAATGTTCAAAGTTAAGAATCTCACTGTAAAGAACTTCCTAAGTGTGGGTAATGTCACACAAGCTATTGACTTCAATCGCCAGGACCTAACACTGGTGCTGGGGGAAAACTTAGATCTAGGCGGTGATGATGCTGGTGCTCGCAATGGCACGGGTAAATGTGTTGGGATAAATACTTTAGTTAAAGTTCGTAACACCGAAACCGGTGAAGTTATGGAACTTACTATAGGAGAATTATATAATGCCGCGCTGGAACAAAGAACTCAAAGTTAATTGTCAAGAAGTAATGGAACAAACTATCAAAAATTTAAATCCTGATCTGTATCAAAAATTGTTAGTCGACTTGTTGAGTATCAAAATTGAAAACAACAAGAAAATTATTGAGCAATTCATTCGTCAAAAATTAAACCTAACAACCAATGCTGCGCCACGCACAAAATCTTATTGGTTATCACGAGGCTGGACCTATGAGGAGTCGCATATAAAGGCCAAAAAACATAAATCAGGGAATCCGTGTAGTGTTTATAGCAGAAATTTTTGGCTTAACAAGATCAATCCCATAACCGGAAAAAACTATACCGAGGACGAAGCTGATCAAGAAAGAAATAGTCGAAGGCCGATTAGGAAAGAGTATTGGATCAACAAAGGATTTTCTCTTGAAGAAGCTATTAAATTAGCTAAAGAAACGAAAAGGTCCAATAATAAATTAGGTGCCGAAAAAAAATCTAGATCAAACTTACATCGAGTTTCATCACCTCGATGTATTGAATACTATACTGCTAGGGGATATTCCGCAGAAGAGTCAGCACTCATGTTGTCAAACTCGCAAAAATATTTTTCAAAAGAAATATGCGTACAAAAATATGGAGAAAATGAGGGGATGAAGATTTGGCAAGATCGACAAAATAAATGGCAGGGCACCTTAAATTCCAAATCCGCAGAAGAAAAGTCTAGAATTAATCGTTTAAAGTTAACTAAAGGAATTACTGTTTCAAAAGCAGAAAAATTAATACTGAAAGCAATAAAAGAAACAATACCAGATGCCATACATCAATTTACTTTACATGAATCAGGTAAAAAACAATACATCTATGATATTATGGCCAATAATAAAATCATAGAATATAATGGTGATTTTTGGCACTCTAACCCTTCTATATATTCGCCAGATTTTATAAATCCAAGAACTAAAGTTAAATCTATTGATAAATGGGCATCAGATGCTGTAAAATTACAATGTGCTCGTGATCAAGGATATGAAGTTTTAATTATCTGGGAACATGATTTCAAGAAAAATCAAAAGGAAACAATTAAAAAATGCATTCAATTTCTGACATCGTAAATAGAAAATTTATCAACTCTGTAAATCTAAAAAATTTAGAGATTGAAACAGATTCTGGATGGAGTCCCATTACGTCCATACATAAAACAATTCCATATCATGTATGGACGGTCAAAACCGAATCAGGGAAAAATCTCAGGTGCGCGGACGATCATATTTTATTTAATGATGAATTCAACGAAATTTTTGTAAAAGACATTAGGCTTAATTCATTTATTCAAACCATTGATGGGTTAGAGAAAGTATCAGACATACAAGCTTCTGAACAAGAAGAAAATATGTTTGACATTGCCGTTAATTCTGATGAACACAGATACTATACCAATGGGATTCTGTCGCACAATACTACTATTGCCAATGCTCTTAGCTATGGGTTATTTGGCAATGCACTAACCAATATCAAAAAAGACAATCTTATTAATAAGACCAACGGCAAAAACATGCTGGTCACAGTGGATTTTGAGCATGGCGGCAACCACTATCGCATTGAGCGCGGTCGTAAACCCACACTGCTGAAGTTTTATGTAAATGACGTTGAGCGAGTAGATGCTGCAAATAACGAAGCTGACGAAAGTCAGGGCGACAGCCGCGAAACACAACAGGAAATAGAACGTATATTAAGTATCAGCCCTGATATGTTTAAGCATATCGTGGCGCTAAACACTTATACTGAGCCGTTCCTAAGTCTTAGAGCAGCTGACCAGCGCAGTATCATTGAGCAACTGCTGGGTATTACACTGCTAAGTGAAAAAGCTGATCATCTCAAAGAGCAAATCAAAGATACCAAAGATCTCATTACCCAGGAACAATACAAGATTAAGGCCACAGAAGAAGCCAATGCGAGAATCAAGGAACAAATTGAATCACTAGAGCGTAGACAGCGGCTGTGGCAGAATAAACACGAAGAAGACAAGGCCAAACTGTCTAGATCCATAGGCGATCTAGTAAACATAGACATTGAGCAAGAATTACAACTACATCGTGACCTTGATGCTTATAACGAACGCAAGAAGCAAATTGATGAATGCAAAAAGCTGATTAAACAGTCTGCAGATGATAAAGCTAAGTTAGAAAAAGCTCAGGAAAAGCTGCGCAAAGAGATCGCATCACTGGATAATCACGAATGCTATGCTTGTGGACAAACTATACATGATGGCAAGCAGGAAGAAATCCGCAGAGACAAACAAGAGTCACTGACGGAAGCAGAAACGCAGTGGAACCGGTCTGATGCAGAGGAAAAAGAGCATAACGCATCACTAAAACAGCTAGGAGCCCTGGGCGCCATGCCCAAAGTGTTTTATGATACGCTGGCGGATGCATTGGATCATAAAAACCGGTTGGATGGACTAGTTAGGGATCTTGAAAACAAAGAAAACGAAACTGATCCCTACGTCGAGCAAATCGACGAGATGCAGAACAAAGCCGTGATTGAGATTAACTATGAAACCATCAATCAATTGGAAATGTTACGTGAGCATCAGGAGTTTTTGCTTAAATTGCTGACCAACAAAGATAGCTTTGTACGTAAACGCATCATTGATCAAAACTTAGGCTATTTGAATACACGTCTAAGCCAGTATTTGGAACGTATTGGGTTGCCACATACTGTAACCTTTATGAATGACCTCACAGTTGAGATCACAGAACTGGGCCGTGAGCTGGACTTTGATAATTTATCGAGGGGCGAAAGAACACGACTGATACTGAGCCTTAGCTGGGCATTTCGTGATGTTTGGGAAAGTTTATATCAGCCCATTAATCTCATGTTTATTGACGAGCTAATTGACAGCGGTCTGGATAGTAGCGGCGTAGATAATGCACTAGGTATGCTTAAACGCATGAGTCGTGAGCTCAATAAAAGTGTTTGGTTAGTAAGTCACAAGGATGAATTAGCAGGTAGGGTAAACAATATACTACGAGTCATCAAAGAAAATGGCTTTACCACGTATGAAACCAGTACGGAAATAGCAAATATTTAGAAATATTACAGGTCAAATTGGTAGCACTAATTAAGATTACAAGGAGATAGCAATGACAACACATGAACAAATTCTAGCAGCCGTTGATGCATACAAAAAGGAACAGGACAGTTTTGAGATCAAGGGCGTTAAAGCCGCTGCTGGTCGTGCCCGTAAAGCACTAAGCGAGCTTGCAAAACTAACTAAAGTTCGTCGTGGTGAGATCCAGGACAAGAAAAACGCTATGTCAGCTAAGTAAGTATTTTGCCAAAAAGAGCTCCAGTGTATAAATAAATATACTGGAGGCTTTTATGGATTTAGGACATTGGCAATATCCAAAAAAATTTGACGTTAATGAATGGGTTGGGTTTATATATAGGATAATTGATACTGAAACTTCTCGAGAGTACATTGGGAAAAAATTATTTTTTAGTAAGAGAAGCAAACGTCTCAAAAGTAGGAAAAACAAAGTTTGGACCACCAAAGAATCTGATTGGAAAACATATACTAGTTCTTCCGAAACGATTAATAAATTGATTAAAGAGCATGGAAAATCTCGATTCGTTTTTATTATTGAATCACTTCATAAATCAAAAGCGGCATTGACCTATGCGGAGGTTGAAAAAATGATCGTGGAAGATGCATTAAGAACAAAATTGCCCAATGGCGAGCGGCGTTATTACAATGCTATTATTCCTCCAATTAAGTTTTTGCCGCCGCACGAAGAAAGTGACGAGGAGGCATCAAGACTGTGGACTTTGATTAAGGACAGATACCCAAATGAAAACTTTCTTTGGGAGCATGGTATGCTTGAGGAAGAGAAGGAAAATTACAGAGCAAAATTTAGGTTGGGAGAAAATAATTCAACAAAAAGAAATAAAACCGATGAAGAATATGAGGCCTGGTTGAATCAGAATTATAGAGGGGTTAACAATCCAATGTATGGTCGAAAAGGTATGTTGAGTCCAAGATATGGAACACATCCTTTTGAAAAACTAACCGAAGAAGAATTAATTGTAGCAAAATCAAAAATGGCACATAAAGGCAAAGATAATGGTATGTTTGGTCGGCACCCATTCGCAAATTTAACTGAGGAAGAATTGGCAGTGGTAAAAGAAAAAATGCGTCACGAAGGCAAAGATAATGGCATGTATGGCAAACCTTGTTATTACAAAATGACCGAAGAGCAAAAGGCACAGTGGAAACTAAATATAGGCAAAAGTAAAAAAGGCAAAATATTAACAGAAGAAACTAAACAAAAAATGCGTAAGCCCAAGGGCCCACAAATTCAGGTTACATGCCCGCATTGTGGCAAAATGGGCGGTACATCAAATATGGCACGATATCATTTAGACAATTGTAAGCTCAAATCTTAAGAATAATTTAGGCAATACATAGCAACCGCGTTTGGTCTAGGCTGCTAGACCCCTGTCGAGACTGCCAGTCAGCTGATGCCGTCGGATTTCAGGTGTTGCAAGGCAAGAACTACCTTAGGCTCCAAAGGATCTTGGGCTCTGTGAAACAGGCACAACCCATAACTTACATTACGCCGCTGATCCGTGTAATGTAGGTCCCGTTGATAACAAGCAATGCTAGAGTAGGGCGTACCGATCAACCGCGTCCGTGCAAATAAATTTGTAATCTCTTTAGATCAGTGACTGTAACGACTCGGATGAAGCGTTTCTTTCATAATATGTCTGTCAAGGCATATTATGACTGATTGATCTGGATGAATACCACAGTCAAAAGCATACAGTCTTAAAAGCAATTAAGGTATCAACAAAATGCATGAGCGTAAGCGAAATGCAGATGTGCGTTAGCACATCTTTAAAGAATACCTAAAATAAAATAATTGTGTGTATAACTATGGCTTCTAAAAGAAGGGTAACCCTGACTTTTTTGTAGTTTCTATATTGTCTTCTACAATTTTAGCTACGATTTCACGTTCGGCCTTGCTTAGGTCCATGGCTTCGGTGTAGGTAAGACCGCCTCGCATATACCAACAAAACTTTAACGCTTCTGTTTTTAAGGCCTTTGATTCTTTATCATAGCCATCAAGCATTGCTATGATAGCGTCGTTATCTAATGTCAAAAGCCTACGCCGAAAAAACTTGAATAATTAAACTCAATTGCCATTTCGTAATTTTCGCCACATTCATTGCATTTTACCGCGTATGGTTTTATATTAGCTTCTTTTGCCAAATCTTCAACTTTGTCCTGCAGTTTCTTAATTATAGTAGACTGGGCATTTTGATAAAATTCCTTTATGTGCTCTGTGTTATCGACTTTAGTCCCATCTTCTGCTACAATGTAAGCCGTGCTTTTTGTTAATATGTCTGTTGTTATATCTGCCAAACGTTTCATCCTCTGGGCCAACGCAGCTACCTTTTCTTCGGTCGCTAAATCAGACTCATTTATAGACATAACCATACGTTGTTCTTCAAAACCCAGTGTATTAGCTTCGTTTGCCTGTTGATAAGGCTGCGGTTTCAGCATGATTTTCAAATTATCAACATCTAATGGCTGTGTATAATCTGGGCATTTGACAGAATCAAGTGCTAATCTCAAATCAATGCTATAGGTATTAGACTTTTGGCAATGCGGGCAGTCAGAATCAAAATCCATGTCATGTCCATAACTAGCGATTCTTATAGCTATTAGTAGGGCATCAATGTCAACATTGGGTGCTACCCATGCATTTTTAACATTTGGGCAGCAACTTTGTATGGTCTCAACTAATCCAGCACCATTCATTAGGGCATCTGGGGTACGAAGCACAATCTCATCCTTGGTGGTCATAGGGTAAACTGGTAATTCTCCAGTTATTGGTAAATCTAAGCTGCCTTCTGGCCAAAATTTACCCAGGCTGGGCAATTTAATATAGATTGATGGCTGTCTAAAATGTTTTGCAAGCGGGTTTGAACTCATGGAATTATTCCTATAAATAATTGATATTATTATTATTTATGACTTGAAATTACCCTATGGATCAAACTGAACTAAACAAATTGCTTGAAGAGCTAGGAAAAGCCAAAAATTTTGGTATCGAATCGGAAGCATACCAAAAGTCTTTGAAGCGGTTGAACACTGCCACGCAGCAGATAATCAAAGATTTCGATGCTGCAAAAAAACTGTCTGCGGATTACAATAAAGCTGTTCAAAATGCCAAGGCTGGATTAATCAGCAGCGAAGAAAAAAATAGAACTTGGTCCAACCGGTTAAAGGAATCGGTTAAGGTAATAAACGATAATATAGATGCATTGGAAGAAGAACGCCAGTCTTTGTTAAAAACTGGTAATCTTAGAGATGCAACAGAAAAACTCAAACAAATTGAAGAGAAAAAATCTCTTGCTGCGGAGCAGGCCAAAAAAGCTGCGGTAGAAGAGTCAACAGCTGAACTTAAAAACTTTGGTAAAACCATTACTAATATAACTGTTGGAGCTGTTGGTGGGTTAGCTAGAAATTTAACTAGTAATGCAGGTGCAATAGAAACCGGTGGCGCTATAATGAACGCGGCAATAGATGGTGCCGCTGCTGCTGGTAGTTCTGCTGGTAAATCAATAGGTGCATTTGGTCAAGCAGCTATGCAGAGCGGCGGCAAATTGCGTACTGTTGGTATTGCCGCAACATTAGCTGGTGGCGCACTAGAAAGTCTTGCCGATAATGGTGCAAAAGCTGCTAAGTTTGCAGTTGAAATTTTAGGCAAACAACTTGGTCAATTACGAGACGGTTTCCAAGCAGGAAGTAAATCCGGTGCTGTTTTTGCTGATGGTATGACTGGTATGAAAAATGCGGCCGGTGAAGCAGGTTTAACGGTTCAGCAGTTTGGCAAAGTAGTTTCAGAAAATGCAAAAAGTTTGGGTGCAAGTGGCATGGGTATGACTGCCGCGGCAGAACGTATGGCCAGAATTAAAGGAGACATAGACAAATCTGGTGTAGGAGTTCGTTTGCAAAACTTAGGTTATAGTTTTGAAGAACAAGCTGGTTTAGTTTCTGAAGTAATGGGAAATTTAAATCGTTTTGGTAAAGGTCGCAGCTTAAGTGATAAAGAAATAATGCAGGAGACAGAGAAGTATGCAAAAGACTTACGTTTACTAAGTGCGGTAAGCGGCGAAGAAGCCAAATCAAAAATGCAACAAGCACGTGATGCCGCAAACAATTTGGCATTCCAAAATAAACTAGCAGAGATGCCGGCAAAGCAAGCAGAAGAAATTCAGAGAGCGATGGCAGCAATGAGTCCAATGCAACAAAAAGCTTTTATGGAAATGCAGCTTTTTGGAACGGCGATAAGCAAAGAAAGTGCCATAATGATGTCAACTAATCGTGGATTTTCACAAAGCGTAAGTGAATTCAGCGATAAAGCCAACAAGGGTATACTAACACAGGAAGAAACTCTTAAGATACAAGCAAACACTAAAGAATTAACGCTCAAAGATAGAAAAAATACAAAAGAAATAGGATTAGCTGGCTTTGCGGGTAAGGGAGGTTTGGAAGGCTTATCTGCTAGTATGAATCAAACTTTTGCAGAAGCCGCAAAGAATTTAGATCCTGAACAACTGGCAAAACAATTAGCAACATTAGGTAAAGCAGCAGAAACGCAGGATGATCTAACTAAAAAATTCTTAGCCTCAGAAAAGGCATATCAAGATTCCATGGTAGGCTTGCAGAAAATGGCGATAGAACACATGGATACATATGTTTCGGGACTTAAAGGAATTAATGAAGCAATATCCAAACAATTGAATGATTCAGGTTCCATTACAAATTCGCTAATGAGTGGCATTGGTGATGTAATAACTACAGTTGTTGGAGCCATGATTCCAGGACTGTTGTCTAAAATACCCAGTATCTTTAATAAATCTGGACAAGGTGGGCCAGAGAGTTTAGGTCCAAGTGGTGGCGGGTCTAGTCCAGCGGGTGATGGAGGATCTGGTGGGCTGCGTCAAAATAAAAAAGGTCAATGGATTACAGACAAAGGCAAATTCGCATCAAAAGCGCAGATTGCAGAACACATGGCACAGTCCGGGGGAGGTAAAGGTCTTGCAGGAAGAATTGGTGGATTTTTAGGAAACCTAGGAAGTAGAGCTGCTGGATTAGCAGGGGGACTTGGAACTACTCTGGGCACTAGCGTAGGTGCAGTAGGAGCAGGTACATTGGCTAGCAGTGCATTAGCTGCAGGTGCAGCAGGATATGGAGCCGGAACCTTATTAAATGAATATACCCCAATACAAGATTGGCTAGCTTCTGGAATTGACAAAATTACAGGGATAGAAAGTAAGGGAAAATCCTTAACCGAACCCACATTAGCGCCAGCAACAAGTCTAAGCTCGAAAGCAACTGGTTTAGCACTCGCTGCGGGAAGTGATACATCTTCCGGAGCCGTGCAAAAAACTTCCGAAACAACGGCCAAACTGGCACAGGATCAACTGGACAGTGTACGCAGCGGCGTAGATTTAAACGCCCAAATATTAGCAGAGATAAAAAATAGTAATAGTATTATGAAGCAAATGGCTGCTAATATGGCATAAATATTACTGGAAATATATTATGAAAACCAAAGACATTGTAAGATTGGACGAATTTTGGCCCTTTGGCAACAAACAAGATAAAGCTGCGGCTGCAGAACAGAAAAAAGGGCAAGATTGGTTGTATAAATTAATCAGCCAAACTTACAGTGCTTGGAATCAACGCCTAGGAACAAATAAATATACACCAGATGCTACTGGTTTTAACAAATTTAAAACAGAATTTCTAACCCCATTGAAAAACTGGCCACCAGATCCTGAATCTTTTGACAATCAGTCAATATACAAATATATTGAAGCTTATCACAAACAATTAGCAGCAGAGGAAGATACTGCGCCACAACCCTCACAACCCCCAAAAACCTCACAAACGGTACAAACAATCCAAAACGTTATTAAGGCAATACGATCTTTGTCTGTAGAAGAAGCTGGTGAATTGATAGATGAACTTAGAGCAGATGGATATAAAATATGAAAAACAACAAACGTTCGATCAAAGAAGGACCATTTGATTTTTTACGTGGACTAGCCGGAAAAGCAAAGAAACGACTGGCGCCAGCTACACAAACAAGCCCTGCAATAACTGATTTTGGAACGGTGGGCGCTAAACGAGCAATGGCTAGAACTGCACAACCTACCGCAGCGAAGGTACCAAACACTACTCCTGCGTCCGCCGCAACAACTACTCCTGAACCTATTCAAAGAGTAGTTACTGCACCAAACCCAGCACAGAAAACAAATGCTGAATGGGCGCAATCTGCAGGATTTGCAAGTGTAGCTGATTGGTACAATGATATCAATAAAAAAGCCATGTCACCTGACCCAAAAGTCGCAGCTCAAGCGCAGGTAGATTTGAGAAACTACAAGAAGAATGCCGAAGAAGATAGAGCAGAACTAGAGGCGCAAAAAGCCGCAGCACAGCAGGCAGCTCAACCATCAACGCAAGCAGCACAGACGGCTCAACCAATACAAGCAACTGCGGCACAGGCTCCTAAACTTTCAGTAAGCGATATCAAAGAAGCAATGCTCAAATTATCTCAAACGGAGTTTCAACAGGCTGTTCGAGCGTTACAATATGTGGTAAGCAAAAAGACCAAACCCACACAAACACAACCTGGGAAACAGCAGGAACCAATTAGCATCGGTGGTCAAAAATTAGATCCGAATAACCCAAAAGACGCCAAATTGATTGCGCAGATTTCGGCACAGCCTAATGCACCAACAGCACCAACAGCACCAACAGCAGCAACCACTGCTCCTACCATGGCATCTTACACCGAGCCAATGTCAACAAAAGGCACAGCTTCAATGGCGGCACCTGCGACGGCGGCACAAATAACTCCTACTAAGGTTAAGGCGACGGTAAATGCAACCCCAACAGCTCGTTCACCGAGCGAAATGTCCCAAGCTGATTACGTGAGACAATTCCAACAACGGCAAGCAGCCGGAGAATCTCGTGTTACTCGTACAGCGGAAAATGCATTGAGTATGTTTGAAAGCTTTGTAGCTAATCCAAAAGCAACAAAGCCCAAAGCCGACCTCAAACAACTAACCGAAAGTCGATTGGTTAAAAAGTCCAAGCCGCAGCCAAAAGTAGCCAAAAAGTCAGTAATCCTGGAATCAAAAACATCCAATGACATTATGGCACTTTGGAAAAAGATGGACCGTTAAGAGTTGTTTGGCTACCACGATGAGTCTATAAATAGCTAATATATTGAAGGATTCATCGTGAGCTGGAAAAAGCATTTTAAAGTCGTAGAGATTAACAACGTAAGCCCACTGTCTAATGCTGGGCAAAACGTTAACGATTTTGCGTATAGAAACTACCAATACCAATTACCAGAAGTTTATATTGGACACCCCAACCGACTAGATCGTTACAATCAATACGAACAAATGGATTGTGACAGCGAGGTCAATGCGGCACTGGACGTGTTGGCTGAATTCTGTACACAATCCAATAAAGAAACACATACACCATTTGATCTCAAGTTCAAAGAACGACCTACTGATCGTGAAATCAATATACTTAAAGAACAACTACAAACTTGGTGTAATCTAAACAAACTAAACAAGCGTATCTTCAAACTATTTAGAAATACTTTGAAGTATGGAGACCAAGTTTTTTTACGTGATCCGGAAACCTTTGAACTTTATTGGGTAGAAATGAGTAAAGTTACTAAAGTTATTGTGAATGAAAGCAAGGGCAAAGAACCAGAGCAATATATAGTGAAAGAAATAAACCCTAACTTTCAAAACTTAACAGTCACACAGGTTAGTACTAGCGATACATTTGTCAATCATCCACAGGTGGGTGGTCCCAGTGGGGCTTATGTGCAACCCAAGACGCCTTACAGTGGCGGCACACGGTTCAGTCATGCACAAAACGAATCCTGCATCAATGCAGAACATGTGGTACATTTTAGCTTAACTGAAGGCCTGGATGTAAACTGGCCATTTGGTAACAGTATATTGGAACAGATTTTCAAAGTATTCAAACAAAAAGAATTGCTGGAAGACAGCATCATCATTTACCGCGTACAACGTGCCCCTGAGCGTAGAGTATTTAAGATTGACGTGGGTAATATGCCCAGCCACATGGCCATGGCATTTGTTGAGCGGGTAAAAAATGAAGTTTGGCAGCGCCGCATACCTACACAAGCCGGTGGCGGCAGCAATATGATGGATGCAACATACAATCCATTATCTATAAATGAAGATTATTTCTTTCCAGTGGGCGAAGGTGGTCGTGGTAGTGATGTAACCACTCTTGCCGGTGGTCAAAATCTAGGTGAGATTGACGACCTGCGTTTCTTCACAAACAAATTATTCCGTGGCCTACGTATACCCAGTAGCTATTTGCCTACTGGCCCCGAAGATGGCACACAAGCATTTACCGATGGCAAAGTAGGAACCGCACTGATACAGGAATGGCGTTTCAATCAATATTGTAAACGACTGCAGAACATGTTGTCTGAAAAACTGGACAAAGAGTTTAAAATGTATTGCCGTTGGCGTGGTGTGAATATTGATGGTAGTATTTTTGAACTAGCATTCTGTGAGCCACAAAACTTTAGCACATACAAACAGGCCGAAGTAGATTCAGCCAAAGTACAAACATTTACCAGCTTGGAACAAGTGCCTTACTTGAGCAAACGTTTCTTGCTCAAGCGTTATTTGGGCTTGACTGAGGAAGAAATGGCGGAAAATGATGACTTGTGGCAGGAAGAAAAAGGTGATGCCTCAGAGTCCACACCGGGCGATGTTGGTTTACGTGGTGTGGGTGTGACACCGGGCGGTATTGAAACAGACATGTCCATGGCAGATAGTTTAACACCGCCAGATGAAGGCGGTATGTTGGGTGCAGAGCCTGCGCCTGGTGCAGCAGGTATAGCACCAGTACCGGGCGCAGCACCGGCAGCAGCTGGGCCACCGGGCATGGCGGGTGCACCTACAGCATAAATAATTGATCATGTTTATAGTTGAAATGTTCCCAGCCACTAGCCGCGATGCCGACGATGCAGATACAAGTCGCAAGGATACTGACTACAGGTTCAGTCCTGGCGAGGACAATACCAAGCTAAAAATATCAAACACTAGAAAAACTCGTCTAACTCTTGGTCATATTAACAAACTGAGGCTTATGAATGAATTGCGAGCAATTGAAAAGCAGCAGGATATTAAACGAGTACGTAAACAATATGCTGCACCTGCACAGCCAGGACCTGGATTATAGATAATTTTTGCAAGAAAAACCCCAAAAACCGCTTATATCAAGCGGTTTTTTTATGTATGTAGTAAATATCCATGTAGATATGCTAACCCTAAAAGGAGTCTTATATGAGCAAAAGAACATCTAACCAGTATGAGCAGCTGATTGAGTACATCCTAAACGATGAGACCGACAAAGCTCGTGCTGTATTTCATGATATAGTAGTTAATCGCAGCCGTCAAATTTACGAAAGTGTACTTGACGAAACCGATTTAGAAGAAGTAGCAATGGATCCTGCTATGGCCGATGAAGGTATGAGCGATATGCAGGGCGAAGTTGAAGAAGATTTAGTCAGCGAAGAAGATGACGAAATGGCCATGGATATGCCCAGTGACGATCAAGCACAGGACATGGCTGGCGAGTTTGGTGACGAGCCAGCAGGCGATGGCATGGGCGATGAAATGGGTGCCGATGACATGGGTGGCGAAGAAGAACTTGAAGATCGCGTTATGGATCTAGAAGATGCGCTGGAAGAATTAAAGCGTGAATTTGACGATCTTATGGCCGATGAAAAGAACGAGCCAGAGCACAACGATGGCATTGATGACCCAGACTTTGGCGGTGAAGACGACGGCGAAGAAGAAATGGGTGACGAAGAAGAAGCCGGTGAAGAAGAAGCTGGCGAAGAGGATGAAGAGTCGCTAGACGAAGCTTCTGAGGAAGAAACCGTAGAAGAAGCAGCTGAAGAAGAGGAAGAAGAATCCTTGGAAGAGTCTGCCGAAGAAGACGAGGAAGAAGAGGAAGAAGAAACTGTGGAAGAAAGCAAACAATTTCGTACAAAAAGCGTAGCAGAACTAATGCGTGAATATGTTGAAAAAGTTTCTACACCTGAGAACACCGAAGGTAAAGGTGTTGGTAACGCAGGTAGAGTAGCTACGGTTTACACAAAAAATCCCGTTGCAGGAAAGAATGACATGGGCGGTACTACAAAAAATATCGCACGTGGCAGCGGTGGTCAAGCAAATCCAGATGGCAAGAGCGCACCTAGCTCAGAGAAGCCAAAAGATTTGATTGGCAAAGTGCAAAATACTGCTGGTGGTAGCAAGAAGTTGGAAGCTGCAAAGAAGCCAACTACAAGCCAAGCTAGTGGTACAAACAAAAATAGCGTGATTGATTAAGTAATAAGACCAGCATGTCTACAACATTACTTAGAGAACAACTTTCGTTCGACCAGGCAAACTTAGTACTAGAGACTGAGGGCACTGGCGAACGAAAGGATCTTTTTCTCAAAGGTATCTTTATTCAGGCAGCGGTTGAGAATCAAAATAAACGCATCTACCCAGTTGAAGAAATTAGCAAGGCAGTAGATTTTATTAACGAACAAATTGCCAAAGGACACAGCGTATTGGGCGAGGTAGATCACCCAGCTGACCTAAAAATTAACTTAGACCGTGTTAGTCACGTAATTACTAAAATGTGGATGGATGGTCCTAATGGTTTTGGAAAAATGAGAATTATTCCAACACCCATGGGCAACATAGTTAAAACCATGTTGGATTGTGGTGTAAAACTAGGTGTCAGTTCACGTGGCAGTGGTGAAGTTGATGACGGCACGGGCAAGGTACGTAACTTTGAAATAGTAACAGTTGATATCGTGGCACAACCCAGTGCCCCAAATGCTTATCCTAAACCTGTATTTGAAGGGTTGATGAATATGCAGGGTGGACATAGGGTGATCGAAGCATCTAAGGATGTTAGTGCCGATCTAAGAGTACAAAAGTATTTGAGAGAATCGGTATTAAAACTTATAAACGAACTGAAATTAAAATGACTACAGCTTTTCTTTACAAATGGACCCACATACCCACGTTGAATTGGTATGTGGGGTCACGAACAGCAAGAGGTTGCCATCCAGATGATGGTTACATCTGTTCAAGCAAGTTAGTCAAACCTATGATCTTAGAAAATAAAGAAGAGTGGTATCGACATATAATTGCAACAGGTAGCCCGTCCGAAATGATTGAACTAGAAAGTGAAATTCTACAGTTATTAGATGCCAAAAACGATTCTAGAAGTTTTAACCAATCTAATAATGATAAAAAATTTTCAATGTCTGGTAAGCAAAAAGGACCAATGAGTCAGAGGCATAAAGATAAATTATCAAAATCTAAAAAAGGTCGAGTCGCTTGGAATAAAGGTTTGACGAAAGAAACTAATGAAAAAGTACGATTAAATGGCATTAGATCAGGAAATACCAGAAAAGGTAAACCAGGACATTCATTTACACCCGAACAACGTCTAAAAATTGGTAACACAGAAAGATTAACTAAGCAAAACAAAAAGAGAATTTGCGGTGCCCAAGAACTCGACACCGGAATAACCCAACAGGACAGAGGGTTACAAGAAGTCCTATTAAGGAGAACCAAATGCTAGAAGCGATAAAACCCCTGATCGATAGTGGATTGGTGAACGAAGATACCAAGCAAGCTATTAGCGAAGCTTGGGAATCAAAGTTGGCAGAGACCCGTGAACAGGTCCGCGCCGAGCTACGTGAAGAATTCGCCAGAAACTACGAGCATGATAAGTCGGTTATGGTTGAAGCTTTAGACAAAATGGTGACCGAAAGTCTGAAACAAGAGTTGCAAGAATTTGCAGAAGACAAGCGCAAGTTGATGGAAGACCGCGTTGCATTTAAGAATCATGCAATGGAAACTGGTCGTAAATTCAACAAGTTCTTGACTGGTAAACTTGCTGAAGAAATTCAGGAACTACGTGCAGATCGCAAAACTCAAAACGAAGCAATCGCTCGTCTAGAGAAATTTGTGATCAAGCAATTAGCTGAAGAGATTCAGGAGTTCACCATCGACAAGCGCGATTTGGCTGAAACCAAAGTTCGCTTGATGTCCAACGCAAAAGCTCAACTGGAATCACTAGAAAAGAAATTTGTGACCCAGAGCGCAGCTATTGTTAAGGAATCAGTGGCCAAGAATCTAAGAGCTGAACTTACACAGTTCAAGAAAGACATCAAAGAAGCTCGCGAAAATATGTTTGGTCGCCGCATTTTTGAAGCCTTTGCAAGTGAATTTACAGTTACTCACCTAAATGAAAACACAGAGATCAGTAAGCTTAATAAACTTATTGCTGGTCAGGAAGCTATCATTGCGGAAAGTAAAAAAGTAATCGCTGCTAAGACTAAGTTGGTGGAAAGCAAAGAGTCACAAATCCGCGTTCAGAAAGATTTAATGGAACGCAAGGAGACTATGAACGAATTGCTGGGCACACTAACCAAAGATAAGGCACGTGTAATGAGCGAGTTGTTGGAATCAGTGCAGACTCCTAAGCTAAAGTCCGCATTTGACAAGTATCTACCAGCAGTTCTAACTAACGGTAAACCTGCAGAAGTACAGGCTAATAAGCAAGTACTGGCAGAAAGCCGTAAAGAAGTGACTGGTGACAAAGCTGTTAAGACGGTTGTAGAGAACACAGACAGTAACGTCGTGGAACTCAAGCGTCTAGCAGGGCTAAAGTAGTACAATTAAGGAGAAAGTAAAAATGACAAAAGCATTACTAGAAAGTCGTTGGGGTGAAACAAAAGAAGCCCTGTTAGAAGGTCTTCAAGGTTCACGCCGTACGAGTATGGCAGTTGTGTTGGAAAACACACGCAAACACTTGATGGAAACTGCGACCACCGGTGCAACAGCAGTAGGTAACGTTGCTACCCTAAATCGCGTGATCCTTCCAGTGATCCGTCGTGTTATGCCAACCGTGATTGCGAACGAAATCGTTGGCGTTCAGCCAATGACTGGTCCAATCGCACAGATCCACACTCTGCGTGTTCGTTATGCAGAGACAATGAATGACACCAGCAGCTTAAACACCGACACAACCGCCGGTGACGAAGCACTGAGCCCATTCAAAATTGCAGTTGCTTACTCAGGTGATGCAGCTACAGCTCGCGCAAGCGCAACAACCGCTCTTGAAGGTTCACCTGGTCGTAAGATCAACGTGCAGATCCTCAAGCAGACAGTTGAAGCTCGTACACGCAAGTTGAGCGCTCGCTGGACGTTTGAAGCTGCACAAGATGCACAAGCTATGCACGGCCTTGATGTTGAAGCAGAAATCATGGCAGCATTGGCTCAGGAAATTACGGTTGAAATCGACCAAGAAGTCCTGAACAGCTTGCGCAGCCTTGCAGCAACTGAAGAAACATTTAACCAAGCCGCAGTTAGCGGTACCGCAACTTTCGTTGGTGATGAACACGCTGCACTTGCTGTTCTTATCAACCGCGTTGCAAACAAGATCGCTGCACGTACACGTCGTGGCGCTGGTAACTGGTGCGTAGTTAGCCCAACAGCCCTAACCGTGCTACAAAGCGCAACTACTTCGGCTTTTGCACGTACAACTGAAGGCACCTTTGAAGCCCCAACTAACACTAAGTTCGTTGGTACACTGAACGGCGCTATGAAAGTTTACGTTGATAGCTACGCAAGTGATAGCACCGCAGTACTTGTTGGTTACAAAGGTAGCAGCGAAGCAGATGCAGCAGCATTCTACTGCCCATACATTCCATTGATGAGCAGCGGCGTTGTGCTGGATCCAAATACCTTCGAACCAGTCGTTGGCTTTATGACGAGATATGGCTACATAGAATTGACCAATACCGCAAGTTCGCTGGGAAATGCCGGAGACTACCTCGGCGAGATTTCTGTCAGCAACTTGACATTCAGTTAATCTCTGTTGTAACTAGTAGTAAACGCAAAACAAGAGCCCCGTCAATGGGGCTTTTGTTTTTCCAAAATATTTGACGCCGCCACATTTTATAGCATATATAAGAGTATGCGAGAACAAATTCTTAAACTAATTAATGAAAATGCCAAGACGTATGTTAGGACAATCAAAAAAGATCCAAAGTTACTTGAGTGGATTAAACAAAATACACTGGTAACTGACGAATCATTGCCGGCACAAATATACAGCGCGATATATCAGCAAACCAATAAATGCCCAAATGGAAAAATTCGAAAGTTTGGTCGCATATCAACCGGATTTACAGGATGTGGCCCAGCGTCGTCATGCCCCTGCACCAGTCAACGTATATCAGCGCGGGTCGCGTTAACAAAATCCAAATATTCCGCAGACAGGCGTATGGAGATTAATACTCAACGACAAAAGTCGATGTTAATGAAATATGGAGTGGAGTTCAATAGTCAGAGAGAAGATATAAAGCATATCTGGACTAAAAGTAAAATGTCCGTAAAAGCGTCGCAGTGCTTGGGTGATTATTCTTGGTTAAATGAACAATACAACGTATTAGGCAAGAGTTTAGTCGACATCGCCGATGAGCTGAATATATATTATGGGACTGTAGCAGAATACTGCAGGAGACATGGATTTAAGATACGACGTAGAAGTAATTATAGTTTAGAGGAGAAACGAGTTGCAGAATATTTGGATGAACTTGGAGTAAAGTATGAGTTAGGCAATTGGTCTATCTTGGGAAATAAAGAATTAGATATCTATTTGCCTGAACACAAGTTAGCTATAGAGATAAATGGATTGTATTGGCATAGTTGGACTCCCAACGGCAATAAACCAGAATATAAACAAAGACACATCGACAAAACGTCAGCGGCCGAAGCAGAAGGAATAGCACTTTTACATATTACTGATTTTGAATGGAATCACAAAACTGATATAGTTAAGAGCATAATTAAATCAAAAATAGGGCTAAACAACAGAATTTTTGCACGATCCTGCGAGATCAAGTTGGTAGGTACTAAAGAGCAAAAGTTGTTTTTAGAAGCAACCCACTTACAGGGATATGTTGCGTGTCATGCAGCAGTCGGATTATATCACAACAATGAATTAGTACAGTTAATCACAATTGGTAAGTCTAGGTTTTCAAAAGAGTTTGACTTAGAAATATTACGATTTTGTTCTATGCCTGGGATCACTGTGGTTGGTGGATTAAGCAAGTTGCTGAAATTTATCAAGCAAAAATACGGAACCAACATTGTAACCTATTGTGACCGCGCTAAAAGTCAAGCAGTTGGTTATATCGCTGCGGGATTCCAGTTAATAAACAAAACTGGCCCCGGTTACTTTTGGACTGATGGGTCGGTGCCTATAAGTAGGTATAGGTGCCAAAAAACAAAGTTAAGCAAGTGGCTACCATCCTTTAGCATGACATTAACAGAAAGTCAAAATATGTTTGCGGCGGGGTATCGTAGATTTTGGGATTGCGGTAACTTAGTATTAAAAATTACTGAGTAAAAGGAGGAAAACATATCATACCGACACAATAAAACAGTAGCTCGATGGCACGGAGACCGTTGTAAAAAAGCAAAAACCTGCTAAATATACAAAGGGGAATTGTTATGAGTACCGAACTATTACGCAGATATATAGACATATTGGAAGAAAGTCAGCAGTTGGATGAGGGTATGTTAAGTAGTATATTGCCCACACTTAAAAAATTTGCCATGCAGGCTTTGAATTTACCGCAATTAGCACCATATTTGAAACAAGCTAAAGGCATGTTTCCTGAGATAAAACAAGCATTAGAAAGTTCCAAATCTGGACAGGAATTTACGTCCAAACTTCAAAAACTAGCAGGTACACAGGCACAAGTGAATGAAGATTTTGCTGATAAGTTTGTTATAGGTTTGGGTGTATTTCTTGCATCCATAGGAACACTTGCGGGGTGGACGTTAAAAATATTACCATCATCCGCCCAATACGCATCAGACGCCGACTTTGAAAACATGATGACGGTTTTTGAAATATTATCAAATTTGGATAAGGCTAAAGGCGCACAAATAGTTTGGGCTGGAATAACCCTAGCAGTTATTTTGGGCGGAATATATATAGCTGTCAGTAAATATATGGAAATGCGAAAACAAAAAGAATACGAGAAACGTGACAGAGCAGCCGAGATAAAAAATTTAATTTAAGGAATTAATAAAACTCTAAACCCACTTCGGTGGGTTTTTTGTTGACTAAATTTTACCAGCTAAATATCATGGCTCGTGTAGCATACACACATCACACAGAAAGGAGGCATCATGAGCAAAACACCCTACGAGATTCGTCTCGATCTATTAAAATTGGCCAACGAGATCTTAACGACACCAATTTTCCAAAAGCGTGAAGCATTACGTGAACGGTATCAAATTGAGGTGGGCAGGAACCCCGGCAGTGTGGCACCGTATCCGGACTTACCTGATTTTCCCGATGCTGATGCAGTAATAGCTCAAGCTAGCAAGCTCAATGAGTTTGTAAGCAAGACCTAAGTAAAACTGGCCCCGAAAGGGGCCTTGTGATCTTAAAGCTAAATATACGGATGCGAGCCCATGAAATCTTAGCGGAATACGATCTAAACCGAACAGCACAAAATTATGGTGCCAAGCTTATAGCGGCTTTTCACCGTAATGAAGGTACTTTAAATTTGCCAGCAGCTTTGGATGGAGCCTGGACCATAGTTGATATGGCAGCCAAACCTGAACGTTATCACGATCGTACAATACGTTTTGATGTGTTGGGATCTTTTATTACAGTTAACAGAGCAACTGCACCAGAGATACTGGAAAAAATTAAACCAAATCTAGTTATAGCTATAATCAAAACATTGGAAGATGCTGACCCCACACCACATAAAGAATATGTTCAGTGGATAGTCAAGACTTACAGCAACAGCCGCGTAAAGATTGAAGATGTATTAAGTACGGTAAAAGAAAACTTATACAAACTCAGTGTGTTGAAAAGACGTCGGTTAATTAAGCCACCGCTAAATGACATAAATCGATATCCGTCATTCAAAGAATTCATGGGCACTATGGATCAATTTGAAATTCCCGAGGAGGATGTACAGGATCGTGGCACAGCTCAAGTGGTGTTAGATACTGATCAAGTACGTATCATTATTCCGGAAGATCAAACTGCGGCCTGTTATTATGGACGTGGCACACGTTGGTGTACCGCAGCTACACGTGGGCAAAACTATTTCAATCATTACAACAAAGATGGTCCACTGTTAGTAATGTTGCCCAAGAAACCCCAACATCCTGGTGAAAAGTATCAAGTTCATCTACAAAGTGAACAGTTTATGGATGCGCAGGATGAGCCAGTTAGCCCATTGTATTTGATACGTGATAGATTTGGTGATCTTACTGAGTTTTTCTTTCAAGTTGATCCATCAATACGTAACAGTATATTTTTTGCGCCAGATACGGTGTTAGCACCCTTGCTTAAATCAGCGTATCGTGCCATCAGTGAATATTTGGATCAAAAGATCAATGAGATTGAGACCGAAGACGATGAATGGTACAAATATTTGCGGCAAAATTACGCATATCCCCAGGGCCATCCTGAAGAGGGAGATATTGATTGGGACGCAGTTTCTAGATCTCGCGAGAATTATTTGGAGTTTAGGCCAGAAGTATCGCAAGCACAGTACGAAATATTAGAAGCTATTCCAGTTACCCCTGGCCAGTTAATAGATTTTGCCGACGAAGCCTATGGCCAAAACCTAGAGATGGGAATAAAGAGCTTGGATACCATAATAGCTGGTGCTATAGATGTTGAAGCCGGTAGTAATGCCGATTATATGTTTGAGGTTAAAGACTTTATAGAGGAACATTTGTATTTTGAGCAGCGAGCGGATGGTACTTGGGAGGCTGGTACAGTTTATCACACTAGGACAGCCAACGGCACCAAGACGAGAAAGACGCCATATTAACATAAATAATAGAATACTGGGAAAACGGTTATGAAAATTAATGAAATCATATGTGAAGCAGAAGCCTGGCAAACTAAAGCTGGTAAAAGTCCCAGTGGTGGATTGAATAAACGGGGTGTGGCCAGCTATCGTCGCAGTCATCCTGGCAGTAAGTTACAGACCGCGGTTACAACTAAACCCAGTAAGTTAAAACGGGGATCTAAAGCAGCTAATCGTCGCAAAAGTTTCTGTGCTCGTATGAGCGGCATGAAGAAAAAGCGCACCAGTGCTAAAACAGCGCGTGATCCCAACAGCAGAATTAATAAGTCGCTGCGCAAATGGAATTGTTAGCGCATGACTACGCCACAAGAAAATCACGTTAACCCTTGGTATTTGCGTAATGTTAATCAAGCATTAGCTTTGGATGAAGCCACGGGTAATGTTTATATCAGAACTAATACCAGTATAGTAGGTAATGTAAGTATAGGTAATGTTGCCATAGGTAGTTTGGGAAATGTTAATATAAGTGGCAACACCCTGCCTGTATCGGGAAATGTCACTGCATTTCAGGGTACTGACCCCTGGACGGTTGATGGCAATGTTAGTATAACAAATCCTGCAACTGATATTACAATAGCTGACAGTACATATGAAATGAATGTTGCTCGTGGATTAGTGGATAGTCACAGTGCGGTACTTAGATCAGCTTATTTGCCGGATAGTACACAAAACATTGAAACTAGTATATGGGTAGAAGGTGGAATTTATCCTTTCGCAACTTGGAGTAGTGCACAAAAGTTATATGTAATTTCTACCAGTGTATCAGATACCGGTCAATCAATTTACATTGAGGGTTTAGATTCCAACCATGATTATCAAACTGAAACCATAACCACAAGCGGTACCAGTGCTGTAGCTACAACTAAAAACTTCCTTAGAATTTGGACCGCAACTATAACCAGCAGTAGTAGTGGGGCAGCAAATGCTGGTGAAATTACATTCAGACTAACAAGTGGTGTAGGTACGGTAGTTGCGCATATTGGTGCAGGGTTAGGCGTCACTAAATTAAGTCAATTTACGGTGCCAAGAAACTATAGTGCTTATGTGTTATATGGTGATTGCACAACTTATCATTCTGGTGCGGGTAATGTTGGTACTTTATTAAAAATGATGGTGAGACCGTTTGGCGGTAGTTTTGTGGCTGCTTTTATCGCTGAAGTGGCTGGTGGTAATCCTTATCGTAATGACTTTGCTGTGCCCATGAAGCTGACGCAAAAAACAGATGTAGATGTTAGAGTAACAGTAGATACCAGCAATACAAAAGCAACAGCTAATTGGCAAATAATTTTGATACCTAACTAAAATATGTCACTAAACGGAATCAGTACACTAGCAACCAAACAGTTGCGCCAAATAGGTAAATTGGATTTGGCCGCTAGTGATCGAGCCGCGGATGGTAATCCTCGTGCTTTTTACGATATTACTCAATTGCCAACGCAGTATTCTGGCAATGACATATTAGACAATTCTAATACAGGTGGATTAATAGAGGGCAGACCTTGGATTGCAGTTAGTTATAGTATTGGGACCATACCTAGTAGTATAAACGAGGGTGTGGCAGGAACTATCAATGTAACAACTGTGGGTGTAGCCGACGGCACAACGCTATATTGGACTATTAATAACGTAACAACAAGTAACAGTGACTTCACAGCTACATCAGGATCATTTACAATTACTAGTAATGCGGGGTCATTTACCATCACACCAACTGCAGATATCACAACAGAAGGTGCAGAAACATTTACTGTACAGATTCGTACGGGATCTACGTCAGGCACAGTTGTAGCAACCACTAGTTCAATTACAGTTAACGATACCAGTATAACATCACCGTTTGTACAGTCCAGTTTGGTATTTAACTTATTAACGGCTCCTAGTTCAGGCAGCACATGGACCGAAGACACCAATAACGGATACAATGGTACTGTATATAAAACTGGCACAGGATCTGCCACTTACACTTCTAGCAATGGCGGAGGTTTAACACTGGGCCCAAGCAATGCGACCAACATGGCTATGATTGGTACAACATATACTTTACCAACCACTAACTGGTCAGTTGAAATGGTTGTTGATACACAGCCAACCGGTTATTGGGCAGCACTATTTGGCAGCGATCAATATAGTGGATCGCTTGGACATTTAGCATATTGGGGTAGTTCAACAGGTAACAATTTTTACGCCGGAAAGCCAGGTGCTTTCAATATTTACGCAGTTAGTGGCATTCCTGCTGCGGGATTAAAACATATTGTAGTAACAGTTGCAGCAGGTGCATTAAAAGTATATAAGGATGGGACATTATTAACTCCTACAACAACAGGTTATACTGCCGCATCTAGTACGGGTTCAGCACTACAGTTTGGCTCTAGACACCCCAACGCTGGAACAGCTAACACTCCGTTTGATGCGACCCCAGGAACATACTATCAGATGAGGGTATACAGCAAAGCTCTTAGCCAAGCAGAAGTCACAACTAATTATACTGCATCTAAAACATATACATCTGGATTACCTTAACACATTATGTTACTTTGCGAATTATTTGACAGGCCCTATACCTTGACCTGGGACGAAAACTGGGCACCGTATGCAATCTCTGCCTACACCGACGCAAAAACCGGTAGGCTCAGGATAACTTTTGATAGATCAACAGTTTCACAAGCTGTTATAGTTGAATTTAGTATCAGTGGTAGTTTTGACTTGACTGGTCAGGGAGATGAGTTGGCAATATTCGCCACTGTAAAACAAGCGATAGCTGAATATCTACAACACTATGGTAGACCTAAATTTTTCATACTTACCAGCAAAGGTGAAAAACGCAGTAAGTTGTATTTAAATCTTTTGAGACGTTATGCCGGTTCAATTGGCTATCAAGAAACATCAGCAACGGTTTTGCCCGATGACGTGCAAGAAGATCTGGGGGAAATGCTAAGAGGTGATGATCTTTTCTTGTTGCAGGACACTCACGCTGAACTAGACGAAGGCTGGAGAGAAAAAACTGCGGCAGCGATGGCAGCGGCAACACTGGGCTATGGCGCGATCAGTCAGCTAAAGCAACCCACACCACAGACTCCACAAGCACAAATAGTTCAGCCACAAAAAGCTGCTCCACAGACACAAAAAGCTGTTCCACAGGCTAGTATAGATGACAAAATAGAAGCCAGTGTTCCGGAACAGCATCGTGAAGTAGTACGTCAAGCTCGCGCTGCTGGTATACATGGTGATGAATTAGCGCATTTTATATCACAGGTAAAAAAAGAAGTAGGTGGGACTTGGAGCCTAACAGAATTACCACCACCGGACAGCAAAAATCCTCGAGCATACTTTATGCGTAAGTATGATTTTAAAAAGACCCTGGGTAATACAAAAATTGGTGATGGTTGGTTATTTAGGGGCGGTGGTTACTTGCATTTGACTGGTCGTGACAACTATACAAGATGTAGCAAAGCCTTATATGGTGATGATAGATTGGTAGCAAATCCTGATATAGTGAGAACAGACAAGGATATAGCTATTAAAACAGCGATTTGGTATTGGAAAAATCGAGTAGCAACACATGTGTCGGACTTTAGTAAGGCTTCGGTGGGGCAAGTTACTAAAAGAGTTAACAAAGGTCAAAAGGGTCTTAAACAGCGACAAGCCTATTATCAGCAACTAGCGCAACGCTAACCAGCAAACAAGATTAACGTGCCTTGAGCCAGGCCAGGGCTCGTTGTATCAATGTGGGCTGAGTGGCCTGTGCCACGGCCTGGGGCGTGGCATAGAACTTGTAGGCTCGGCTTAAAAGTCTGCGATAGCGTGGATCTCGAGTGCCCTGGGGATACAACTCTGTGATTCTGCTACGGGCAAATACCTGTTGTATAGCACGCCACAGGATGTCTTGAGACCGCGCCTCTTGACCGGGCTGGCCGAACAGCTCATCAATATCTTGAAATTTTTTAATCTCTTGTGCCAGGCTAACCAGGGCTTCTGTGAGACGAGCATCTATTTCGTGCTGTAGCCTGAGGTAGTGTTGATATTCCTGGTCGCCAATGCCACCATCGTGGATATTGGCCTGTCCACGGAACGCTATGCCCTTGTGGGTATCCATGGCATGTGTAAGCTCGTGTGCCAGTGTATTGATCAGCTCGGGTCGATCCAACTCGGGCTTGATCAAACTGGCATTTATTTGAATGCGATTTTCCGAACGACTCCAGGAGCCGAGATTTTGGGGTTTCATTTGACCATCTACCTGCACCCACACATTCTTCACAACTGCATTGACTGCGGCGTTTTGGAAACGAGGCTGTACCACCTGTTTCAAGGGCAGCGCACGAAAGATGCGCCAGGGCTCCCGGCTCTGCTGCAATTTTGCCAGATAATCAGCTACCAGACCAGCGATGGCTTCAATTTCTCGTATCTCTTCCGCGGTTTCTCGCAGTATTTCTCTCAGTCTCATCGTGTAGTTCCCCTGTAAGCCCGGCGCACCAGCTTGGGATGTTCCACTTTTAGGTATTGCATGAATTTTTGTCCATCCTCTGTGGACATCATTTCTTTAAACGTATCATGTTGTAGCATATCGTGATAAAGTTGTGCAAAACGCACTCCATGCTGTATCGCGCCCAGGGCATGGGCTAGCTCATGTACCAGCACATAGAGATTTCGCTCGCCTGGTGCTAAAACAATCTGTTGCCCACCGCCCCATAAATCCTGCGTGTAGCTAAAATATTTGCCACCGTGCTTTGCACCTTTGCCAAAAAGTAGCTGTGGCTTTTTTCGGCGAGTTTTTATTATATCAGCATAGTGGTCCCATAGCATATCCAATGCAGTTTGCAGTGAAGTTAAACTGCGTGGTCGCTTCATACCCCAAATCTTTTCAATAGTACCTTCGTTAAAATATAAGCTGCGAGTAGCCATACCCTGTTTGACGGCCAGTGGTCTACGTGGATTCACTGTTTCGGTTGTGGGTTTTTGTGAGGCTTTTTCTTGGTCAACAATCTTATCCCACTTGTCAGCAATCATATTTTTGAATTCTATTATTGACTTGATTCTATGTTGGCGCATATAATTGAGAATCTCTATTGCAGATCGACGTGTTGCGCCAGCGCCTGGTTTACGTGCATTGCTTATCTCGGTAGTTAAACCATTGTCTTCGTTTTTGTGTGCATAGTATCGCAGATTATAGCGCAGCTTGTCCGCACTTTTTGTGAGTTCTTTAGTTGCTTTTTTGTGCAGTAATTCAATCCAGTCTTCAAGATAATTTTTTGATCTACCAGTATAGCCAGGCAGTTGTATACCTTTTAGATTAGGTAATTTAGCTGTAATTTTTTGACTGCGCCTAGTATCCTGTAATCGCCAAGCGGCTTCATTGTCGTACAAAAATACTGGAATCTTGCGTAGTTTACAGGCTATGAGTAATTGTCGTACTTGTGAGCTTCTATACTCCTGAGCAACATGTAAAAATATGTGTACCTGTGTTATTGCGTTAGCTGGTATCTCTGGTTCTCTAGCGAATACACGATCTTCACTTTCACGGGTCCTATCGCTATCAGGATATAACCAGGATCTTTCCCAGTAATCTACAGGTTTGACGGGATAACGACCATTAAACCACGTGCCATCTATATTAAGCATGACCGCACCATTGCTGGCCCAGCGATGATAATCACCAGTCAGCGTTCTAGTAAAACTGATAAAATAATTATAGCCAGGTGGTGCTAGTTTAGCTTCGCTGGGCGAACCAATGCTTATGGCCAATTGGAATCTGTTGTTCTTGATGATGTCTAATGCATTATATGCACTGGTATAGTGATATAATACAGGACTGGCGCGCTCAAATAAATTTTGTTGTCTCATGGGTCATACACCAAATGGTCGATACGTCGGTATCTAATATTGAAAGCATTCATTAATAGTTCAACTTCACGTAAACATCTATCACGTGCGCCACCCACCAAATAAGCACCACTAAAGCGTTTTAGTTGTGCAACACTGGTCCAGTTTACACTAATGGGATCGTCCAGCATCCAGGGCCTAAATTCTGATCCTATCAAGGCTCGCATATTGATGTCATAGTCATCAGAGCCCTCGCCACCAAATAGTTCTCTACTGTCAGTGAGTTTGTTTTGATAAAGTAGTCTAATCACACGTATAATTGTTGCGGGACTAATGCCCACGTCCATCCATGACCTAAAATATCCATATCCCTTGTCTACTATGGTAAACCTGCGCCAATCAACTGAGGGGCAATTGGGATTTTCCCTATATTCGTCAGTAGTATCGTCATAGTTATATCGTTCTTCTTCTGGACAAATGGTATTGTCCCAGTATTGCTTTATGCTTTGCACGGTATCACCACTGAGCCCTTGCTCTTCGGCATTAACAAACATCAGCACAGGTCCAGTTTGCCGCACCACAAATTTAATGATGTCGACGCAAACTGGACTTTCATCACCATCAGCGATGCCGCAGTATTCAGGCTGCACATCAACACATATTACTGGATGTGCTAGACCCTCGGTGATTTCTCTGGCTCTCATTATTTTTTATCCACAGTCGCATTATTTGTTGGCAGTGGTGGTGGGGTAGTTTTCATATATGGGGCCAGCTCTTTATTAAATATTTCGGCTGCGGTCGAGTCTAGTAAATCATAAGGCTGCCCGTTATTAGGCCAATTACGTGCCACATGCAACTGTTGTGGTGAACCCGGATATAGCTGTTGATATCTTATAACCTGGTTAGAGAGTTGATCCCATGACATTGGGCCTTGTGTTTTTTGCCCAGGCACAATTAATAAAAAGCCACTATTTTCGTATCGTTTATCTATTTCCTGTGATTGTTTTGCCAACTGTTGCAGTTGGCTGCGTACTTTTTGATGATATGCAGATGCATGCGCGGCAATCTTTGGATTTTTTCTTATATAATCATCTAGTTGTTTTATGATATCTGTAATTGTTTCTCTAACCCAATCTGTATAATTAACTTCGACACTTTGATTATTGGTAAAACGATAACTCTCTGTTTTCGCAGATTTTAATGCTAGAGAAAGACGTTTTACAGAGCCTTCTAGGTGACTGTCAAAGGTGTTGAAATGCTGATCTTGGGTGGTTTCTCCAGCAGCACCATATTTCATTATGATATCATTTACAGTATCAGAATAATCAGTCATATCTAATTCAGCTACAGAATTCCTACCAATGTCCAGTGGATCTATTCCTTGCGATTGCAGATATTGAAACACAGCTTGGTTTCTATCACCGGAATAAAATTCAATCGGCAATTTGTTTGGATTATCCATACCCTGTGGGACTAAAATAACTGCCTTTCCAATATATAATTTTCCATCCTTGTCCACATTATACCATGTGTCTTCCAGTCTAGCACCAGACATTGGAGCCTTAATTTCTTTTGGGTTTGCAATTATAGCTACTACTGCGTTGTCCCAGTTTCCCATTTCATGACCAGCTACTACGCCATTTACAACAAAGTGTATCGTGTTTCGATCGCTATCACCATACCTATATATAAAAATACCGTGCTGGTCGTGTCCAATCCCATTCAAGTCAGGCTGTACTCGAACCAAACGAATATTGTCGGTATCAAATCCTACCTTTTCAAAAATAAATTCTTTGGCTCGCATGTACTACCCTGTCAGCCTATCAATTTGCTGTAAGTAGCAGGGCCAACAACACCATCAGCAGTGAGGCCATTGGCGGCTTGCCACTTCTTTACCGCAGCTTCGGTACCGGGACCAAATGCGCCATCAGCGGTCAATCCCAGTTTAGTTTGTACCGCGGCTACAGCATCGCCACGGCTACCAACACGTAAGCTTTCTGTCAGCACCGCGGTGGTGTGTGCAGGTACCTTGCCACCAAATACCGCCAGAGCTTCCTCATAGTGCTTTTTACGATCGTCTAGTCCAATGGTACCACCGTTCACACGTTTGGTCATAGCCACAACATCACCACGATCAGCAATCTCATTTAACCCATTCTTCTTCCAAAACCAACAAGCGGTGCTAAGTGCGGCACTTTTGTCTTTGGTAACGAGATCAGGGTCACGTACCAAGCGATCATCACCATAAACATCCTGGCTGCAATGAGTGTAATTGTCCTTGCCAGTCAATTGTATAGGACCACGACCTCTAAAACGATAGCCGTCACCGCTGGCTTCGTCACCGTTGCCCATGCGGCTGCTATATACACGATTAGCTATTTTTTCCGGTTGACGTGCGTAGTCATTTGCGTTAACATTAGCAAAGTATTTAGGGAAAATTTTACCCAAGCCATCTGCGCTATAATTGAGGTTTTCTTGAAGTATAGTGAATCCAGCACTTTCATGTATACATTGTGCCAAAAAACCAGCTACTCGCAGCTCAGTGTCAATGCCAAATTTTGGCAGTGTTTCTGACATAGCCTTAAACCAATCTGCGACTTCCTTATTTTTAGGCATGATGTGAGTGATTTGATCTTGGGTAAAGTTAAATTTCATTGAGTTTCTCCTTATTTCTTATATTTATATGGATCTTGACATACTCAGCACAACAATAGACAGTCCTGAACACTGGTACGAAATACGTGCAGCGTTAAGTCAACTGGCTAAAAACAATGTAGAATATAGACGCGATTTTGCCGTAGTGATACGAGCAATTGATACCAAGATTCGTGAAGCTAGCCAAATTGCTGTGGGATTCAAACTCAAGCCTGGTAATGTGCACATACAGCAGCGATATGATGAAAAACTGCGCGAAGCCAACGATATCCTGTATCCTATACAGCAAAATCTCCTTTTAGTATTGCTGTCAAAACAGCATTAAAGCTAAATACTGTATCCGCTAGAATAGGTTTAGCGGATTTATGCGGTACCCACCGCGTAGGGCCTAGAACGCCACATAAGGAGACAACAAAATGGGACGTCCACTTAAATTGACGGAAACAGTTGAAGGCACATTGAAAGTCGGTGCTATTGGTAACACAAGCCAAACAGGTAATCAGATTCAAGTAACAGCATACCTACCACCTAATACCAGCACAGACTGGATCAGTGGTTCAGGCGGCACAGCAGCACGTACTAGCTATCTTTTGAATCAAAAAGGCAGCAAGCGTTTTACATGCGTGAATGCCACAGATGGTACTGGTATTTGTAAACTAGTAACTACTTCACCAGCAGCAGGTGAATTTAGAATGTTTGCTACTGATAACAGCGGTAAAACTTACTATGTAAGCAAAATTTCCGGACGCAAAGCCACATTGGTGCAATATGGCGCCAGTGGTTGGGAGTTCGCAGATGGTGCTAGCGTAGCTTGGAATTTAACCGCAGCTGAAACTGGACTAAGCGTAATTATTACTGGTGCGTAATCGTACAAGTATATGCAACACTAAGCCACAGTGTAAATACTGTGGCTTTTTCATTATGACAACCGCATTTGTTTTAGGTAACGGCACATCTCGTCGCACTATAGAGCTTAATAATTTGCGTAAGTATGGCAAAATTTATGGCTGCAATGCTCTTTATAGAGATTTTGCGCCGGACGTATTAATAGCAACAGATCCTGGTATTAGCACCGAAATACAAAACAGCGGATATGCCCTACAGCATGAGTTTTATACTAGAAGCCCACTGCCCAATAAAGGTGCTGAACGTATTCAATATAACTTTGGTTACAGTAGCGGCCCTATTGCTATCAGCTATGCCAGTATGGAAAACTGTGATCCCATTTACTTGTTGGGCTTTGATTTTAGCGGCATTAATGGTCGCTTTAATAACTTATACGCTGATACTACTCATTATAAACGTAGTGACATGCCGGAAACTTATTTTGGTAATTGGGTTGATCAAGTACGTACCATAATAGCGGCACATAAAAACCGTCAGTATATAAGAGTAGTGTTATCAAATGCGTTTATCCCGCCTATTTTTGCACAATTATCTAATTTAAAACATCTGCCGCTAGAACAATTTGTGGATAGCCATAAATAACTATATTACAAAAGGTATCAAGACTTATGGCGGCACCTGTTTGGGAAACACCTTCGGGCGATTTGGGAACCATTCCGGAACTAAATTATTTCCAATTTGAATTAAAAGCTTATGACAGCATAGATCCATTGCGACCTGTGAGTTTTGAGTTGGTAGCTGGCCAAACACCCACTGGTATGCATATTAATCCCTATGGTGCAATACAGGGTAACCCAGAGACAGTAATTAAAGTAGCAGGTGTACCAGCCAATGTAAGCCAGGCCAGCACTAGTCAATTTGCAGTAAGAGCACAGGCGTCAGACGTATATCAAGAATTTACAGGTGACGGGACAACTACAAAATTTACATTAGATGATCCCGTTAATTTTTCGGTGTACAAAGTTATCACGTTAGTTAACCAGGAGCCACGCACCGCATCTTACAAAATAGTAAACCAAATTTTAACTGTGACTATGAATGAGCCTGTGGCTGTGGGTAAGACGCTGGTGGTATCGGTATATCGCAGTGGCAGCATCGTAGCAGATAGAACATTTAGTATTACAGTAATAGGTGAAAATGCACCACAAATATTAACCACTAGCGACCTTGGTACATTTCAAGATGGTAAGTATTTTTCTACTAATATAGCAACATTAGATCTAGATTTACCGGGAGATACATTAACATGGTATATCTCTGCTGGCGCATTACCGCCGGGACTATCCTTAGATCAAACAACAGGTATAGTGTCTGGTTACATTACACCTATTAGAACTTTAGCAATTAAACACTACAACTTTACCATCACAGTAAACGATGGCAAGTTGACTGATGCTAGACCATTTACCATGGCGGTTATATGCAGCGGTTTATTAGATGCAAGCTCAGATCAAATAACTGCTGACTTAGATCAAGCTACAATTGACCAAGTTATCAAATATAATCCTATATTGTTAAACGTTTTGCCAGCCAATGGAGAAATCGGCCCATACACACATGACAATTATTTCATGTACAAGTTTGATGGATTAGACTGGGATAACGACAGTATAAAATACGCATTGGACTTGGGTTCTTCGGACGGCTTTGATGCAACACCTTTTGACACGACCGCTTTTGATCCAGGTGGTTTATCACTGCCTCCTGGTTTAAGTTTAGATCCAGACACTGGCTGGTTAACAGGATATATTCCGTTTCAAAGCGAACTTTCCGTAACTTACCAATTTTATGTAAAAGTATACAAAGATCAAGTTTTCTATACAGAGATGGATGGCAGCACAATAAGTTACTATCAAGCTAGACGACTAGTACAACTTACAGTATTAGGACAAAATCTTGCCAAAGTAACTTGGGCGACGAATATAGATTTAGGATCTATTGCAAACGGTTCAGTAAGTGAATTATTTGTGACAGCCAGTGCTGATAATAGTCATACCTTGTACTACGAATTAGCGCAGGGACAGTACAATAGGCTGCCTGCAGGTTTACAATTAGAAACAAATGGTGTGATTCGCGGCAGAGCAACATTTAGTACATTTTTGATAGATAGTGGGCAAACAACATTTGATGCAAATAGTTTTGTTGTAGATGAAACTACTTTTGACCAAATATATCAATTTACAGTTAGAGCCTATGATAACGAAGGCACGGCTAATAGTTATAGAACTTTTAGTTTACGCTTGGCGCAAATCAATAAAACTCCATATGAAAACTTATATATGGTTGCAGCTATGGCGCGCTCAGATCGCGACACACTACAGACTTTACTGGGAAATAACAATATAATACCCACGGCGGATCTATATAGACCTGATGATTCTTATTTTGGCTTATCAAGTAATCTAAGAATGTTATTAGCAAATGGCGTCAATCCTGCAGTGGCAGCTGACTATGTCAGTGCAATGAATATAAAACATTACGGTAAACGTTTCTTATTTGGTGAAATTAAGACAGCAAAGGTCTACGACCCAGATGCCACCGTTAGATATGAAGTAGTATATGTTGATATATTAGATGATTTGCGTAATAGCAAAGGACAAAATGTATCAGCAGCAGTAAACGTAAAAACCAGTAACATACCAGAAACGGTGGATATGAATGATGTCACTGTGGACGAACAATACTTCACGGTGGATGGTATTAAATATGTCTACCCAAACAACTTTTATAACATGCGTCGACACATTATAGACACATTGGGACAAACTAACAAAGCTTTACCAGACTGGATGGCACAAAAGCAGCCAGATGGACGTATTTTAGGATTTACAACAGGTTGTGTCTTAGCTTATGTGAAGCCAGGAACCGCAGATAAAATAGCATTTAGAATACGTGAAAGTGGTTTTGATTTTAAACAATTAAATGTACAAATTGAGCGTTATGTTTGGGATAACAACTTAAGCAGTAACTTTGACAAGGCAACTGGCAAATTCCTACATGATCGTGAAACAACATTTGATGTCTATAGTCGCAAGTATTTGTATGCTCTTAGTGTTGATGGCAGCAGTTTAGTATATCCGCAGCCTGTGGATTTTGTGACACCAGTTTTGGGTATTGATCATAGTACTTTGGAGTATCCATACAATGATCTAATAAACGATCCAGCTAGTTTGCCCAATTACAACCGCACCACTTTTGATCAAAATAGCATGCATTTCTTCCCCTACAGGGATTCGTATGCCAAACTAGATCAAAATGATGCTTATTTAAAGTATCCTCGAACAAATGTTTTAAGATAATAAATATAATATTAATGGAGATAAACGATGTCATCAAATATTAACCCAGCAAATATAGACGGTACTTATCCTATCGCAGGACAGGATAATGACAGCCAGGGGTTTAGGGACAATTTTACTAATATAAAGAATAATTTTACATACGCTCAGACTGAAATTACCGATTTGCAAACCAAAGCGGTATTAAAAAGCGCATTGACCGGAACAACGCTCAACAATGATTTCGCTGGTTCTGCTATGTCTGGTGCTCAAATTGTTGATTTTAGGGAAACTATTGTTGCCCAAGGTAATGTAAGCGGTGCCTTAGCAATTAATCACAAAGCTGGTCATTATCATACTATGACAATAGCTAATAGTACTACGCTTAGTTTTACTAACTTTCCAGCAGCAGGACAGTTGGGTCGTGTTAGATTAGACATGACGGTAACTAATACCGGTTACACTGTTACTTTGCCTGCTAGTGTGACAGTTGGTAACGCTTATGTGAGAAACCTAACTAACAGTAATGTATTAACGTTTGATGAGACCGGAAGATTCGTTTACGAAATTAGCACAACTGATGGCGGCACAAACTATATCATTTTTGATCTAAGTAGACAAAAACCATTGGGCGCAACCACTCGGACTCCAACATCAACCGGACAACAGGGCGACGTCCCTGGCATGATGGCATATAATCCTGGTGCTGGCTGGTTATATATTTGTAATGGTTATTATGATGGCAGTACTCATATTTGGTATAAGGCTTCACTAGCAGCAGTATAACAATGCATCCGCTGACTCAAAACCTATCTGGGTTAACTGATAAAGAATTATCAGATAAAATAGCAGATTTGGATACAAAATTGACAGCAGCTTACAGAGTAGGCAGTCCAGTAAGCCATCAAATTATGATGTTTTTGGAAGATTATAGAGCCGAGCATCAGCGCAGACTAGCAATACAAATGGAAAAAGTCTTAAAACAGAGCGGAAAAACATTTGACGACATAATTGATATCAAGTAAATTATGTGTTATGCGACTGGACCCAGCAGGTTACCCTAGTTTTGACGAGGATGAAATTGTAGACGAGCTCTACAAAAATCCAGCTTTACCCTTGGACGAATTGGTATTTAATGACGCCGAAAATGTTGATAGATTTAACAATGCGGTGCGATCATTATATTTAGAAGGTACTCCAAAAATCAAACATGACAATATACCAGTAAATGTAACGCCAATACGTGATAAAGAAAACCAAGGCAAATGGTTCATGCCAGATCAGTATCAGCATTATGATATTGAAAAATGGCTTTGGTTACAATGTAAAAATGACACTGAGCGACGTCGAATAGTAGAAGAATTAGAACAATACGCAGCTAGAGATCTATATCCACTTTTGCGATATATGAAGTATTTGGTAGACACCATGCGTAAACACAAAATAGTCTGGGGCGTAGGGCGAGGTAGCAGCGTGGCCAGCTATGTACTTTACAAAATTGGTATTCATAAAATTGATAGTTTGAAACATAATTTAGACTGGCGAGAATTTTTGCGATAAGTAGTAAACACAAGGAGATAACTATGGCTAAAACTTACAGAACAGCAATGGGAAAAATAGTAGATATTGATGCTATTCAGCATACCAATGCAGAAGTAATTGCAGTAGGAAATATGAACGTTAATGCGCGTGGTGATCAATTGGGCCCGGGCGGTAAGGTAGTGAAAACACGCAATGAAGTCATGAAGGAAGCTTATAAACTTCATACCATGGTACCGCAGTCACCAAACATTGATGATCAGGATCCAGAAGGTAATGAGAGGGCATAATGGCTATTAAAGTAAATAAAGTCAGAGCATTGAGAGATCACATCATTGTAAGTGAAATGAATTTCCGTGAGCGAATCAGCAGCGGCGGAATCTTTATCCCCAGCGATGACATGAAAACGACAGGTATTAGGCCACGTTGGGCTCAGGTGTATGCAATTGGCCCTGAGCAAACTGAAATTTCGGTTGGACAATGGGTTTGTGTTGCGCATGGTCGTTGGACTCGTGGTGTTAAAATTGAGCAACGGGATGGTACTGAGCTAACTATACGTCGTGTTGACAATAACGATGTACTTTTAGTATCAGATGAGCAACCGCAGGATGACACGTTTGCAGATTAATGCTATATTAAGTTCTATTCAATTAAAGGAACTGAAATATGCGTGAACTCTGGGCAGAGAAGTATAGACCAAAGACAGTTGATGATTATGTCTTTACTAATAATACGCAGCGAGCACAAGTAGCAAGCTGGATCAAAGAAAAAACTATCCCGCACTTATTGTTCAGTGGCAGTCCCGGCACAGGTAAAACTACCCTAGCAAAGATATTGCTGAATAGCTTGGAAGTACAGGATCCTGATACCTTGCAAATTAATGCTAGCCGCGACAATGGTGTGGATTTTATACGTAATCGCATTGAAACCTTTGTGGGTACTATGCCTTTTGGCGACTATAAAGTAGTGTTACTGGACGAAGCAGACTATTTAAGTCCTAATGCACAGGCTGTATTGCGTGGATTAATGGAAACGTACAGTAGCAGCAGCCGCTTTATTATGACTTGCAATTACCCTAATAAGATCATGCCCGCGCTACATAGCAGAACTCAGGGTTTCCACATAGATAAACTAGACGAAACCGAATTCACTGCGCGTGTAGCACAGATTCTATTAAACGAATCCATTGAATTTGATATCGACCTGCTGGATACGTTTGTTAAAGCCACTTATCCAGATCTTCGTAAATGCCTAAACACTTTACAGTTGAATTCGGCAACAGGTAAGCTTACTACACCAGATGTAGCCGCAGCAGATTCTCGTGACTACAAACTAGAGGCAGTTACTTTGATGAAACAGGGAGAGATACGTGCCGCCCGAGAATTAATTGTCAGTCAAGTTCGGTTGGATGAGATTGAAGAATTTTATAGATGGTGTTATAGTAATTTAAGTTTGTGGAGTCAAAGCACCAAAGGACAAGACGAAGCAATTCTGATTATTAGGAATGGCATTGTTAATCATGCCCTGGCCTTTGATCCCGAGATCAATTTAAGTGCAACACTTTTGGAATTAATCACTATTAAGGACTAATATGAAAAAATTGTATTTGGTAGCAACATACTACAAGGTGCCGCGTTATCCCAAGATGACTAGCCAAAAAGATTTTGGCAAAGACCAATCAAATTGGGCATTTAATGAAAGCGTGGAAATTGCACGTACCATCAAACGTAGAGACCAACAGCAGGCAAATATCATTCTAAACCTCACCGAGCAAAAGGTAGAAAAGTGTAACATGCGTGATGATAATCCCAGTTACGATGAGCTGCATAGGTATTTTAAAAATAACTACCCGCAGTATTTTCAACACATTGATTCTCTACAGCCCACGGTTGAAGTTACGGCACAAGCTGAGGCAGAGCCCAAGTCAGATCCTGCTGTAACTGCTTGATTAGTAAAGTATAGTTTTGGTTGACAATCATAAGTAGAAGCACTATAATATGCTTTTACTTATGGTGTTGACATGAAATTTGTTGACGTTGCAGCAGCTAGTATCGCAGCTTACAGAGCCTCACAACAGCAAGTCATTGCTAGTGATGGCATGAATTACAGTGACCCAAAAAAACCAGTGCACCAGTGGAGTAATAAATCACTTGTGCTGAGCTACCTTAAAAATAAATTCCCAGAAAGTAAAATTAAATTTGGCATTAGCCCGGGTCCTTTTGAGCTGGAAGTAAATGATGAGACGTATGCGGAAGCAGAGCGCATCATTAATCTCATCAGCCAAAGTTATGTGATGGCGCTGCTCAGCAGCCAGCCCATGGCTAAATTTTTTATAGACTTGGCTAAGTTAGTTGAGGATCGTGACAAATTCACAGATGCTAATCTAATTATGCGCGTGGGCATGTTAGTATACTTGCCCAAAATTGCAGCAGGATTAGATGAGCGCACACTCAAACAGGAAAAACAACAGGACTTCATGGTTAGCACATACTTGGGTAAAATTAACACCAAGTTAGAATTGGAAGTCACAGTTTTCAATACCGTGTTTAGCCAAAACTGGCAGCGGTATTATGTAAAAGCCTATACAAGCGACAATAATGTCGTGTTTTTTGGTAGTCAGCATAACTGGGAACAAAACAAGCAATATCGTATACGCGGAAGAATTAAACAGTTGGGCGTAAACGCAAGGCCCGGCGAACCCAGCTATGCAATGACTAGCTTAAGCCATGTTAAAATTTTAGACTAGTTCTTTGTAAATCGCTAGTATTTCCTTTACGGCAGGGTGGCGTTGAATGTCCCTACTGTTGAACTGAATGCCTGCAATATAGTTTGCCGCACCGTGTTCGCTAAGTAGTTTTAGGAAATTCAGCAGTCCGTTTTCCGCTGCTCGCTTGTCAGTTTGATTTAAATCGCCTGTAATCACAATTTTAGAACCATCACCTAAGCGGGTCAGCAACATCTTCAATTGAGAAGGTGTGGCATTTTGCATTTCGTCTGCAATAATCCAGCACCGCTTGAAATTGCGGCCACGCATGAAAGCTAGGGGAGATATCTCTATACGTTGTTCGTCTATCATTCTAGTGATTTCTTTGGGACTGTAATATTCTAGCATTACATCTAGAATAGGTCGAGTCCAGGGTTCCATTTTGCTTACCAAGTCTCCGGGCAAAAACCCGTGTTTCTCATCCTCCACTCCCACCGCGGGCCTAGTTAGTATAAGTTTTTCCACCCTCCCTTCCTTATAGGCTTTTACTCCTGCCATAACAGCCAGCATGGTTTTGCCCGTTCCTGCTGGGCCACTAGCGTAAATTATGGGTTTAGAGTCGTCGGTAAGTAATTCAATGTATGTTTCTTGATTTATGGTTTTGGGTATTAATGCTACTGTTTTTCGTTGTGCTACAAAGTCGTTAAAATGAATCGTGTTATCTGTTGCTAATTTCAAGGCCTTGCGTTTAGCTCTGCTCAATTGATACCTCCTATAGTAACTACAGGAATATTTAACCTGCTATTTTGCTCAAAACAATGGCACTATACGACAAAAATTATGGTATAAATATTAGGCTTAGACAGATATTCGAGTTTGTGGCCGAACTTACCTCTGCATAAATAAAATTATGAGCCTAATAAAAGATATCATACAAAACACTAAAGAAATATCATTGAGTGACACTCTGCTAGAGCAGCTAATGGACTATGAGCGTGTTTTGGATGGACTCAACCTATATGTTTTTGAGAACTGGATTTCTGGCGAATTAGTAGCTGGTCCAGAGGTGGAAAAATATTGGGTTAGATGTAAGTTTATGTGGCCGCTTAAACACATGCCAGATCCTGCTGGCGCAGCAAAGCTATTAGACTATGGCTGCAAAGTTACATTCCAAAAAAGCAAATTAGAGCAAGCCGTGGAAGTAAAAACCCCGGACGATTTCAAGCCAGGAACCAAATACCCACGTATGCGCTTGGTTCCCGTGTGGTTGGTTGAGATAACGATACCTAAAAGTTTGATGTCTGACATCAAGCGCGGTAGTTTAGATATTGAAGGTGACGAAGTAGATCTCAGCGATGTAGAAAAAGCATACGAAAACGAATTAGAACAGGGTGGAGCAATGGAAGGGCAACAGCCCGGAGCAACAGGTATGCCTCCTGCCCCAGGAACACAGCCAGGCGCAGCACCTGGCGCAGCCCCGGGAGCACCAATGCCACCCGGTCCTCCGGTTTAATGGATTATTGATATGACAATGCTAAATGAAAGTTTACGCAAACACGATCTTGACGGTTTAGTTAGCAAGAAAATTCACATTGATGAATTCAAAAGCAAAATGGGCGATGACAGCGACATCATCGTGGTCAGCTTTAAGGTAACTGGTCGTGAGCCCAGTGAAGATTTGGTAGATTTTATTGAAAAAGCTTACTCTTTTGTACTAGATGCAGATGTAAGCAGTGGTGAACTGGACGATGGTGAATACCTAGTATTCGTAGAAATAGAACGTTCTGCATCTGCTGTGGCAAATATTATGAAAATGCTAAAAGAGTTGGACAACCTAGTTAATGTTGAGGTTGAAAATTATGCTTTTAGTTATGCCAAAGAAGGCAAATATACTCCCTGTGATTTTAACAACCTTAGCTTAAGAATTCCACTAACCCCCAAAGCCTACAAGGAAAAGTATGGCGACCAGGAAATAGAAGAGCTCAAAGCGGCGGCTGGTGTAAAGACACATAAGAAGGCTCCCAAAAATGATTATACAGAAAGCTTGCGAGTAGCAGCAGGTATAAAATAACATGGGCGCATACGCAAGTATGATAAAAATTATAGTTATTGCAATAGTTATCCTTGTGGGCGGCTATGCCCTAAACGGCTTAATGGACATTAAGGCGGATTTGGCAATTAGCGCAGAAAATGCAAAGAAGTTAGAAAAAGGTATAGAAGATCAAAAAGCCACAATTAAACAATTACAAGACGATCAAAAGAAAATATTAGATATTAATGCCACTCTAAACACTCAAATTCAATTACAAAATAAAGACTTGGCTAATTTACAAGATAGATTTAAACAGGATAGCAAGGGTAATGCGAGGAATTTTGGAGACTTAGCGGCAAAAAATCCTGGCAAGATAGAACAGTCTGTTAATCGCGGTACAGCAAATGCAACACGATGTCTTGAAATCGCAAGTGGTAGCCCACTAACCGACAAGGAATTAAAGGCAACTCAACGTAGTGAAATAAACACAGAATGTCCTAGTATAGCGAATCCTAATTATGTGGCAAAATAAACTTATATTGATTTTTAGTACACTGGCATTGTCAGGCTGTATGACTTTTGGATTTGGTAAACACGAACCTGTGCAGCCAATTGAAACTATTTGTAAACCCATAGAGCGTACTCCTTTGGCAGCGGCAGACCCTGCTCCATTAAGATTAAAGGCACCTAAATGGTTAATTGTAACTCCAGCTAATGCAGATGCGATATGGAAAGACTTGGGCGATAAGAAAACAGATCTGGCACTTTTTGCTTTGACTGACGACGGCTATGAAGAACTTAGCACAGATATAGCAGAAATACGTAATTTAATAAACACGCAGCGAATAATTATACAAAAATACAAAGAATACTACGAGCGGCCACGAGACAAAGACATAGCACCGGCTAAATAAAATGGTAGTACAACACAAAAAGGAGCACGAAATGGCAAAAGAACAAGAACATTGGATGCAAAAACTCTGGCGGCCAGCAATGGGTTGGACCTATATGGCAATCAATATTTTTGACTTTATTTTGGCACCTGCTATAGTCCTGTACCTCAAAATGAAGGGCATACAAATTGACATGTGGAAAAGTCTAACACTGGACAACGGTGGTTTTATCCATTTGGCATTTGGTGCAATTTTGGGTGTTAGTGCTTATGGTCGTAGCAAAGAGAAGCAAACTGCTATGGAAACAAACGGCAATAACATAGACGCAGACCAAAAATAAGTAATTTGACTTAATGGCAGCATCGTATTATAATACTACGGTGCTGCCATAGTCATCTATGAAAAACTATTACGAAATTTTGGGCATAGAAAAGTCAGCTAATGCTGATGAAATAAAACGTGCCTATAGAAAATTGGCTTCAAAACATCATCCCGACAAAGGCGGTGATACGGCCGTGTTTCAAGAAATCCAAACCGCATATGATACACTGAGCGATCCCGCCAAAAAACAACAATACGACTTGGGCGGTACTGGAAGCCAACAAAACTTCGATCCACGTAATTTTGGGTTTCACTTTGGTGGTTTTGGTCCTTTTGGTCCAGCGCAGGGGGATCCTTTTCAGGATTTGCGAGATTTTTTTGGCAATGGTGCACATAGAGCTCCACGAAAAAATCAGGACATCGTGATCAGTCATCCTGTTACATTATTTGACAGCTTAACTGGTAAAAAAGAAACTATTCAATATAGAACTGCGGCAGGTACAGCAACTACTTTGGACATTGAGATACCGCCCGCAGTTAATTTTGGCTACAGAGTAAGATATGGCGGCTATGGCGATGACAGTGTACAGGGATTGCCGCGTGGTGATTTAATACTAGACATTAAAATGGTATTGCCACATAATTACTGGATTGAACATGGTAATATACTACATACTAGGATAGAAGTTGGTGTATGGCAGGCTATGACTGGCGGCGACCATTATTTCACAAGTTTTGACGGCAAGCAATTTAAAATCGCTATACCTGCTGGAACACAGCCGGCTACCAAATTCAAACTACGTGGCCAAGGCATGATGGTTAATAGAACTCAGCGCGGAGATCTATGCCTAGTAGCAGAAATTAACATACCAGCTGTAACTGATAGCGAACGTGTAAGTATTATTGATAACCTCAGCAAACCAAACATTTCTTAGGAGATAGGATGATTAACTACAACAGCGAACTGGAAAAAATTATTAGCAAAGCTGCAGAATTGGCTAAAGAGCAACAGCATGAATATGTAATGCTGGAACACATTCTGTATAGTCTAGTTACGCAAAAGAAATTTAATGCTTTTTTACGAGACTTTGGTGTTGATGTTGAGGGCATGGAACAGGATATTAAGCAGCATCTTGATGGATTAGAAAAATTCGGCAAAACAGATGCTCCAAAACGTACGAATAGTTTGGAAAGAGTTTTCAACCGTGCTTTGACACAGGTTTTGTTCAGCGGCCGCAGTGAAATATTGCCACTAGACGTATTTCTTAGCCTTAGTGTGGAAACTCATAGTCATGCCAGCTACTTCATACAGAAGTACAGCATTGACAAAGTGAAGTTAGTTAAGTTTTTCAATAAAAATTACAGCAAAACCACCAAAGAAACTACCAAATCACGAGCTGATTTAGTATTGGACGAATACTGTGTTAATCTCAGCAAACTTTGTGAAGATGGCAAAATAGATCCCGTAATCGGTCGCGATTCAGAACTCACAGAGATCATTCAGGTACTGGCTCGCAAAACTAAAAGTAACGTACTGTTAGTGGGCGATCCTGGAGTAGGTAAAACTGCGGTAGTGGAGGGTCTGGCTCATGCTATTAACAAAGGGCATGTTCCGGATTATCTAAAACAGTTTTCGGTATACAATTTAGATGTTGGTAGTTTGTTAGCTGGCAGCAAATACCGCGGCGAGTTCGAAGAAAAATTAAAAGAAATATTGATGGCATTGGAAGTAAAGGCCAACTGTATTTTGTTCATTGATGAAGCACATCAAATGCGCGGTGCTGGGTCTGGCAATAATAGCAGTGTTGATCTAGCCAACATGATTAAGCCCAGTTTAGCTAAGGGTAAGATCAAAGTAATAGCAAGTACCACATGGGAGGAGTATACTACTAGTTTTGAGAAAGATCGCGCATTGATGCGTAGATTTTACCGTATGGGTGTGGATGAACCTGATGTTGAAACTACTAAACAAATATTACAGGGTCTAAGACCGGCGTATGAAGAATTCCACGGTGGAAAAATTACAGATAGCGCAATAGAGGCAGCAGTAGAATACAGTGTACGCTACATGCAGGACAAAAAATTACCAGATAAGGCAATTGACCTTATAGACATGGCTTGTGCTAAAGCTAAAATCAAAGGTGTTGACTACAAACTTGACAAAAGTAATATTTTGGAAATTGTTAGTAAACAAACCAAGATTCCTATTGAGCAATTAATAGGCGAACGTGATAGTATAAGCGTCAATTTGGAAGATAACATTAAACAATATTTGTTTGGGCAGGATCATGCTGTGGATCGCGTATTAGATAAGATATTCGTAGCAAAAGCTGGGCTTAAAACTATTGGTAAGCCTGTAGGTAGCTTCTTGTTTACTGGGCCAACTGGTGTAGGTAAGACGGAACTAGCCAAGTTGCTAAGCCAAAATCTCAGTATGCGTTTGCTAAAGTTTGACATGAGCGAATACCAGGAAAAGCATAGTATTGCAAAATTGATTGGTGCACCACCTGGATATGTGGGATATGAAGATGGCAATTTGGGCGGTGGTTTACTGGTAAGCGAGATAGAAAAGAACCCGCATAGCATTGTACTGTTTGACGAAGTAGAAAAAGCACATCCTGACGTATATAATGTACTATTACAGATCATGGATGAAGGCATTGTTACCAGCAGTAACGGTAAAAAAGCGGATTGCAGAAATACCATCGTTATTATGACCAGCAACCTGGGTGCAGAAGCCAGTGAGCGCAATAATTTGGGCTTTACTGCTCAGTTAGAGAACACTGATAGTTATGATAAAGAAGTAAAAAGCTTTTTTAAACCGGAATTTAGGAATCGTTTGGACGCAGTAATACGATTTAACTCTCTTAATAGGTTGGATATTAAGCGGGTGGTCAATAAATTTGTTCAGGATTTGAACGATCTTTTATCTGCACGTAATCTAAAAGTTCGCTGTACTGAGCGTTGTATTGATGCTCTTGCGGATAAAGGTTACGACAAGAAAATGGGTGCAAGACCCTTGGCCAGAACTATTGACACCGAAATTAAAATTCCTCTCAGTAAGAAGATGTTATTCGGGGACTTTAAATCAAATGGTATCATTGCAATTGATTTTTGCGATGGTTTTGTGTTTAATTATGAAACTCAAGAGGAAGTAACCAATGAAGAACATTCCGTGCCTGAAACAGTTTGAAGCTTGTAAGCTAATACCATCAAGCAAGGTATTTTACAAAAAGTTTCATTACAAGTTGACATTAAAATGCCCCTTAGCCTGGGATATAACGCATTGTTACGGTAAGAAACTAGACATATATGACGCCAAAGCTTACAGCAAAAAACGCTATGAGCTAAGAAGCAATGTTACTGCTAACTGGCGATACAACTACAGAAATGAACACACACAGGAATCACTAGAACTCAGATTCAATGTTATAGACTGGTTGTGGAACTTTTCGGAAAGAGTCCGATTACGAGCGGAAAGTCCACACTTGGATATCTATTTGGAAAATGAACCTCAACTTGAGCGTTTGGTCAGTTGTATACCACAGGACCTAAAATCATATGTGTCGTCGGTGGTCTACCCAAGAAACGATGAAGTACAAAAGCTAACTAGCGAGGGTTACGTAGTAATTAAACGTCCTATAGCTCATAAGTATTTGGTTGAATGTAGTCCTGGTGGTTATTCCAGCGAAGAGCTGCATAGGTTGCGGCAGTATTTGGATAACATTGATGCCAAATACACCGCATACTTAAAAAGTAGACTGAGTCCAGACCTCACAGGAAGACATTATTTGGCTTCCATGCGCTTCTATGTTCACGATATTGGTCACGCCGAATTTATACATTTGGTATTGAATCGTGTACGCATGAAAATTCACGAAGTGCGCCTGGTGTCATAAATACCCAGGAGGTATTTATGGCCAAAATTCAGCAAGAAACACTAACTTTAAAACTTAGCAAACTGGTTCGTGACAGCGACAGTGAAGAGTCCATTTTAACACCAGATTTGATCGAGCAAGTTGAGCAAATCGTACAGGAATTAGTGGGCAAAGATGTTATAGTAGAAGGTTAAGATGCCAACTATTAGAAAACCGCATCTTTATTTTGCTTTACCAGCTTACGGCGGCCTGCTTTATGAAAGTTGTTTCATGAGCATGTTGCGTTTTAGTCTAATGTCGCGTACTGCGGGCATAGAGTGGACGGTTGACACTATGGTCAACGAAAGTTTAATTCCGCGTGGTAGAAATAACCTAGTCGCCAAGTTTTTACACAATAGTACAGCAACACATTTGATGTTTATAGATGCAGATATACGCTGGCATCCGGAATATATCTTTAAAATGTTGAATGCTAACAAGGATGTTATTGCTGGGCTGTATCCCATGAAATCTATGCCGCCAAGATTTGTAATTAATGCACTACATGGTGGTGAACAGGAAGGCGACCTAGAAGAAGTTGCTACGGCTGGTACTGGATTTATGTTAATCAAACGTGAATGCATAGAGTCCATGATAGCAGCTTATCCCATGACCAAGTACAATGACAATATTGGTGTTGGTAAGCAATACGAGCCCTATATGTATGCATTGTTTGATTGCATGATAGACCCAAATAAAAATTACCTAAGTGAAGACTGGACATTTTGCTATCGTTGGCGCGAAATGGGAAATAAAGTATGGGTAGACAAAAGCATAATTCTTGATCATCAGGGAACCTATACTTATAAGGGCGAGGATGCGTTAAAGAACCTAAAAGAGCAGCAGGAGAAAATGGCAAATGGCGGAAAGTCTTAACTTTAAAATACAACTAGAGCCAGGCGTTTTGCATAGCATGAACAAATCGCCCTATTTCAAGGTGGGACTAGATAATACGGTTTTTGTTGAAGGCTTTTGCACTGAAACAAATACGGTTGAATTCGCAACCGAGTTAACTGACGGGGAACATGTATTACAAATACAGTTGACCAACAAGGATCATAAACGTAATACTCTAGTGGACCAAAACGGTAAAATAACGGAAGATCTTTATCTGCAGGTCAAATCAATAACTATTGATGATATTGATTTGGGTATGATAATATCTAAAACACAATATGACCTCACTGAACCTGTAGAATTTCAGGGAAACACGGTTACTAACTTGCCGGGGCACTTATACATGAGTTGGAACGGCACGATCAGCCTGAAATTTACCAGTCCATTTTACCTTTGGCTGCTAGAAAACCTCTGAGCTAAATAGTTAATAGGGTACCAGGCCCGCTATTTGGACAGATTATGAAGATCATTTTAGTAACAGCTAACAATAATTTAACTATATTATCAGAGGGCGGCAATGTAGTAATAGGTGACGCCGAAGCCAACAGAATTGATGCTACGAAACGTGCAGAAGTTGTACCAATTATACAAGCTGCATTAGCTGCAATAAACAGCAGCTTTCAAAAGTTCAACAAAGGCACACCATTATGGAATCCCAAAACACTTGCAAGCGGCCTCTTTTTAAGCGGGTCCTCCTTTCATTTCTTTAACAGAGCACAAATTAATGATTTGGATTTTGCTAAAGTTAAAAAAACTGTAGGAGATATTGACACCCAAGTTGATCGTGAGCAAAAAGAAGCAGTAGGTGCGTGGCTAAGTAAGTTGCGCCCTGGAACTAAATTTGGCCCATCACAATTTATAGGCTTCAAATTATCGGCAGAACAATACATTACATTGTGGCGCTTTCCTGGCATTGCATTACAAACAGACAGCGGTAAACAAGTACCCACCAATGTTCAAATTGACCTAGAGCTAAAAGCATTCCAAGCAGGTACGCCAACTGAATGGAGCAGATTCAGTGCCAGCTCTGCGTGGGAAGATCTACAAGCTGGTATCAAGGGCGTATTCCATAAGTTTATTTTGCAAAGTTTGGCTTCATTAACCGAACAGGATTTCCTATTGCGTAAATTGGTTGGTCGTGGCAAAGCTCGCGCAGAGCAAGATGTTCCAATGACTGACAACATGATTAGTTTTTCGGTACAAAGTAAAGAGGGTGGCGGGTTACGTATAAAATACGAGCCAGTTATTGATACAACAACTAAAAAACCTTTGGTTAAAGATGGTATGAAGGTGTACACTGCTAGGCCCACTACTGGGTATGAGCAGGATTTATCTAAAATATTTGCAACTTTGTTTGGTGAGCGCCTTAGTAATAAACAGTTGGCCTCGGTGGCACCTAAATTTTGGTCTTTCTTGGGGGTTTTATCAGTAATTAATCAATATCTATCACCAGAAGAAAAACAAAAAGTAGCAGATTCCTTCATAGATAAAACTTTTGGCCCAGCTGCACAGGGTCTATACGTAAACGATCCAGAAACTGATGCACGGGAAAAAATGATCGCGGTAGATGCTATGCTAAAAGCATTGAAAATAAAAGCACCTAAAAACTTCCAAAAGATGGTAGCAGATTACAAAGCTAATTACAGAATGAAAGTAACAGAAGGGCTTAAAGAAGCAGAAACCGCCAAACCCAATTACAAGCGTCAGGGCATCAAACATATCTATAATCCAGGAAGTTCAACCGAGATGCGTGACAGTGACTTCATTATGATGTGCGATGAAATTACTGCCAACAAAGGCACATTAACGGGTATTCCAATTAATCTTAAGGTTGATGGTGCTGGAATTCGTTTTGGTCGTGATCAAAAGGGTGAACCTTTTATGATGACTAGCCGTGTGACCTCCCCGCTATACGCTAAAGATATTGGCAGTTTTGAAAAATATGGCAGAGAACAAGGGCAGAGCCAAGAACAATTAGATCGCACCAAAAATTATGACAAAGCATTATCTCTAATTGTAAACAGCAAGTTTATTAAAACACTACCCAAAGACTGCATTGTGCAAGCGGAGATGTTGTTTAATGACATGGCCGAGAAAACCAAAGATGGTTACAAGTTTGTCAATATCAGTTATGATCCCAAGAAATTGGGTAAAGAAATGACACTTGTGCCCTTTATGTTTAAGAAGTATAGTACAGGTGAATCATTGCCTGATGCTGATAAGATTAAGCATAAATTATTGTCGCAAGGTGACAAGTCAATTAAATTTGTAGACAATGAACTGAAACATGCTGCAATAGATGTGAAGAAAATAATAGCACCTGTGGTTAATATGGAACCAGCCGTAAAAGATGCATTATTGCGACGTGGTGGCATGACACCAGAGAAGCAAAAAGCTAGGGAAATTTTAAACAAATTACGTAAATCACTATCTGATGCAATTATTAAAAACCCCAAGATTAAAGGCAAGGATCAACTGGGTAAAAATATTGAAGGTTTAGTAATTAATATGCCCAGCGGTTTGCTAGCTAAAGTTACTAGCACATTAATGCAACACAAAATGGCGGCCAAGAAAGCTGCGGCCGCGCCGGTGCAGCGACAAGTTGTAACACCAGCAGTACGACATACACCACGTACCGCGGTAGTAGCTATTGGTAATTTTGCTGGGCATAGAGGCCATGAGCAGTTAATTAATTATGCCATTGAAAAAGCCAAAGCAGTAAAAGGTACACCGTTTGTTTTTGTTGGACACAAAGTGGGTAAAGAAGATCCTATTGATATTCATACCAAATTAGAAACTTTGCGTAAATTGTATCCTGGCGTAACTATTAGTGAGGTACAAAATCAAATAGATCCAGCAACCGGCGCCGAAACTGTGGGCAATATCTTTAAAAAGATAGAATATGAATTAGTCAAAAAGCAGCCACACTACAACAATATAATTATAACGGTTGGTGCTGATCAAACTGGAGTTGCTAAAGTAGCTAAGTCAATGCAGGATAGATTTGGTCGTTTTGCGCCATTGAGCCACGTCAAAGTGTCTGCATACATAACACCGCGATCTGCAGAGCAGGGCGGCACAGGTGTAAGCACTACACAACTGCGCCAAGCATTAGCTAATCCTAACCTTACAGCAAAGCAAAAATTGGGCATTTGGTCTCAGGCCTACAACGTAGAAAAATTGGGTGAGCCCTGGATTAAGCATCTTATGGATGTTGCTAGAAAGAACATGAACTTGGCAAAAATTGATGACAAAATCAATGAGATTGAAGGCGACAGCATGAGCCCAATTACTGGTGATCGTGACTACGTTCGTCCCATTTCCAAAAATTACGCCAATACTTCAAAGTTAATTAGTAATGATCTTCCTGAACACGTAACTATAGTAGATGGTATAGTTTATGATGATGTGGTATTGGAAACGATGTTGGAAGTTGAAAAACTTCAAATTAAGTCTAATCATCTTAAAGAAAGTCCAGAAGAATTATCTACAGTTAGAGATTTTTTCTCAAATTACAAATCCGAAACTCCTACCGTTGGAGAATATTATTTTGCTGCTAGTGTAACTGCTGTGGTTATGGGAAAATTGTTGGTGTTCAAATATCTAAATAAACCTGCAGAGTTTTTGGAAAAACGCAATAATCTAATATATTTGAAACGTGAGGATGGTTCAATAACTAGTTTTCCTGGCGAAGAAATCGCAAATTCAGAAATGATTTTTTGGGGATTTTTGTTTAAATCCTTGGCTGACCTAGAACATTTCAAAACATTATTGATGTTGAAATTTAGTGATTGGAAAATAAAGACCTCAGTCAAGGAACCTTTCAGATTAAGTGAAACTAACCGTAAGAGAGTACGCCCGGCTAGTGAAAAATTACTTGCTAGATTACGAGATCTCGAACAAAGGAAAAAATCAAAGCAGCCATTACCAGCACCTGTAATCCCAGCTGAACCCAAAAAGGTTCCCTAATGGAAGATGTGCTAACCGTAGATGTTTATTGCAATAATGTAGAGCCTGTGCCCTATTATAGGTTATATTTAGATCAGGATTTATTAACGGAACGTGATTTTTCCTATGATATTAACTCACAATTTATTAGAGAACGTTGTGTGGTGAGGCTAACGGAAGGTGAGCATAAAATTTTTGTAGCAGGGCCCTATACAACTAGTTTTAGTTTAAAAAACGCGGTATTAAATGGAGAGTCCATAAACCTAGGCACAGATGGTACGTTCAAAAAATAAATACATTAATAGAATTTAAAGGTAAATCTTATGAAACTTGTAGAATTTCACGACGAAGAGCAGTTAGAGATTATTGGCGATCAAGCCAAGGCTATGCATATAGATCATGAGGTGCAAATGGCGCGCAGCGAGCTGTACAAAGCAGCCAAAGCAGCTATGGCATTACATGATATGTTAAAACATCTGCCCGAAGATGCAAATATCGAGGGCTGGGTGCAGGCTAAAATTACCAAAGCATCTGATTATCTTTGTAGCGTTCGCAGCTATTTGGAATATGAACAGCACAGCACTGGTGACATCACTGTAGATGAAACACTGGGATTGTCCGAATCCTCGCAAGGTATGGCCGAAGATCAAAAGAACGAACCAGAACCCAAGACAAAGTCAGGTACAGGTGCCAAACCTACTACTAGTACACATTGCCCGGGCTGTTACAGTACCGATATCAAAACCTACAGTGATGGTGAGAAAGAATGCCATCAATGCGGTAAAACTTGGCATGTAAAAGGTGTGGCGGAAGGCTCCAAAACCACTTGGAAAGATTTAGATAAACCTTTTGACCGAGATGTTAAAAAAATGAAAAACCAAGGCAGTACCAATCCGTTGTACAAAAAGAAGGTTAGTGAGCAAGGTGTGGCGGAATCAGAACGACAACCTGGTAGATTTAGTGGTACATGGCAAATTTTAGTCAATAGAAAAAAAGTTTTGCGTTTCAGAGGAAATTTTGACCAAGAAACAGCCGATCGTGTTGGGGTCGTCAATGCCTTTGACCGTGGTCTATACAACCCTAGCAGCGGTGATAAAATTAAAATTGTGCCAGTGATGTTGGATCGAAAGCAAAGTGTGGCGGAAGGTGAATACGACGATACTGAACTTTACGACGGTTGTTTTGTGCGTGACGAAATGGACGGCGACGGTGGTGAAGTCTTTCGTATGAATGGTGATCCCTATGATCGTCGTGTTCGAATCGAAGACAAAGATGGACGTGGTTGGTATATTTCTCCCAGTCGCTTGAAACTAGTACCAAGTCATGATAAAGCGGTACATCGTTATTTTCCTGGCAAAGCTAAAGGTTGGGATGACGATGAAGAATTGTCCGAAATGTCGGCAGGAGCAACAGGCAGCGCCAGCGTCGCAACCAGTATGGCAGGCAATGGGTTTAAAAACGGTGGTCCTGGTACTATTAAACGTGAGTCGGTGAAACGACCCATGAAAGGTAAAAAATGAACTGGTCGATAAAAAAGTTTCTGGCAGAAACTTATGACTTTGCAGGCGAGCCCAAACAAAAGCCAGGTGATCAAGTAAGAGGAACAGAAAAAGCTAAGAAGACCGGTTATGAACCTGGCACACCTTACAAGAAACATCCATTTCAGGGTCGTTTAGTTGGCGGCAGTAGCGAAAGTGTTAAACATGATGACTTGGAAGGTCAATATCTAGACGAGTTTGAGCGTTTTATGAATTCCGCACAGGGCGAAGAAATCGACGAAGCACCCGTTGCCCCAGCCACAGCCACAGCCACAGCAACAGGACAACCCGCACAACCTAATGCACCCCAAAGTCCACAGGAAAAAGCAGCAGCAGCAAAGTCTTTGGCAGCAGCAAAAACTACACTTACACCAACTACAGGTATAGATCCCATGAAGTTAGCCAAGGGAGATCAACCTACATTAAGAAAAGCTGCTCAGGTAATGGGCGATTTGGCAAAAGATCCAAAGTTAGGTCAGCAACTAAAAACAATAATCACTACACAACAAAGACAACAACCCAAATGAATTTATTTAACATTTTTGAAGGCTTATGGCGAGGCGGCGAACCCGAACCAATAGACTATCAGGGTTGGCGTTATGTGCCAGAACTATTAGTTGATGTTGATGTAACTAAAAAAGTACATCACGTATTTGATCCCAGTGGCAGGGAATTGCTAGGAAAAGAAAATCCTTTTGATTCTGCAGACAGCAGAATGTATGGTCCCTATGGTACCTGGGCCAGTGAATCTGAATTTAAAAAGTTTGTTGACAGCCAAGAAACTAAAAAGCCCAAACCTTCATTACCTGTACCAGTGGCACCGGCTGGTACAGAACTGGAAGAAGAACCTGAACCAGTTAAGACCGCAAGTAAAAACCGATTTGATCCAACACAACCAGTAGAAGCATATGGTTATGTGTATGATCGCAGAGATCAGCGTCAACACTGGAGCAAAACATTCCCCAATGAAGCCGCATTGGATTTGTGGGTCCGTCGCAACAACGCTACAGTTATTGGTATGCTTAACACGGAAGAAGCTGGAGTACCACCTACGGAAGAATACGCGATATACGCTGATGGGCGTATGATTAAAAAGGCCCCAAACCAAGCTGATGCTGAACGTGCGCTGTTAAAGATACAGCATGAGCATCCGGGCAAAGACTTTGAAATTAGACGTAGATCCATGGTATTGACCTCCGCACTGGCCGAAGCCGCAAGAGTGGGCAATGTATATCGTGATGATGTTCCTGGCACCTATGGTGATGCTATAGCAGACAAGCAATACGCAGAATCTGATGGTAAAAATCAGGACGATCCTAATAAAATTTTACCAATGGCAGATTATACTAAGTACTCTACTGATTCGTTAATGCAGATGTTGAAACTCTTAAACGGAGATCCTAAACGAGAAAAAATGGCATTGGCGGTAAGCAAAGAGATATTACATAGAACAAAAGATGTGGCTGAAGGTGATGTCATCCGCACCAAGTTTGCCACCAAACAAGCACAGCGTGGCCGGGATCAATACCACAAAGTTGAGGGCATAGATATTCCCGTATTTGATCGTGAAGTTGGCAGAGCTTTGCCTCCAAACTTGGCTAAAGATCCAGTACCATTTGAATCGTTTTATGTTAAACCCGGCAAGACAACTTTTCAAATAATGGGTATCCTTCCCAATGGAGAAGAATACGGCACAGGTACTACGGGTAGTAAAGAATTAGCCAACGCATTAGCTGATGCATACAATCGTGGTGGATTTACCGATACTGATTTAAAACGAGTCCCAGTTAAAGGCTATGATGAATCTACAGACCCCATAACTAAAAGATATGTTTTATATCTAAATGACAAACCAGCTGCTCATTATGCTTCCAAATCCGAAGCAGAAAGTCAAGCAGCTATGGTACTGGCCAAACATCCTAATACCAAGTACAAAATATTGTCAAAGAAACAGGGAATGCTTGAAAGTAATAACAAAGGGAAAAATATGCGTTTAAAAGAATTGACAGAAGGTATTAGTTCACAGGACTTGGGTAACGTTTTGTTTGACAGATTGGAACATCGTTTTCCTGACATTGTAGCACAACACGGTCACGAAGTGGTGGCGGATGCAGTTATGCATGTAGCTGAGTTTCATGCTGGCGCAGAAGAATTGGGTTCGTCTGATATTAGTATAATGTTGAAACAAGTATTGGAATATATCAAAGAACGTCAGTAAAATGGATATTAAGGAATTACAATATTTGGCTGGTATAAACAACCGGCCCAATTGGCAACCTTATACCGGTAGCAACATCAGCGTAACCGGCCAGGAGAAAGCCAATATCCAACGTGAGAACAATATTAAACCTGGAACAGACGAATGGTTCAAACTTTGGTTCAGCCGCCCATATTTAACGGGCGAAAAACCTGTGGGATTTAGAGGTAGGAAACGATGAGTTCACCTAGTGTACTAGATCAGGTATTAATTAAAAAACCACACAGGCAGGAAAGTTACAAGTCGCAGGAACTCAAAGAGTTTGCAGAATGCGCTAACCCGGTTACTGGGCCATTGTATTTCCTCACTCACTTTTTTTATATTCAGCATCCAATACGCGGCAAGATGTTATACGCACCCTATGATTACCAAGTTCGTTTAATAGCAACCTATCATAATTATAGATTTAACATTAATATGCTGCCGCGACAAATGGGCAAAACTGCAACCGCTGCAGGTTATTTGTTATGGTATGCAATGTTTGTGCCAGACAGCACCATATTAGTGGCGGCACACAAATATTTAGGTGCACAGGAAATTATGCAACGTATAAGATATGCATACGAAATGTGTCCTAATCATATAAGAGCCGGCGTTACTAGTTATAACAAGGGCAGTATAGAATTTGAAAATGGCAGCAGGATTGTTAGCCAAGCCACAACAGAAAATACTGGTCGTGGTATGAGTATTACCCTACTATATTGTGACGAGTTTAGCTTTGTGCGACCTACTATAGCCCAGGAGTTTTGGACCAGTATTAGCCCTACGTTGTCTACTGGTGGTAAAGCAATTTTAACTAGTACACCCAATAGTGATGAAGATCAATTTGCTATGATTTGGAATGCTGCAAATCAATGCACGGATGAATATGGCAATGAGACTGATGTTGGGCGCAATGGGTTTAAAGCATTTAGAGCATATTGGAACGAACATCCTGATCGTGATGAGACATGGGCAGCTGAGCAGCGAGCTCAATTAGGCGAAGAACGATTCCGTCGCGAAATGGAGTGCGAATTCATACGAGATGAAGAAACATTAATTAATCCCTTATTTCTAAGCACCATGGAAGGACAAGCCCCAATTAACAAAACTGGGCAAATACGTTGGTATAAAAACATAGACAAAAATTCTACCTATTTGGTAAGTTTAGATCCTAGTATAGGCACTGGCGGTGATCCTGCAGCGATAGAAGTTTTTGAACTGCCCAGTTGCGAGCAAGTTGCAGAATGGTGTCACAATAAAACTCCTGTGGAAAAGCAAATTAAAATTTTAGCTGAAATAGTAGAAATGATTGCAGAGACGGTTAAAGATCCCACTAGAATTTATTACAGTTTGGAAAACAATACCGTAGGCGAAGCTGGGCTAGTAGCATTGCGTGATTACGGTGAGGAAAATATACCAGGACTCATGATGAGCGAACCCTTGAAAAAGGGCTCGGCTAGACAACACAGGAAGGGTTTCACTACTAGTAAAATGAACAAACTTTCGGCCTGTGCAAAGCTAAAACAGTTGGTAGAATCACAAAAACTGCTAATAAAAAGCAAAACCTTGGTAAGCGAATTAAAGAATTTTATAGCTACTGGTGGTAGTTACAAGGCAAAACTGGGCGAAACCGACGATTTGGTTATGGCCACGCTAATTGCGGTACGTATGTTAGTGCATTTGCAAAATTATGACCCCGAATTAGATGCTAGATTGCGAGATCAGGACAACCTAGAGGATCTAATTTTACCCATGCCCTTCATCATTATGTGAGCTAAATATATCATATGAAAGCTATAGAAAAAATTTCCTCCGAACTATTTGATAAGTTAAAGTCACGTTTTGACGACCTTAATTTGGGCGATGAAAAAGCCAATGATACCGTTGATCCTGAAGAAGCTAGGTTTTTTAGTTTTGACTATAAACAGGGCAATGATTCATTTGGAACAGTAACACTTACCATTGCAGATAAAAAAGGTCTTAAGGTATTTTACAGTAAAAACATAACCGATGATGAAGACTTAGATAAAAAACTATGGTATAAGTTTTTAAAAGGTCTGAGGCACTTTGCACGGAGAAACATGATGACGTTTGATGCTCGTGACATTAACAAGAAAACTTTGGATTTAAGAGATTTAAAAACCTTTGCAAAAACACATGCGGCCGAAGAAGACTTGGATAATTTAAATGAAAGCACAATGTACGGGAATCCAAAACGTAGCTATCAAAAAATGACTGAGGGTGTACGCATTGTTGTAGTTCATAGCAAACCTATTGATGAAAATATTCAGGGATCACGTAGTCGCAATATTGCAAAAATTTATCTTGAGAACGCCCAGGGCGAGCGTTTCCTATTACCAGAAAACAGTTTGTTAGGTGCTAGAGTAGTGGCACGCCATATTGCAAATGGTGGTGCAGTTCATGACGGTTTCAGTAGCCATATTTTTGAAGCAATTGGTCAACTACGAGACCTGCGTTACTTTGTTAACACAAGTAGACGCCAGCAGTTTGAAGATGCGACAACGACAGAAATAGTAGAGGCCGCCGTTGAATACTATCACACGTTAAAAGAAACCTTGCAGAAGCTTAAAGGTCAGCGTGGTTATTCCAACTACATGGAATCTTTCCAGGAAATAATCAGTAAAGAACAAGTAGAAGTAAATGAAGAACTAAAGGGCAGGTTCATTAAAAAGACTTTTGATCAAAGACTAGAGTCAGCTATGCCACTAATTGCTAAGGCATACGAGCACAAAATAAGAGAAGCAGCTAATCTATTGAAGAAGGTGGATGAATTTGTTCAGGGCAGTAAGAGATTTGGGCTAAACGAATCAGACAAACAAATGTTGAGTCTTATAGAGTTCAAAGATAGTACTGCATTTGTTTTAAAAATGCTGGAGAATGTAAGCACAAAGCTAGCAGAACACGACTCAGTATTGAGTAAATTTGCTCGCAATATGGTAGAGAATTGGCATGGTGCATCTGCTACTCACAAAGATATGGCTAGCAAATTGGTACGTAGCTATATCAAGGAAATGCGTAGTATGGTGCGCGAAGATGAAGATATGCCGCTCAACAACAAAAAATCTTCACAGTTTTTAAAACTATTAAGTAAACCATTGCCTGCTGGTCCAGATGGTTCAGTAAGTGCAGACTTGGCTCGGGTATTCAATGATGATAAATTGAATGATGCAATACGCAGTTTGTCTCAGGAGCCACATGGAATTGATCGTGACGTGCGTCCTTTAGTAATTGTGAGATTTTTACAAATAGCTGCCAAGCCAGAAGGCAAGGAATTCGAACTAAATGAAATGCACTTTATAAGTGATATACTGACTCATCTTAAGGACAACGAAATTGGTAAAAAGTATGCGGATAAGATTGACACAATATTACAGAAATATCCACAAACCAATGATGACGAAAAGGATGTAGTAGAACCACCACAGCAGCCGGTAGAACCAGAACAGCAGCAACCGCCTGCGCCAGAACAACCTGCTGCACCAGTACCAGCGCCAGCACCGGCAGCACCAGTTGCGCCTGGTACTCCAATGCAACCACCTGCAGCATAAAACGAATAAAAAAGTTGGTTATTTTGTTGACCTGCTAAATACTAATGCATATACTACACAGTGTAGTATGTGCATTAGGCAAATTTAGGCACATTTGGCATTTTAAAGGAGACAATTATGGCCACTTCATTAGCAGAAATCAGAGCAAAGCTTCAGCAACAAGAAACAAAGACGCAAGGTTCCAGCGATAAAGGAATTTACGCACACTGGAACATTCCCGAAGGCGCAACATCAATTCTGCGCTTCCTCCCCGATAGTAATCCCAACAACTCATTCTTTTGGGTTGAGCGCGCAATGATCAAATTGCCATTCGCTGGCATCAAAGGTCAAGCGGAAAGCAAACCAGTTATTGTACAAGTACCTTGCATGGAAACTTGGAACGAATCTTGCCCTGTATTGACCGAAGTTCGTCCGTGGTTCAAGGACAAGAGCTTGGAAGACATGGGTCGCAAATACTGGAAAAAGCGTAGCTTCCTTTACCAGGGTTTTGTGCGCAAAGATGCACTGAACGAAGACAATCCAGAGAATCCCATCCGTCGTTTCATTATCAGCCCCAGCATTCAGAATCTGGTTAAAGCTGCATTGATGGATCCGGAATTGGAGGAACTGCCAACGCACTATGAGCGTGGACTTGATTTCCACGTTACTAAGACTACCAAAGGTGGTTATGCGGACTACGCAACCAGCAAATGGAGCCGCAAAGAAAGCGCGTTGACCGAAGAAGAACTGGCTGCGATTGAAAAGTATGGCCTGTTTGACTTGGCTAGCTTTTTGCCTAAGAAGCCCGGCGAAGTTGAACTGAAAGTCATCAAAGAAATGTTTGAAGCCAGTGTTGATGGTCAGCCTTATGATCCTGATCGCTGGAGCCAATACTACAAGCCTAACGGCTTTGCTGGTAATGGTGGCGCAGCAGCAGCCGCGGCCAGCGATGATGGTGAAGAAGAAGCCGCAGCAAAACCTGCACCAGCTCTTAAGGTTGTAGCTAAACCTGCCGCAGAAGATGAACCTCCCTTTGAAGCAGACACGCCAGCTGCACCCAAGGCTGCTGGTAGCGGACAACGCGCTGAAGATATTTTGGCAATGATCCGCGCACGTCAAAAGAAGTAATGTAGTTGTCATGTCACTATGGGCTTATGGCCCATAGTGATTTTCTTTTGATTGTAGTAAAATAACTAACTGGGAGATTAATATGCAACGACCTTTTGATGTAAGTAAATTCAGAAAAAATATAACCAAAGCAATTGATGGAATTAGTGTGGGGTTTAACGACCCAACTGACTGGATCAGCACTAATAATTATACACTCAATTATCTGATTAGTGGAGATTTCTACAAAGGAATTCCGCTAGGTAAGGTAACCGTATTTGCTGGAGAATCCGGTGCTGGTAAAAGTTTTATATGTGCAGGTAATCTAATCAAAAATGCACAAGCACAGGGCATTTATGTGATTTTGATTGACAGCGAAAATGCACTAGACGAAACTTGGCTACATGCCCTGGGTGTAGATACCAGTGAAGACAAGTTGCTCAAGCTGAACATGGCTATGATTGATGATGTAGCCAAAATGATCAGTGAATTCGTAAAAAGCTACAAAGAAATTCCTGAAGCAGATCGCCCCAAGGTCCTATTTGTTTTGGATAGTTTGGGAATGTTATTGACGCCCACAGATGTAAATCAGTTTGATGCTGGTGACTTAAAAGGTGACATGGGTCGTAAACCCAAAGCACTGACCGCATTAGTTCGCAACTGTGTAAACATGTTTGGTAGTTTAAATATTGGTTTGGTTGCTACTAACCATACGTATGCGAGTCAGGATCCTTATAGCCCTGATCCAAATATAAGTGGCGGGCAGGGATTCATCTATGCAAGTTCAATTGTGGTGGCCATGAAAAAACTCAAACTAAAAGAAGACGATGATGGTAATAAGGTATCCGAGGTGCGTGGAATTAGAGCGGGGTGCAAAATTATGAAAACTCGCTATGCGAAGCCATTTGAAGATATCGAAATTAAGATCCCATATACCCAAGGCATGGACCCGTATAGTGGACTGTTTGAAATGTTGGAAAAGAGAAATCTCATATCCAAAGATGGCAATCGTTATGTTTATATTGATCTAAGTGGAAAAGAACATAAATATTTCCGCAAGGAATGGAATCGTAACGAAGATGGAATAGCTGATTTGGTAATGAGCGAATTCCAAAAGAAATTGCATGCAAACAATACAACAGATGATGTCGCAGAGTCTTCAGACACATAACCCCAACTATAAACGCAAACAGGAGGCAATTGAATGAGTATTGATGTTGAAGTTTTAGCTGAAGTATATCTTAGTTTGAAAGAATATATCCCAGCCAAAGACAGGCAGGAAGCAGCAGATGCGCTTATGAGTACGATGGTGGATTACTTAAGTGATGATGACTTAAAAGAGTTCGCCGCCGCTGACGGAGCATTGCGCAAAGCTTTCAAAGAATACGCAGGCGATGACGAAATGCTTGAGGATGACGACAGTTAAGAAGTATTTTCCAATACGTACCGCAACTTCTTGTCAGTTAAAATGGAACTGGAGCACGTTGTACCTTAATAATGGTACAACGATGTCCTGCCATAGAACCGCCAACAGTCATTTAACGCCAGAAAACTTTCATACTTTTCACAATACGCCTGTGAAAATTGCTGATAGACAAAGCATGTTAGCGGGACAATGGCCGGAAACAAGCTGTGGTTATTGCAAGAAAATTGAAGAGTCTGGTGGGTTTAGCGACCGCATGTTACACTTAACTATACCCAACCAGTCGCCACCAGAGTTGGAAACAGATCCCACTGCGGTAAATATTTCCCCTACAATTTTGGAAGTCTTTTTAAACAATACATGTAATTTAGCTTGTTTGTATTGCTCATCATTTCTCAGCAGTAAGATAGCAGAAGAAGATAGAAAGCATGGACCATTTAAATCGGGCGATCGTTATCTTATAAAACCAGTACAAGATAAACACTACGAAACTCTATTACCTCATTTTTGGAAGTGGTTTGATGAAAACTTTCACAAGCTAAAACGGTTTCATATATTGGGAGGAGAACCATTCTATCAACAGGAAACTAGCAAACTGTTGGAGTCTATAGAACGAAACCCTAACCCAGACTGTGAACTCAATATAATTTCTAACCTAATGATAGCACAGCCGCGTTTACAGTCTTATATTGAAAAAATCAAACAATTAGTTGCAGAAAGAAAAATAAAAAGGTTTGACCTTACCGCAAGCATAGATTGTTGGGGTGCGCCGCAAGAATATGTAAGGTATGGTTTAAAAGTTGATCAATGGCGGCAAAACTTTGAATATCTACTACAAGAACGCTGGATTGTTTTAAACATTAATCAAACAATAAGTCCACTGACGATTAAAACAATGCCAGAATTATTAGAGTTGTTGGCTGGTTGGAGAAAGGTGCGTAAGGTATGCCACTTTTTTAGTGGCGTAACGCCAGAGCCAACATGGTTAAAGCCACACATATTGGGCCCTGGAGTATTTGACGAAGACTTTAAAAAGATTATATCATTAATGCCTAATACTACCGAGGAAGAAAATAATGCGGTGTCTTACATGACAGGTATTTGGCAAAGCATTGAAAAAAGCAGCATGGATACAAAAGAAGTTCGTGATATGTTTATATATTTGAATGAAAAAGATCGTAGGCGCGGTACTAATTGGCGCCAAGTATTTCCCTGGCTTATAGAATATGAGGCTTTATGTGGTATAACCGCGTAGTTGACGACATAAGTAATTTGCCTGATTTTATCAATTATTACACATCTGAACTAGATTCAGCTCGTCGTGATGTAAGTATTGGTGGCATTGTTGAACGTAATGTTAGGGATTTGCCAGGTATAACTGAGCACAGATTCAATCAATTGCAAGAGATCGAAGCTGTGTTAAATTACATGAATGTGCAGCTACGTAAAATACGTACCGGACATTTCAAAAAGTATTTGGAAAACTACGCCAGAGCACTAACCGCACGTGACGCAGAGAAATACGTTGATGGTGAGGATGAGGTAATTGATTACGAAACACTGATTAATGAAGTAGCCCTACTACGCAACAAATGGCTTGGCTTAATGAAGGGGCTAGAAAGTAAACAGTGGATGCTATCGCACATAACTAAATTAAGATGCGCTGGCATGGAAGACATACAGGTATGATAGATCCACAGGATGTTGACGACTTAATAAACGAATGGAATCTGTGGCGTAACATAGATCATAGGTTAATAAACGATGGTAAACCCAGCAAGATTGATGCCAGTGTTGATCTATTTTTAATGGAACAAAATATTGATGATCTTTTTAGGCAAATGAAGTTAAACAAATTAGCCAATAAAGACGTAACCGCTAACTACAACGAACTTGCTTGCCTTATTAAACAATATCAAGAGCGAGCCTATGTTAACATTTTGCGTGGAGAACATTAGAACGTAATGCTAGCCAAGGTGTCCCATCCGCAATTTCTTCCTCAAACCATTCTGTACTAACAATAAATTTTAACCAATTGTCATTAGTGAGTATAGTTGCATTATCTATGCAATCAATGTTGTTGCTGATTGAATTACATAAACTGGATACATCCGCCACGATGGGTATGTGTTTAACCGCCGCTTCAATTACGGAACCAGCATTGTGGCCAATTATACAATGAGCGCGTTGTAAAGCTGCATCAAAATCTGCCGTATCATTTTTGTAATTTCTAACTGGCTGTACCACTGTTGTGCGTTTGTATCTAGCTGCAATACTGTGAAAGTCAACTGATTGTTGTCTTGGGTGTGGCCTTAGCTCTATATGTCTATTGCTACTAGCTCTAATCTTAGTAATTAGATCGTGCAGCCATTTATCAACACTAGGCTGCCCATGCCATAATAAACTATTTTGTTGTTGACAGCATATAATTATATTTTCACCACCACGTACCGTTTTAAACAACGGTGCAAACTTAGGTAATCTGTCGGTCTCTATAAACTGTCCTGCGTGTATACCCTGGACGTTGATATTGTTTACACAGACTTTATAAGTTTTCCCACGACATAGATTACCGGTTTCCAAGATTACAACAGGTTTATTTTTTGATCTAAAAGACTGGTAAACTTGATGATTATACTGCATCCTGCCCTGCCACAGTACACTCCAAATTACTGCTATATCAGCTTCCATTGTATTAGTTAAAACAGTATCTGTTTTAGCTATAGAAGCAATAAATTTTGCCATGACAGGTTTCCCTGCCATACTAACTTGTTCTGGAAAATATGTGACCAGCATCAAATATTTACTTAAATAACAATATGAATTTATTTTATCCGGTCAATAAATCTAGTAAAGCCTGTTGGGTTTTTGACAGTTTATACAAAGGTTGGCCACAATGCAAAAAAGTGGATCACTACAAATGGGATCTAAATCCCAGTGCTTTTTGGGGTTTGGTTGGTGATAGTTTTAACTTAA